GTTGGAAAACGCAAGCGGGCGGCGTGCCAGCACTGCAATATCACCGCCAGCTTCGGCCCGCCGGGACAACGCCCCACGCACTGCGACACGCACAAGCTGGAGGGCATGATCAACGTATGCAGGTGCCCTTTTTACATGGCGGTGAAGGGTGGGATGATTTGACTGTAATGTAGCATTAGTGAGTGTAAGTTTCGACCACGTGGATCAGCGCGCATGCATACCGCACCAGTCATGGCCCAGTCGTTTGTGGGCGCGCAGGGCGACGGCGTCTGGACCGTGTTCCGGCGCTAGGCTGGCTTGGAGCTGGGCTTAAAGCCCCGGTAGGGCCGGAATGCCGATGCGGATCACGCGCGTCAACTGCGACCTCGTGGCCGTGCAGTTCCCCGAAGGCCACGCAATGGGGGTGTGGATGTATCACTCGGTGGTGGCGGACTGGCTGAAGGCCTGGGCCCAGGAGCACGTGGGCCGCGGGTGCGACTGGAACTACTACGCCGGCACGGAGCACGACCGCGCACGCCGGGCGGCGCTGCGCGAGGACAAGGGCGTCCGCGTGCACCATGTCGAGGTGCCCGAGGCGGTGGTGATGGCGGCCATCATACCGATGGTCATCGCGCCCCGTGCGACGCCGGAGGAGGCCAGGCGGTGCTTGCAGAGGCTCGCCGATTCCGTGTAAAGCCCTATTAAGGCCAGCTCCGTCGGGACCCCCGCAATGACCGAGACCCTGCCGATCGACCTGCGCCGGTGCATGGCGTCTCTGACGGGGTCCGTGCCCGGCCCTGACCTCTAGCGAGCTTACAAGTCGGAGACACATGGTGGACACGTCGGGGGGAGGGAGGCGCGGGCGACGGGCGCCGCCTCCGCGCCCTCGCGGTACGCTTTCGCGCAGTGGCAACAGCAGTTCCACGATCCCGACAGAGCTGGGGCTGGAGTGTCGGCTGCAGTCGAGCCGCTACACCAAGTGAATCTACTCGCTCGGGCGGCGCGGCCTCAAGTCGGCGCGAGCGGCAGGTCGTCCGGGTTGGGCCCCAGCCGCGTGAGCCGGCCGTCGTCGGTCCACTCCGCCACGACGTCGGTGGTGATGGCCGCGACGTCCAGCCAGTGGAGGGCGCACTCGGTCACGACTGCCGTGCCCAGCACCTCGTCGGCGGCGCGGAGGACGTCCGTCGCCAAGTGGATCAGGGCAATGCCACGTAACTCACCGATGACCGAGAAGCCGGTGGCGGTCCATCCGGCTCGCATGTAAAGCCGCAGAACGATGCGCCCCTGGGTGACGTTCGCGCGCGCCATCCCGAGCCCGGGCAGGTTGGGGCGGACCGCTATGCGTTCCAGGATCCGCGCGGCGTCGTCTCGTGTCACGTCGCGCGACGCGTGCAGGACCACACAGGGTTCGTAGTCTAGGAGGTGACACGCGATGCGCGGGTCGGCGGGGGGCCGCTCGATAGGATCCATCTGGGCATCCTGGATCAGTTTCCAGAGGTCGTGTGAGCGCATGGCGCGACTGAACCTTACCTCGCCCCCTGCGTTAAGCTCGCCCAATGGCATATGAGGGTCAGGCCCGGGCTACCAACCGGCCGGCGGGTGCTCCCGAGATCGTGTACTTGTGTAAGACTTACATCACACAACACCAGGCTCTGCTGGCACGGGGTTCGGGTTCTGCTGGCACAGACTCGGGTTCTGGCACAGGCTCGGGTTCTGGTGGTGGTACTTCCGCGGACTTCAGTCCTCCGTCCGAGCTCCACTCCGCGTGCGCCATGACAGGCCTCCCGACACTGCTGCCAGCGGATACTTCGTAGGGGTAGCACCGACACGCAGTCACCGCGTGCGCGCCCAACGCCTCGTCCGCGGCGGCCAGCACGGCCGGCGCCACCCGGTCCAACGGCAAATACGTGAAATGCCTGGTCAGCACGCCGAACTGGCCTTCCACATGGTTGTTCGCGAAAAGGCAGGCAGCCGCGACGGGGACGAGCTCGCCCAGCCGCACGAGCAGCCGCGTGGCGTCCAGCGCCGTCACGCCGCCCGGCACCTCCAGCACGGCGGAGTGCGCTTTCCGCGGGGTCAGGGACAGCCGCGCGTCCGGCGCGTCCGGCGATTCCGACGACTGCGCGCGCCGCTCGAGCGCCAGGAGGCGGTCCGCCAGCTCATCCACCTTCTCCTGCAGTGTCAGGCTGAACCGCTCGTGGTCGGTCTCGCCGCGCACCAGCGCCATTCTGGACTCTGAGACAGCCAGGAGTGGGCCAAGGGCAGCCGAGGGGAGAGCTCGGGGAATACTGGGAACAGAGTGGGACGACCCAAGGGGAATAGAGAATCTCCCGAGTCAATATGGACTCGACACACCTGGCGGGGCGCGGGAACAGGCCCCTTTTAGCCGAATGTAGCAACGGGCGGTGGTGCTCCCGGGATCGTGGAGCATCGTGGCATAGTCTCCACGATCCCGACCGCACCACACAGGGCGCCAGGGTCCCGAAGGAAGTATTGTAAAATCATGACGGACTGGTACGACCTGCCCCTCCTGGCCTTTGACCGCATCCTCGGTGAGCTCTCCCTGCTGGACCGCGTTCGGTTGCGGGCGTGCTCGCGGGTCCTCCGCTCCGCTATACCCGCGCCGGGCAGCACGCAAAGCCTGGGGTGGGACTCCCAGGCTTCAAGCAGTCCCGGGCGTGGCCGCGACTTCACAGCCGTCCAGCTCCTTGTCCAGAGCCTGCACCGTCTTCTGGACATACTCCTTCCCCTTGGCGGGGACCTTGTAGTACGCCTGGTCGCCCAGCGCGTACATCTTGGCGACCTCGTAGCGGCTCACCGCCGGGCCCCGTTTGCGCGGGCCGGGCAGGTCTTTCTTTTGGAGGTCCCGTCGCGTCTCCACGACGGCCGGGGCGTCGATGAACCCAGCGTCACGAACGCAGACGTCCATCGCCGCCCCGATCGTCTGCTTGATGTACTTGCTGCGCGGCACGCGCTTGAGCTCGCCGTTGGGGCGTTTCTCGATCACGTGGCCGCCCTTCACCTCGACGTGCCTGCCGGGGGCCTCCGACCCGCGGGCGTGCTGGAACATCAGGGCGGGCACCTCCGTCGCGTGCGTGGTGGCCAGCCGGCTCTGGACCTCCGGGTCGCGCAGGGCGTCCAGCATGGCGTCGGCCAGCTCCTTGGTCGGCACCACGATCGTGATGTTGTTATTGATCGTCGTGTTGTTCGTAGTCATATCGCCGTTCACCAGGGTGTCGACATTGCCGTTCACTGTGGTATTCACGGCGGGGGCGGGCTGGGCCGCTCCGTCACATTCGACCATCCGGACGTGCTCGACCCGCATCTCGCCCCCGCATGCCGTCTTGCCATGTTGGTACGCGTTGCCACGGTTGGCGCTGAAGTACCCGCAGGTGCAGACATGGAGCGGGACCGTGCAAACCCTCGGGGCCATGATATGGGCGCTGCAGCGGTTACCTAAGCTGGTCCGCAAAAGTGAAATTTTCGAGTCCTGCAGGCAGTCGTGCTGAAATTAGCCACATACCCCCTCTGCCGAAATCTAGAAATCAGGTAAAAAAAAAAAAGAAGAAGAAGTTTTTGTTCCCAAGGGTTTGGGGTGGTAGCTGGCACCATTGCCAAGGGTTTGGGATGGTAGCTGACACCATTGCCAAGGGTTTGGGTGGTAGCTGACACCGTTGCCAGGCCTTGGATACGCCACGCGGTGCCCCGGCAAATGTCAGAATTTTTGGCGAAAACTTTTATCACAGTTTCACAGAACGTACGAGCCGGCCCCACTGCTAGTGTCTACCTGGTGGGGTGTGTGCACCCCCGCTGTTGCGCGGTGCCCGGCAAATCTGGCAAAATCCAGGGGAAAAGAAAAAAAAATCTCTCACGATTGCGCCGTAGTGGCGCCTCACACGGTGCAGTATAGGATACTCGGCGCTGAGATGGTAGCTGGCACCACTGGCCAAGCCTTGGATACAAGTGCACCAGCGTCGGTCTCCACGATCCCGGGAGCACCACAGCGTCCGGCATAGTCTGTGCCCAGGCCTTCCCGTTTCCCCAGCCCATTCACGATGCAATCTCAACGATACCAGACAGTGGTCGACTGGGAGCGCATCAAAGAGGCCCACTCCGACCGTGTGGAGCGCGCGGCCAAGCAACGAGACAAAGCCGAGCACGACCGCCGCGCGCTGCAGGCGGCGCTCGTGGGCGACGCCGAGGCACGCCTGGTGTCCGAGCTGACCAGGAGGCTGGAGGCCATGGCCCCAAAGGCAGACGACCGCGAGATCGTCATTTTCCGGAAGACGTGGTCCTGGAGACCGTGCGTCAGCAGGCTGCGCTACGGCACCCTGCTGTACAGACAACGGGTCGCCGAGACGGGGCGCCGGACGACGGCCATCTGGGCGGCCATCCGCGAGGCGTTCGCCCGGCGGGGCGCCCCGTCGTACGAAAACGTCATCGAATCGCAGCGCTTCGCGGAGGCCCTGAAGGAGGCCATCAGCCCCTACCGGGTCCGCGTGCACCGCCAGTGGAGCAACGGCAACTGCGGAGAGCTGTGCGTGGCTGTGCTGTGACATCGTGTGAGCCGTGGCCCGGCAATTTGTAAATCCACAATGTTACAAATTTCACAAGTGCTTTCTGGCTTTCTGCTTCACAAGCTCGCGCCGGCCCGCAGCGCGCGGCAGCACGCCCGGTGCCGCGGCCAGTCGGCCTGCTGGCACGCCGCGCCGCAGTACGTGGTCACCAGGCACCCGCTGCACGGTCGCGCACGCCGCGAACGGGGGCACACCAGGTCCAGGACGAACCCGCGGTTCGCACACGACACGTTCGCGCAGCTGCGCAACGCGCACGACCAGGCCAGCACGGACACGGACTCCGCCGAACACGAAAGCCAGGCGAGGTCGAGTTCGGGGTGGGGCCCGAAGTAGCGGGTGGGGTTGCTGAGCGCGCCCAGCGTTGCGCGCAGGCACTCGAACTCCTCCGGGAACGGCTCCCTGTGGGCGGGGGCGGGGCAGAATGTGCGGTGGTGCATGCCCGGGGGGACATCGACACACTGGCCATACCCGGCCACCGCGGAACAGGCCGCACCTGAAGCGGGGCGCGGCGTGCGCCACGACGCGCAGCACGGCCCCCAACATGCGCTCGCCCCCCTCCGGCGTGCCCCCCGTCATCGCTGTCGGCAGCGCCGCCGACAGCGACATGATCAGGCGGCAGGCCTGCTCGGCCAGGGCGAGGACCCGCGACCGCACGACCCAGGGGGTCTCGGGGCCCCACTCCGCGTCGTGCATGGCCAGCGCCGCCGAGTAGACGAACACTTGCGCGACGCCCGCCGCCTCGCGCGCGCGGGCGACCAGCAGCGGGTACAGCGCCAGCACGCACTCCACCACGTCCATCAGGTCCACCAGCGCCTGCTCGCTCAGCGCGGGCCGGCTGGCGTCGGGGTCCCTCGGCGCCAGGAACTCGGACACCGTCTCCAGCACCGCCGCGATCCCGGTGGCCAGGAAGCCCCGGACGGTCCACTGCGCCAGCGACAGCTCGCGGGCGCTCCGGGCCAGGAGGAGCAGGTACGGGGGCAGCGCGTGCAGCACGGAGCACATGCGTTCGGCCTCGGCCCCCGGGCGCAGCAGCAGCAGTATGGCCAGCTGCGACTCGAGGGTGGCCATGAGCATGTGGGGCGTCTGCCAGTCGTCGATGCGGCGGCGCCAGGCCAGGACCAGGGCCAGGGCGGCGGCGGGCTTGTGCATGTCCGCCAGCCGCTCCCGGCCGGTCGCCCACCCGGCCGCCGAGGGGACGCGGCCGGCCGCCGCGGAGAAGCTCACGTCCACCGTCATCACGTGCCTCAGCATGCCGGCCTCCGGGGCGGCGGCGTGCACGGCGACCCGGGCGAATTCGTCGAAGTCTTCGCCCACCAGGCCCTCCAGGACGGCTTCGTCCACCAGCAGCTGCAGCACCGCGGCGCGGTTGGCGGCCCGCCGGGACAGGCGTGCCTGCAGACCACCGCGTCGGCCAAAGGGCATTCGGCGTCGTCGCGCGCGCCGAGGCGGCGGGCCACGGCCAGGACCACGCCGGACACCGTCATTGCCGCGTCCACGTACTCGGGCGTCGTCACCATCGCCAGGGAGCGCAGCGCCTCGGCCCAGGCCTCGAGGTGCAGGAGGTGCGGGGGGTCGATGGGTGCGTCCAGCGCGGTGGCCAGGGCCTGCTCGTCGGCGCCGACGTGCTCTCCCGCCGCCGCCAGCAGCTCCACGCACGCCATGGCCAGGGAGGCGTCCTCCGGCGGCGCAGCCGTCCGAGGGGCGCGGCGCCGCAGCACCGCCACGGCCGCCGCCGCCAGCCGGCACACCACCCTGCCCAGCTGGGCGCGGTCGGGCTGCTGCATGGCCTCGAGGTGCGCCACGCTGAAGCGCAGGCCCCTGGCCACCGTGCGGGCCACGCCGGCCAGGTCCCCGGCCTCGCCGCCGGCCTTCACGGCGCACAGCAGCTCCAAGCAGTCCACGTCCAGGGTGGCCAGCGACCTGCGGCGACACGCGTCGCGACATCGTTCCACGATCCAGGATTCACCGCCCGCGGCGAACCCAAACAACTGCCACGGGCCCCGCTGCATCCAGGCAAAAGCATACTACTCACCCGAGCAGTGCCGCGCAGAGCTGCCTGCCGGCGGCCCCCACCAGCATGGCATCGCTCACCATCGAGCCGATGGTGGCGGCCCGCTGGCTGAGCCTCGCGGCGGCGGACATCCTCGGCAAAACACCCGAAAAACACTCGGCAAAACACCCGAAAAACTTGAGGCTCAGTAGGTTCGGGGGTCGGGCTTGCGTCGGTTACCTGCCAGCCTGGCACACCCACACGGGGCATGGCTCCGAGCCTCCCTCTGCCCCTGAGATGCCGCCGCCTCCCTCTGCCTTACACTTAGTCATTGTCGCCATCATCGGGAGCTTCCAGGTAGCGCATGAGGTCGCCGCCCGGGCCGTCCACTTCGGCCCGCACCACGTACGATTCGGGGCTGTACGGCGTGGGGCATGCGGCCGCCGCGGCCTCCTCGCTGCTGAACAGCCGCACGTCGGCCGTGAAGTGATCCTGGCCCTTGTTGTACGTGGCGTCCAGGACGGCCCAGACCGTGGAGTGCCTCGGGATGCCGGCCACGGGCACCTCGCACTGGCCCGACGCGTTGCGGCGCCCGATCACGGTCTGGACCACGGGCCCACCCCCGGCGGCCTCGGCGGCCTCCTCCGGGTTCGCGAACACACCCGCCACCTGCAGCGTGCCGCCGGGCGTCGCGCGGAGCGCCACCCACACCTGGAACATGCTCGGGCCTCCCGGCACGGGCCTTAACCGAGGTCCTCACGCAGCTCGGACGGCCGACGCCGCGTGTGGAGCTTAAGGGGGGCGTCCGCCGGCCACGCCCGACACGATGCTCCGCCTGGCAGCCACCCTGTGCCTCCTGCTGGCCGCGGCCGCCTCGGCCCTGCCGCCCTTCAAGGGCTACGAGAGCCGCGGCGCGGCGCGCAGGGCCGCCAAGGACCTGGCCAAGCTGTCGCGCAAGGAGCGCAAGGACCTGTGGCGCGCGTGGAAGGCCGAGGCCTGCGCCGAGAACCCGCGCGGGCACGACTGCGCGCGCCAGGACCCCGACGCTTCGGCGCGCTACGCGACCTGGAGCGCCAACCTGGACGCCGTGATACTCGCCAACGCGGCCGGCGACGCGCCCACCGTGCAGGGCCTGAACGCGTACAGCGACCTGACGTTTGACGAGTTCCGGGCCACGGTCCTGATGAAGCCGCGCGAGGGCGCCCGCCCCCCCGCGCCCGCCCCCGCGCCAGAGGCCCAGTTCCTGCCGACCGTCGCGCCGACCCGCAAGCTGTCCCAGGCCCGTTCGCTGTCCCAGGCCGTGCCCCTGGCGGTCGACTGGCGCGCCGCCGGCAAGGTCCCGCCCGTGCGCAACCAGGGGTCGTGCGGGTCGTGCTGGGCGTTCGCCGCGGCCGCGACCGTGGAGATCCAGGCGGCCATCCAGGGCGTGGCGTCCGGTGCGGACACGAGCGAGCAGCAGACGCTGGACTGCTCGAGCGGGGGCAGCTGCAACGGCGGCGGCGCCGAGGGCGCGTTCGAGTACATCGCGAACAACTACGCGGCGGCCGAGGCGCTCTACCCCTACGCCGGCGCGCAGGGCACGTGCCACAACGTCTCGCGCGCCGGCGCGCTGGGCCTCTCGTCCTCCCCCGGCTACACCTACTCGGGCTGGGACGCGCCCTCGATAATGCAGGCCGTGTCCCAGGGCCCCGTGGCCATCACCTTCAACGCGAACGGCGCGTTCCAGTCCTACGCGGGCGGCATCTTCCAGGCCTCGCAGTGCCCCGAGTACGGCGTCAACCACGCGATGGCCGTGGTGGGCTACAACGCCACGGCCGGCGTCGGCTCCCCGGACAGCTACTGGATCGTGCGCAACAGCTGGGGCGCCGGCTGGGGCGAGGGCGGGTACGCGCGCGTGCAGATGATCGACGGCGAGTACGGCGCCTGCTTCATGTACTACTGGTTTTCCATTTCTGTGGTACCCCCCACCTCTACGGCCGCGCCTCCCCCACCCTCACCCAAGCCCCCCTCGCCCAAGCCACCCTCACCGAAACCCCCCTCACCGAAGCCCCCCTCGCCTGCCCCACCCATGTGCACCTGCCCCTGCCCCTGCGCCTGATGCTCCCGTGATGTGCCCCGTGATGTAACAATAGCGAACGCGGCAAGACAACACATCGCCCCTTCGACCCGGGCTGCCAGGCTGGCAGATGCGCTGGCAGATGCGTCCGAGCCACCCCTGGGTGACAAATACCCCATTTCCGAATTTGCCGGGTGTCAAAACATGGCCGAGCAGCTGGCAACCCAACTGCTGACCGAGGTGCTGGGCCCACGGGCGCCCGACCACTACCCCGCGGGCCCCGCGGGGCACTGGGTGCTGCCCGGGCAGTGGCTGCGGCCCGCGGGGCACTGGGTGTGGCCGGGCGCCGCGCAGGGGGTGCTCCCCCCCTCCCTCCCCGCCCCCGCCCCAGCCCCCGCTCCGGGGCACACCCCGGAGATCGTGGAGCTCGGCCAACGGCCCCTGCCCGCCCTGCAGACGCCCGCCCAGGAGACGCCCCGGTCGCCCACCGCGTCGCCGCCACACAACCGCGCGGTGAGCCTTCACTGCGCCACGGCCCTGGCCCACCCCGGTCCTGACCCGACCCCACGCCCCCGCAGGTCGACAACCGCAAGCCGTGCATGTACTGGCAGCACGGGTCGTGCCGGAAGGGCTACAACTGCCAGTTCGCGCACGGCCCGAGGCTGCCGTCGTTGTCGTACGAAGAACGACGCCGCCGGATGGAGGCGGAGCGCCGGCGCGAAGCGGAACGCCGCAAGGAAGAACGCCGGCGCGAGGACCGTCGCAAGGAGGAAGAACGCCGCAAGGAGGAAGAACGTCGCAAGGAGGAAGAACGCCGCAAGGAGGAAGCCCGCCGCGAAGAACGCCGTAAGGAGGAAGCCCGGCGCGAAGAGCGTCGCAAGGCCCGGGAGCAGCGGGCCGAGGAGAAGCGGCGCCGCAAGGAGCGCCGTGCGAAGCGCGAAGAGCGCCGCGAGCGCCGCGAGAAAAAAGAACGCGAACGCCGTGAATCCAGCCAGCCGGCGCAGCCGCGGGTCGTGTATGTCCTGCACCCTGGCATGCTGGGAATGAACGCGCCCCGTTTGTGTTACGATGACCTGTAATCTGTAAATCTGTAAATCGTTTGTTTTACACGGAACAGCAGGACTGACTTAAGGCCACGGGCGTCCGGGCGAGCCCACGCCCATGCACCCCGCGATCGCCGAGGCCCTGCGCAGCAAGGCCGAGCCCGTGTCCGAGGCGGACATGAACCGGCGCGTGTCCATGGCGTCCCACAGTTTGCTCAGGAACATCAACCTGGAAAGCGTGGCCGCCGTCATCAGGAGAACCGAGGTCGACAGCGACGGGGGCATCGCGCTGCTCTTTTCCACGGACTCGGAGCGGAATGTCGACGTGCTCAGACGCGTGTGCGATGAGTTCCCCCCGTCTACCAGGGCGCTGCTGGGCAACCCGCGGCTTGACGTGCTCCGAGGTCAGGTGTGCATGCGCTGGGATCTGGAGGCGATGGCCAACGTGGGAAGCGCTCCGGAGGATGCCACACTGCCCCTGGCGTAATGGCCCTGGTTGCCGGCCCCGGGGTTCACAAAGGGCGGCCCAGCCGGACCAGCTCGACCATGTCGCGCCAGCGGGCGCGCGGGCTGCTCCACGCCGGTCGGCCGTGCCGGTCCGTGTCGGCCGCGTCCAGCACCGCCGCGCGCCACGCCGCAGGGATGCCGCCGATGCCGTGCCACGCGCCCATCACGCCGCCCACGATGGCCGCGTTGGTGTCGGTGTCCCCGCCCGCCGCGATGGTCTGCTCGATCGCGGCCTCGTAGCTCGACCCGAGGCGCAGGTGCGCGAGCGCCATGCGGAGCCCGTGCTTCCAGTGCCCGGACCCGCGCCCGCTCGCGCTGCGCGGCACGGCGACCTCGCCCGCCCCCAGGTCTGGGACGCACTCGCGCACGTCGGCGTCCATCCCCGCCGCGAGCTGCTCCGCGAGGCTCAGCGCCGCGCCCGCGTCGCCCGAGCGCACCAGCTCGGCCACCACGGCGCAGTACAGGCGGTTGGCGTCCGCGCAGGCCGGGTGCGACAGCTCGGCGTCGGCCCGCGCGGCGGCGTCGACTGCGAGCGCGTCCCCGTGGAAGCGCACCGCGATCGGCGTCGCGCGCATCATCGCGCCGTTGGCCTTGGACCAGCCGTTGTCGCGAGATATCCCGCGCAGGTGCCGGTCCAGGTCGACGAGCCGGGCGGGGCGCCGCACGCCGTCCGGGGAGGTGTCGTCCGTGTCGCCGAACGCGGTGCGCGTGGTGCGGCCTACGTCGAACGGCCCGGACCAGTACCAGGCCGCGTACGCCGCGTGCAGGGCGCGCTGGAGCCGCTCGCGCCCCTCGCGCCGCGTCGGGTCGAGCCCCGGGGGCAGCGCGAGCAGCGCGCCGAGCCCGGCCATCGCCAGCTCGGTGTCGTCCGTGACCTGGCCGGGCCCGACCGCGAACGGGCCGCCGCCCGGGAAGCCGAGCGCGGCCCGCACCTCGGCCCGCGTCGGCCGCTCCGAGAACTCGAGCGGGGTCCCGGCGGCGTCGCCCACCGCGGCGCCCGCGATCGCGCCCACCCCGCGCGCCAGAACGCCGTTCATTGTTGCGGAGCCCCCGTCGGGAGGCCTTAAGCTGGGATCGGGGGGTTTTGAATGTCCCCGATCCCGGCCGGCACCGCCTTAAGGCTGGCACCGGCGCCACAGCAAACGAACAAATACCAGACATGGGTCTCGCAAGCAAAGCCCGCGCCGCCCAGCAGGCCCAGGCCCCCGCGGCCACCCCACCGCTGATCGACATCACCCCCTCCGCCCCCCCACCGCCGGCGGCTGGTTACACCGACCACGCGACTCTGGAGCTGCCGCCGCACCTGCAGCGCCCCCCGCCGGCTGTCAACCACACTCCCCCGCCGGCCCAGTACCCGCCGCCCGCGACTTCTTCGTACCCACCGCCCGCGACGTACCCGCCGCCCGCCGCCCAGTACCCGCCGCCCGCCGCCCAGTACCCGCCCGCCGCGCCGCAGCCCCGCGACGGGGCCGCGGCGGCGTTGGACGCCAAGCTGCGGTCCATCGTCCTGGCCAACGGCCTGCAGGCCTTCTACGACGAGCAGGCCCTGCAGTCCGTCCTGCGGCGCGTGTGCGCGGTCGACTTCGCGCGCCTGGCCGCCGACTGGGCCATCTCGGCCGAGCTGGCCCGCGACCTGTGCTCGCTGGCGCTGTACGACGTGGTGTTCTTCTGCGACGACAGCGGGTCCATGGCTTTCGAAGACGGCGGCGAGCGCATCCAGGACCTCAAGTACATCCTGGGCAAGGTGGCCAGCGTGGTCGGCGCCTTCGACGAGGACGGCATGAGCGTCCGCTTCATCAACTCCCCGGCCAAGGCGGACGGCGTGCGCGACGAGGCCGGCGCGCTGCAGGCGCTGGCGGGCGTGGGCTTCAACGGCGGCACGGCGCTGGGCACGCAGCTGCGCGCCAAGGTCATCGAGCCCATGGTGCTGGGCCGGTGCAAGGGCTTCCTGGGCCGCGTGCAGAGCGCCATCGGCATGTCGGGCGGGCTGGCCAAGCCGGTCCTGGCCTTCGTGATCACCGACGGCGAGCCCGCGGGCGAGCACCGCGGCACGCTGCAGCAGGTCCTCCGCGACACCCGCGCCGCGCTGGCCGGGACCAAGTACGGGCCCAAGGCGCTGGCGGTCCAGGTCGCGCAGGTGGGCAAGGACGCGCGCGCCCAGCGCTTTTTGGCGGAGCTGGACAACGACCCGACCGTCGGGGACGTCGTCGACTGCACTTCGTATTACGAGCTCGAGGCCGACGAGTTCCAGCGCAAGAACCCGGGCGTGGTGCTCACGCCCGAGCTGTGGCTGTTGAAGATGTGCCTGGGCGCCATCGACCCCGAGTACGACGGCATGGACTGACTTTACGGTTGCCCGGGTTGTTTGTAACAAACAGAAGGCAAAGTCACGGGCAATTCAGTCTTCGTCGGTGTCTTCGTCGGAATTGTCGGTGTCTTCGGTCTTGGGCCTCAGCCACAGCTCCATGAGCCCGTGGCACCCGTTAGTCACCTCCGCAGAGCCGCCGGGCATCAGCGCTTCCAGCAGTGTCGCGACCGACCTCGGCTCTGCCGGCGCGCCGTGCACCGGCTTGCCCTCCAGCAGGCGCGTCGCCAGCCGCCGGGCGCCGTAGGACCCCCCCGTGCCTGGGATGGGCACGGAGACGCCCCAGTTGAACGCTTCGCCCGCGCCTACGTCGCGCAGCACGCGCTCGGGGTCCGACACGTACTCCTCGACCGTGGCGGCCAGCGCGGGCGCCTCGGCCGCCGCCTCGTAGTACCCCTCGGCCAGCCGGGCGGCCTCGATCACCTCGCGCGCGGCCTCCCTCACGACCTCCGACGCCAGGACGGGGTCCGGCATGCCGAAGGTCCGGGCGAAGGCGCGCTCGAGACCGGATGTGTGTCGCACTTCCAGCTGCTCGAAGTGCGCATCGCCCTCGTCGTCCACCCTGACGCGGAACCCCTTGGCGTCCAGGGCCCCCCTGCAGCGCTGGAACACCCAGAAGCCGAGACGGCTCTCTGGGATGTCGACGGGACACGGGATGTGCACCTCGTCGTCGATAAGGCCGTAACTGAGATTGGCGGTCCCGTGGGCGCGCACGTAGGCGGCCTGCGCCTCATCGTCGGCCAGCCAGGCCTCCAGGGCTCTGACCGCGGCCCTGCCCGCCTCGCGGTCCCTCTCACACTTTTCATCCACGGGGTCCGGCTGGGCGCGCCGGGCCTCGACCATCTGCTGAACGCGCTCGAGCAACATGCTGCTTACACCACGCGGGGCCGGCCTTAAGCTGCCGGAACGACTGCACGCCGGCGCGCCGTACGCCAACCGACGCAACCGACGCAGCGCGTCTTGGTTTTTTTTAAAAATTACACAAGGGCTTACACGGTTAACAAACGAACGAACAAGGCTCACACGATTAACAAAATAACAAAAACCTAATTAACGGCTGTCGGCGGTTGATTCATCGTCGCTGTCGGCCGTGTCCAGTGTCACGGTGCGCTCGGAATCCTCCTGGCTGGCCTGGGACTGGCTGGGCTGGGGCTGGTCTTTCTCCCAGGCCTGCAGGTAGTCCGCCCGGCACAGGTACCGGGGCAGCTCGGCGCCGCTGTTCAGCACAGCATCCCGGCGGCGCACCATGCGCGGCTTGCGGATGATGATCCAGTGCAGGGTCGCGCGCGAGGCCGTGCCGGCCTCCAGCGCCCGCTGGGTCTTGGGCGCCAGCACAAACAGGTGCTCGCGCGCCACGGCCAGGGCCCGCTCGCAGGTCAGCTCGAGAGAAGACATTTGGAAAAGTGAAACTCGTGGAAATGAAAAAAAGACGTCTTGCGCGTATTTGACCTGGCCGGCCGACGCACCGACGCACCGACGCAACCGACGCAACGTGTTCACGCAGCGTCAGCCCTTGCACAGCATCTCGACCATCCTGTAGAACGCGTCGCAGTCCCTGCGCATCGTGGTGTGGGGCATATCGTCGTACGCCTCCGCGGCAGTCTCCACGCAGCCCGCGTGCTGTATGGCCAGCGCGAGTAAACAGCACGAGGGAACGCAGTCGCCGTCCGGGTTGATGCCGAGCGCCCGGCCCCCGCCCCAGCGGAACCCCAGCTGCTTGGCGACCAGCGCCGCGGCGTTGTCAACGTGGTTGGGCACGGCCATGTTCGGCTCGAACAGGTGCGCGACCCTGTCGACCAGGTCGAACACCAGCAGGTTCATGTGCCCGGCTTCGGCTTTGGCGCGCTTCAGAGCCACGAAGGCGAAGACGAACTGATCGCCGGCCGCGATGCCCGCCTCGACGGCCTCGAACAGGGCCTCCGTGTCTACGTGCATGCCTGTCACGCCCCGCGGGCCGTGCTCGAGTCTTACGGGGAAGTGCGCCTTGCACCCGACCACGTTCAGGGTAGGGCAGACGGCCCGCAGGCAGGCCGACAGGTCCGCGCTGGAGGACTTCTGCGTCAGCAGCTTTGTCTCGTTCGTCACCTCGTCCATCATCGTGTAAAGCTGTACATAGGTTACACGGGGAGCTGTGCGTATCAGGGGGACTCATAAATGCGGTCCGGGGGTGTATATATGTAAACTTCAGGGATGGGGGAGCTGTGCATATCAGGGGGGGGGAATCAGGGGGGGAATCAGGGAATCAGGGAATCAGGGGAATCGGGGGGAATCATAATTGCGGTCCGGGGGTGAATATGTAAACTTCAGGGACTTTGAAAATGTCACATGGGTGGCACGGCCGGGGGCACGGTCGGGGGCACGGCCGGGGGCACGGTCGGGGGCACGGTCGGGGGGTTCGCGTCCATGTCAGCCCGCGGCGCTGAAGCAGTAAGCGAACGCGTTGCCCACCGCCAGGGCAAACTGGTGAGCCGGGCAGGTGGCGATGGCCGTCGCCTGCGCCACTGCCTGGCACAGCGGCGCACTGGCGTAGGCGGTCGCCACGGCGGTGGCGACCGCGGAGGAGAAGCCCCCGGGCACGCAGATGGCGAAGGCGAAGGCCTCGGCGAAGGCGAAGGTGGAGCCGTTGTAGACGGCGGTGGCCAGGGCCTGCGGGTAGTGGAAGGCCGAGGTAAGCAGGGGGCGGTACAGTCCAAGGCGCGGTACGTGTCCAAGCGGGCTGGTCGTCTAAGGTTTCACCTGGGCCAGGGCGGTCGCGGCGCCCTTGTTGCCGGACGCGTAGGCGGTGGCGGCGGCCTGGGCGAAGGCGACGCCGTTGCCGGTGGCGAGGGCGCCGGCGCCGGCCTTGGCCGCCGCTGCCGTGCCGGCAGCGAAGGCCTGGGCGTAAGCACTTGCGGACGCCTTGCCACGGGGGGCGCTCGCGGCCAGTGCCTTGGCGTCGGCCAGCGCGGCACTCCGGGCCAGGGCGAGGGCGTTCGCGTTGGCGATGGCGCGGCTGTTGCCACTGGCCTCGGCGTCAGCGTTGGCGATGGCCGTGGAGCCGTGGCCGAGCGCGGTGGCCTGGCTGTTGGCGATGGCCTTGCTGTACCTGGTGGCCTCGGCCTTGGCGTCGGCGATGGCCGTGGAGCCGTGGCCGACGGCAAGGGCGTTCGCGTTGGCGAAAGCCTTGCTGTTCCTGGCGGCCTCGGCCTTGGCGTCGGCGATGGCCGTGGAGCCGTGGCCGACGGCAAGGGCGTTCGCGTTGGCGGCGGCCTTGCTGTTCCTGGCGGCCTCGGCCTCCGACTGGGCGATGGCCGTGGAGCCGTGGCCGAGCGCGGCGGCCAGGCTGTTGGCGGTGGCCTTGCTGTTCCTGGCGGCCTCGGCCTCCGACTGGGCGATGGCCGTGGAGCCGTGGCCGAGCGCGGCAGCCAGGCTGTTGGCGGTGGCCTTGCTGTTGCCGGCGGCCTTGGCCTCCGACTGGGCGATGGCCGCGGAGCCGTGGCCGAGCGCGGTGGCCTTGCTGTTAGCGGCGGCCTTGCTGTTGCCGGCGGCCTTGGCCTTGGAGTCGGCGATGGCCGTGGAGCCGTGGCCGAGCGCGGTAGCCTGGCTGTTGGCGGTGGCCTTGCTGTGTTTGGCGGCCTCGGCCTCCGACTTGGCGATGGCCGTGGAACCGTGGCCCGCAGCGGTGGCCTGGCTGTTGGCGGTGGCCTGGCTGTTGCCGGTGGCCTTGGCCTTGGCCTCGGCCTGGGCTGTGGCCAACAGCTTGCGACCCTGCGCGACTCTTCCGCCGGAGAGGCCTTCGTGTTCCGGCAGCGCTGCCTGCATGGCGAGCGCCCCACCGGCGACCATGGCCAGGCAGATCAGCAGCACGCGCATGTTGTTGGTGCGCATGTTGGCCAAATGGAGTTGGGAACCAGGGGGCGGCAGGCTACTTATGTATGCCAATACGGCACCTGCAGGTGCCTTCATGCGTGTACCTTCTGGCACCTGCAGGTACCTTCTGGCAGCTACGCGTGAAGTGTCCTTGAACTGGGTGGCCCCAATACGGCACCTGCATGTACCTTCTGGCAGTAGCTACGCGTGAACTGTCCTTGAACTGGGTGGCCCCAACCTGGCAGCTGAACGAGCCGTGAATTGTGCCAGCGAATAGTGCCAGCAAACCGTAGTGCTCACAAGGGCGGTCCCTCAGTGGTCCCAGTAAAACATGGACTGGGTGGAAGTGATCCTGCAGGGGGTGTGCAACCCCTCCCAGCACCTTGGCCTGCCGGATCTGGCCAACCTGCGCAGCGTGTGCAAACGGCTGCGCGGCCTGGACGGGCAGCGGATGGCCGAGGCCAGGGCGCTGAGGGAGGCCCTCGACGAAACCGCCATGACCAGCATCCTGGCCATGCACCGCCTGCAGGAAGCAGTCGAGGCCGAGTACCTTGCTGTGTGCCAGGCTGCCTATCCAGAGCTGGCCGAAGAGCCCTTCCCGCTGCTGGAGCGCATGCGGGCCCTGGTGAGCGCTCCGCGAGCCTACTAATTGCAATTCCCGCGAATTACTTGCAATTCCCGCGGATTACTTGCAATTCCCGGGAGCTATTGGCCAGTACTTGCAATTCCCATACGCTGGTACTTTTCAATTCCCCCCCATCATAAAAACCCTAACCTAACAAACCCTAAACCCTAAATAATTCCGGCGCGGCGGGCCCCGCAGGCGCCCTCGCTGGGCATGGCCGAGGAGTCCTCGTGCTCACCGCTGCCGAAGGGCGACCCCGCCGAGGCAGAATGCCGGACCATCACCTTTTCGACCTGCTCGCCGCGCATCTTCTACACGGCGCGGTACGAGCACAACGTGTCGGCCGCGCAGTGGTTCCTCAGCGCCCAGGGGATGGCCACGGTCCGCATCGTGCCGGTGGTGCAGCTGCGTTCGGCGCGGCGGCCCGACGAGGAGATGCGCCTGACGTACGTGCCGCTGTGGTTCGACCAGGGGCCCCAGGGCCTGTACGTCATCCTCCGCTGCCCCCGCGACCAGCCGCACACGCCCGAGGCGTGGATGCAGGAAATCACGCTGGGGTTCTGGGAATACGACTTCATGGGCAAGTCCTGCGAGTCCCGCCTGCAGCTGTACAGCGACATGGTGCAGCTCAGCCCCGAGAACGCGGCCCTGACGGCCGAGTTCTTCGACACCGACCGCCTGGCGCGGTACGCCTGCGGGGTGCTCAACATGATCGTCTACGAGAACCTTGTTGCCCACCACCTGTAACTTTTTACACAAGCCAGCAGCCCGCCCAGCCTAGTCACATCCCGCCCAGGCACCAGGGACAAGGCGCTGTTCCGCGCGAGCTGGCTACTCCACAGCGTGCAGGCGGTCAATGACGTCGAGCGTGCGCAGCCATTCGGGGTTGGCGGCGGGCGGCGGCGGGTCCCAGCTGCCGCACGGCGACGCGGTTGCGAGCCCCGAGACGGCGCCCCGCGCCAGGCGGTCCATCTCGGCCTGCGCGCGCCGCAGCTGCTCCAGCTCCGGGTCGGCCTTGTCGGCACCCGCGCGAGCCCGCGCGTCGGCCTCCATGAGCGCGGCGACGTCGTCCACGCACGCGTCTCCCTCGTAGCCCAGCTCGTCCATCGCGCGCTCGATCGCGCCCAGCAGGCCGGCAGCGGGGCGCGCGCGGAGCAACCTGGCCGCCAGCCGGGCGACCGCGCGCACGCCCACAGGGGCCGGGGTCGGGGGCGACATTCCCCCGGCGACATTCCCACGGCGCCCTAAATGCTGGCGGGGCGCTGGAAATCCGCGACTGCCAGCAGCCTCAAGAAGCACTCCCAGGACTCCTCCGCGAACAGGCAGGCCATGGGGTCGAAGGCCTCCAGGGCGCGCCGGGCGTCCAGCTCGGCTTTCTCCAGCTCCGCCGCGCGCCTGGCGGTCGCGTACCACGCGTCCGTCCACTCGGTCGCGGGGCCCACGCGCGGCAGCGCCTCCAGCCGCGCCCGCAGCCGGTCCGCCCAGGCCCGCAGCTGCTCGCGGGTCGCGGGCCTGGGCGGCTGCACGTGCGACCGCGTGTAGCCGCCCCAGCATTCCCAGTACCACCGCAGTACGCCGGACGTGACGGTCACGTGCCCGTGCCTGGTCAGCTTCACCGCGACGCCGACGCCGTCGACTGTCGTGGTCCACAGCGTCTCGGCCACCGGGCGGTGGCGGTCGAACGGCAGGCACGTGACCTCCACGCGCCCGAGGCCCTCGACCAGGCCGTCGGGGCCCACCCGCCAGCCGTCGGTCTCCGCGATGGCCCGCATGTCGAGCCAGAACCCGCGCATCGCGTCCTCGACCACCCCATCCGGCGCCGGGGCCGGGCCCAGGCCGCGGCCGGTGCGGACGCCGTACGCGACCGACGCGGCCGCGAGCCGCTCCCAGAACGCACGCACGCGCGCCAGGAAGCGCTCCCGCGCCTCGGCGGCCAGCGGGACGCACGTGGAGGCCGTGTCGCGGGACACGGCCGCAAGACTCGCCACGGACACCGCGTCGCACATCCGCGCGATGGCACGCAGAGCGTCGGCGGGGATCGTGTGCAGGTTCGGGGCCGGCAGCATGTGTGCCCCGGGCCCGGCCGCCCGTGGCTTAAGATCATGGACGTGCTAGATCGTTTAAGGGCACGCCGCGCACAGAACGGGCATGGGCGCCGAGCAGAGCCGCGAACTCTCCGCCGCCGGGGTCCCCGCCGCCGGGGTCCCCGCCGGGTCCACCGGGACCTGGCACCCGGGCATGTACCGCCCCGTAGCGTGCCCGAGCACGTGCGGGTGCCCGAGCACGTGCGGGCCCCGGGTCCCGGTGGATCCCTCGCCGCCGGTGGTTCCGGCGGTGGTGGCGCCGAGTTACCAGCAGCTGCTGGCGGGACTGCCGCCCGTGGCACCGCCGATGAGCCTGCCAAAGACTCAGGCGGTCACCCCGACTCCGGCGGTCACCCCGCCGAGTTACCAGGAGCTGCTGGAGGCGAGCATGCCGTCGGGCCTGCCGCCCGTGGCGCCGCCGAAGACTCCGGCGGTCAACCTGGTGCGCCTGGGGAACATGGTGCACGTGGCGAACCTGGTGCCGAGTTACCAGGAGCTGCTGGCGAGCCTGCCGCCCGTGGCGCCCCCGGCGGTCGCCCCGGCGGTCAACCCGGTGCGCCTGGGGAACATGGTGCACATGGCGGACCGCGAGTACGCCCCGCCGCCGGTGTACTGGCGCGGCAACGTGGCCACCCCCGAGCCGGCCGCCCCCAAGCCGACGGACCCCGGCCTGGAGTGCGTCCGGGATGTCCTGCGCAGCGTGGAACCCGGCGAGGCGAAGACCGTCAAGCTCGCGTTCCTGACCGGCGACCTGACGGTGATCGCGCGCCGCCGCCCGGGCGGCGGCGCCTACCTCGGCTTCGAGTCGCCCGGCGAGAACGTGGGGTACGAATCATCCGGACCCGGGGCGCCGTTCCGCCCGTCGGCGCCCATGGCCCGGGCGCACGACCTGGTCCGGCGGCTCAACGAACGGGTGTAGGGGTCGGTCGCTTGACCGCTCCAAGGCAGTTTAAGGCCCAGGGGTTGTAAGAAACCCGTAAGAAACGTCATGCACCTCCCAGACGGCGTGATTGCCAAAATCGCCGAGGCCCTCGATGACGATGGGGACAGGATCCGCCTGCGCGCGTGTTCGCGTCAGACGATGCGCGTGGTGCCACCGGTAAAGCTCACCCTGGACGACCACGTGCGCCGTATGGCGGCTGAAACGATGGGACCGGGTCTGGACGCCGCTCAGCGGCTCGCCGCGTGCCGCCGGTGGAGCGCCCGCTGGGACGTCTTGGACCTTCTGCCATGGCATGTCGTAAAAGCGTGCAACTCGCTCGATGACGACAAGACGGGCGCGACTTTTGCCTGGCGGGCGATCATCATGCCGTCCCGGCAGATGGAGTTCGGCGTGTGCTTCAAGCACAGGCACGCCGCGCTCGACCGCATGTACGTGTCCATCCGGGCTCCGTATTACGGGGGCAGTATCGACTTTTCGGGCGTGTACGCGCGAACCAATGCCTCGGGCATATGGGAACGTGCCGAACGTGATGAACGTTCCGTGCACGATGCCGATGATGAGCGCATCCAACGCGAGTACATCACGGCGCTGCTCGGCCTGCCTCCCGGCACGATCTAGGCCCGGCGCCCGCGCGGCGGCCCGGTCTTCACAGGCATTCGGCCAGGTTCCGGTCCGAAATCGCCACCAACCGCCGGAGGAACTCGAGGTTGACGGCGTTCTTGCGCTCGGTGATGACGCGCAGCACCTCGTCGGCCGACATCCGGAACAGCACGCCTTCGCCGCCCTGCTGCGCGGGCGTGCGCCACCGCTCCCAGCCCGGCGGGAACACGGCCAGGTACCGGAACACGTCCACGTGCTTGTTGGGCCCCACGTGCGATTCGTACCGCACCGCCCGCCCGATGACCTGCTGGATCTTCTCGGCGTTCCAGGCCGGCTCCACCACGTGCACCTGCGTCGTGTCCTTCAGGTCCAGGCCCTCCTTGCCGGACTCCGACAACATGATCACCGGCACCCTGCCAGCGTTGTACTCCTCCACCATGCGGCGCTTGTTTGACTCCGACGTGCATCCCTCGTACACCGAGCACGCCACTCCCAGGTCCCGCAGCCGCCGGGCCGCGGGGTACAGGGCGTGCTGGAGGTAGCTCGAGAACACGACGCACCTGCCGCCCGCGCGGACCGCCTCGGCCACGCGGCGCACGACCTCCCGGATCTTGGGGCTGTCGTCGCCCAGCGAGGTGTTGACCTCGCGCGGCTTGGTCAGGAAAAAGACGCTGATGACATCGTCGTCGTACCCCAGCTCCGCCAGCGTCTCGGGCCCCGCGTCATCCTCGGCCAGCGTCAGCTGCGCGCGCACCTGGTTCTCGGACATGGGCACGGGCACCCAGTGCTCGGTCTTGGTCGGGTAGTGCGCCCGCACCGTGCGCTCGTCGGGCTCGTAGAACAGACTCGCGCACCGGAACCTGGCGTCCAGTTCGTCGCGGCGCAGCTGCGCCTGCTTGCCGTACCGCAGGTTGAAGGTGGGCACCCACCGCTGCCGGCCCCGCACCGTGCGCAGCTCCTTGACGGTCCGCCTGACGACCTCGGGCGAGGGGTCCATGAGCGCCAGCAGCGGCCCCACGTCCTTGGGGTAGTTCATCACCGGCGTGCCCGACAGCAGCAACCGCTTGTGCGTCTCGCCGGCCACGGCCAGCAGGCTCGCCAGCTTGGCGCCCAGCGGGTTGCGCAGGTTCTGGGCCTCGTCCACGACCAGCACCGCGCCCCGGGCCAGGCGCAGGCGCTCGTCGACGGGCATGCGGTGGAAGGCGTCGAACGAGACGACCGTGTACAACCCCCTCCCGTCGGGCGCCCGGGCGGCCGGGTCCACGCCCGCCGCCCGCAGCTCCTTGCGGAAGTTGTCGCGCAGCGCCGCGGGCACCACGACCAGCGCCGGGCGGCGGCGGCCCTCGCGCCGGGCCAGGTTCTCGAGGGCCGCGATGGCGGCCAGCGTCTTGCCCGACCCCACCTTGTAGTACAGCAGCAGCCCCTTGGTCGCGGGCTTGGCGAACAGCTTGCTGACCGCCAGCTGGTGCGGCTTCAGCCGGAAGGCCCCGAACGCGACCCGGAACCCGTCGGCGTTCAGGGCGTTCAGGGCCTCGGCGTTCGGGGCGTTGCGGCGCGCGTGCGGCAGCTCCGCGGGCCGCATTCTCGCGGTCGCGGGGCCGGCGGGGCCGCGCTGGCCGCGGCTGGGCACGCGGAGGAGCCGCCGGGCGGCGGGTCCGGCGGAGGGCCCGGCCACGTTCGCCAGGCGCGCGGGCTGCTTGGTCGCCCGACGCCGCGCGGGCGCGGCGGCCGGACGCACGCGTCGGTGGCTGGGCCCGGGGGCATTGACGTTGTTATTCCCCGACCCCGAGGGCCCCGACCCGGGCCCCGATCCCCGCGACCCCGACCCCGAGGGCGTGGACACCGGGCGCTTGCCCTTGTCGACCGCCCGCCGTTTGGGCGCGGGTGCGGCGTTCGGGCGGTTGAAGTTCAGGTTGTTGACGTTGGACCAGTTGGCGTTGAAGAACCCCTTGTTCTCCAGCATCCGCATCAGCACGGGGTCGATGTTGTTGCGGCCGCCCGCCCGGTCCCGGCCGCCCGCCTGGTTCCGGCCGGCCGCCCGCTTCCGGCCGCCGGCGGTCGAGTTGCTGTCGGCGAGGTTGACGACGGACCGGCTGCCGGACCGGCTTCCGCCGGACGAGTTGCCAGTCAGATCGATGATCATGCACGTGGGCCAGGTTTTTTCGGCCCGGCTGCGCGTTCCCATCCGCCCGCAATTTCGTGGGCGCCAGCGTAGCCACCACCGCCCGCCATGCCAGCCCGGGTGTTCCTGCTGACCATCCGCGACGAGGTCCACGTGCTCAAGGTGGCCGGCGGCCTGGACGTTGTGCCAGAGGACGTGACCGAACTGTACGCCGACCTGGGCGTGCCCGTCGAGTGCAGGCTCGTGGCCGCGCTGGAAAACAAGCAGACGCTGGTCGGCGCCGGCCCCGACGTCGGGGATCCCCCGGCCGGGGCCACGCCCGGTTCCTTCGGCTGGCTCGACCGCAACTGCGTTGCCCGCGCCGGCCCGCCGCCCCCCGAGTCGGGCCGCCGCCCGGCGGCATTGGACGGCTACGAGCCCGCCCTGGCCGGCACGGGCCTGGCCGGGGGCCTGGCCGGCACGGGCCTGGAGGCCTTCCTGTTCGGCCCGCCGGCGGCCACCCTGGCGGCCAGCCTGCCGGTGGGCGACGACCGCTCCGACCTGCGGCCCATCCCCGCCGCCGCCCCGGTCGCCGCCGCCCCCGGCACCGGCGCCGGCGCCGGCGCCGGCGAAACGGTGCTCGTGGCGTACCACGCAGCGTCGAAGCTGACGGCCGTACGGCGGTGCGACGCGGACGTGGGCCTGGCCGTCGGCGGCCTGCCCGGCGTGGAGGTCCTGGCGCGCGCGGCGCTGGACGCCGACACGGCCGCGTACCTGGAGACCGCCCTGCACAAGACGTACTGGGGCGGCACCCCCGTGGACGTCCTGCGCGCCTGGATCTCGGGTGCGGCCGCCAGGCCCCGGCCGCCGCGCGACCCGCTGGCCGGCAGGATCGAGGCCTTCCTCGCCAACTGCACCCTGACCGACGGCGTGTCCACGCCCGTGACGGCGGCGGAGTCGCTGCTGCTCGACTCGCCCATGTACGACAGGCTGTCGCCGGCGGACGAGCGCCGGGCGGTCGCGCGCCTGCACGAGGTCCTGCGGGACCGCGGCGTCAAGGCCCGCAACGGCGCCTTCAGGGGCCTGGCCCTGTGGGGCGCGGGCCGCGGCCGCGGTTTGGCTTGAGTTTTTCAAATGCCGGCGCCGGGCGCCTTGAACAATGGGTAATTTACATAAACAAGCTGTAATATTCGTAACATAACAAAGTCAACGTAAGAAGTCAACGTAACAAGTCACGACGATACGGGTCTCTGACGGTCAGGTCGCGCCCGTGGCTGATCGCCGTCGCGAAGCGTACTACGTGCTCACGGAAGCACGCCGGCAGGTCGGCCTCAAAGACGACGCGGGTCACCTTGATGTGCATGGCGACTTTCACGACCCAGTGCCCGCGCGCGCGGGGCACGTACAGCTCGAGGTTGGCCCAGCACTGGGAGCGCCGAGAAGTGAAGGAGTACCACACGTCGGTGCCGGTGCGCGCGTCCAGGAGGTGACCGGCGGCCTCATGTGCATCCATCCCGGGGTCCACCGGTCGGAAGCCCGCGGCGCGCGCCCTGGCCAGGCGGGCGGCCGTGTCGGCCCGGTGCCCCTCATCCGAGAGCAGCCGCCTCGGCCACTCTCCGTGCGCGTGCAAGACCGCGGCGCACAGGCGCTCGACGGCTTCCGCCGCGGCGATGCGGTGTTCCTCGAGGGCCTCCCTGTCGCACAGGGCCAGCAGATAGTGGAGCCTGTCGGGTATGGCCTGGACCCCGGCCACCCGCAGCCGGCAGTCGCGCGGCAGCTCAAGGATGCGCATTTGCGAGCCAAAAGGGGAGCCACTGGGTGTCTGTCAAGTCCCCGCGCCGGCGCTTTTTGCGTCGGTTGCGTCGGTGCGTCGGTTGCGTCGGTTTGACCCCGGCGACCGAGTATATCACCGACCCCAGCGTACTCGCTGTCCATTCCGCCCCGCCTATTTTCCCGCCCCGCCTATTTTTCCCCCAGCCGCCCCGCCCACAGCCATGGCCTCGCTGTTGCCCGACACCCAGGCGGTGCTGCCAGAGGCCGCCGCCGCCGAGCACAGCGAGGAGCAGAACAGCGAGCCATCCGCCGCCGAGCACAGCGAGGAGCAGCAGGCCAGCGGTGAGCAGCAGGCCAGCGAGCCAGAGGAGGCAGCCGGCGACTCAGCCGGCGAGGAGGCCAGCGAGGAGCAGCCCAGCGGGGAGGAGGGCAGCGAGGAGGGCAGCGAGGAGGAGCTGGACATCGAAGAGGAGCGCAGGCGCTTCAACAAAATGATGGCCTCCTACAAGCCCCTGTATGTCGCCGACCCGCCGCCCAAGCTAGGCAGGGCACTGTGCAGGTTCCTCCGCAAGGAGGTCAAGCGCACCGGCATGCCCCTGGACAGCAAGACCATGCAGCGCATGCGGGCGCGCAGCCCTCGCTTCGGTGATGTGCTGTGGGTCATGCGCAAGTTCGACATGTCGGCCACCAAGCGCGATTATGTGAGTGATTTGGGACTTGGGATATCTGGGCCTTGTATCCGCTGGGACTTGGGATATCTGGGGCCTTGCATCTGTCTGTGGGACTTGGGATATCTGGGACTTGTATCTTTGGGATCTTTGGGATATCTGGGCCTTGTACCTTGACCATGATATCCTGCGATATCCTGCCCCTGCAGGCCCTGGCCGGCGAGGAGTTCTCCAAGTACCTGTGGAGCGCGGGATACAATGGCCTGCTGCCGCCGGCGCTGCGCAAGGTGCTGGAGGAAACCCGGCAGAAGCAGCTGCCCGAGGAGCTCAGCGCCGAGCTCAAGAGGTACACCAAGGGCGATGTCAAGGGCAAGGAGGTCCCCGCCTACCAAGTGCGCAATGCATACATGTCCTACCGGCGCATGGTGGAGGAGCAGGGTGAGTCGGCTGGGTTGTGGGGATTGTGAAAATGCCTTTTTTGACCGGGGAAGAAGTTGCCTGTTACAGCCCAGCACTTGTGTTTTTTCATTGGCTGACCCCTGCCTGTTGTTGTTTGCAGAGCCAGAGGAGGAAGAGGAGTCTGCTGAGGACATGTCGGAGTCGGAGTCTGACCTGTCTTCGGGCTCCGACTCCGACATGGACCTGCCACCCAAGCGAAAGAAGTCCAAGGGCAAGGAGCAGAAGAAGCTCAAGAAGCCCAAGGAGCCCAAGGCCAAGGAGTCCTCCAAGTCCAAGGCCAAGGAGTCCCCCAAGTCCAAGGCCAGCACCCCCAAGAAGGCCCCCAAGAAGTCCAAGGACAGCGAGCCCGGCAGCAGCAAGAAGCGCAACCGCCCAGATGATGCCCCCGAGGATTCCGAGGCAGAGCCAGCCCCCACCAAGAAGGACAAGAAGAGCCGCGAGCTGGCGGCGCTGCTGGCCAGCCAGTCCTGAAAATGACTTGTGTTTTTTTGACTGTTTGTTTTTGACTTGTGTTTTTGAATTTGTAACACACCAAGAAAAGGAATGTTAGCACTTGTGGTTTGTTACAGTCCAGCACTTGTGTTTTTTCAAGGTGGTCAGCCAGCACTTGTGTTTTTTCAAGGTGGTCAGCCAGCACTTCAAGGTGGTCAGCCCAGCACTTGTGTTTTTTCAAGGTGGTCAGCCAGCACTTGTGTTTTTTCAAGGTGGTCAGCCCAGCACTTGTGTTCACCTCTTCCGCGCGCGCAGGCGCACCCGGGAGTAGGCTTCGGCTGCGGCATCGTACGCCCCGCGCATGGGCACGGACCTGACCGCTGGGTAGTTGTCGTACATTTCGCTCCACGTCGATGTCCATGCAGACGGCACACTGCGCGTCGGTTTCACACCCGCCCGCTTGGCCGTGCGGCGCTTGTCCACGCCGCTCGCCCACGTGGTCCGCACCGGCGGCGGCCTGGCGGTGAAAATGCGGCCGCGCCGCTTGGTGTACGTCGGGGCCCGCTGGGGCGGCGGGGGCGTGGGCTCCCAGTCCATGGGCGTGGGCTCCCAGTCCATCGGGTCGTCTCTGTACGTCGACGTCCTGCGGGCGGGGCCAGGGCGCACCTGCGCCCGGGGGGCAACCAACCTGAAGTACTCGTCGGCGTTCCTCCACGCCAGGATCAGCTGCGCCGCCCGCTCCTTGGACCCGCCGCGGTCCTGGTGCTCGCGCTTGATGAGGTCCCGCCACCGCCGCTTGACGTCGTCCCGCGTGTTGCCCGCCCGGTAGCCGAGCAGGGCCTTCCACGACATGCCACACGCCCGCAAAATTTTCGGGCCGGCGGGCCCCATCGATCCGGGCGGGCCGGCCCCCGCCGGGGCTTAGGGGGCCCGCAGCGCCGGTTAACCGGGAAACGGAAACCTACACCATGGACACCCACCCCGCCCAGGCCCGGCCGGCGCCCCGGCCGGCGCCCGCCGAGTGCCCCGTGTGCTGCGCGCACTACACGCCGCACCAACGCCGGCGGGTGGACTGCGGGCACTGCGGCGGGGAGTACTGCGCGGCGTGCCTGCAGCAGTACCTGCTGGGCCACGCCGGCGACGCGCAGTGCATGGTCTGCCGCGCGGGCCTGGACGGCGAGTTCCTGGCCATGCACCTGCCCAAGACGTGGCTGCTGTCGCGGTACAAGGAGCACCGCGAGAACGTCCTGCTCGAGCGCCAGAAGGCGCTGCTGCCCGCCAGCCAGGACATGGTGGCCAACTACAACGCGGCCGAGGCCCTGCGGCAGCGCCTGCGCGACATCAACGCCCGGCGCAGCGCGCTGCGCCGCCAGCAGGACGAGCTGTACACCGAGGAACGAACCGCGAGCGTGCAGCTCGACGTGATCGTCCGCAGCGACTACACACAGGGCGTCGGCGCCCAGCAGGCCGTGGCGGCCGAGGGCGGCGCGGCCGGGCGGCGCCAGTTCGTGCGCGGGTGCCCCGTGGACGGGTGCCGCGGGTTCCTGTCGACGGCCTGGCGGTGCGGCACGTGCGAGACGTGGGTGTGCAAGGACTGCGGCGAGCCCCGGGGCGGCGCACGCGACGACGCGCACATGTGCGACCCGGAGGTCGCCGCCAGCCACGCGCTGCTGCAGCGCGACACCCGGCCCTGCCCGCAGTGCGCGGCCATGATCTACAAGATTGACGGCTGCTTCGGCGCCGACACCCCGGTGCGCCTGTGGGACGGCAGCGTCAAGATGTCCCAGGACATCGTTGAGGGAGACGTGCTGATCGGAGACGACGGGACGCCCCGCACCGTCATCAAGACGACGGCGGGGGAGGCGGAGCTGTACAGGGTCGACCAGACCAGCGGCATGAGCTACGTGGTGAACGGCAAGCACAACCTCCTGTTCAAGTACTCCGCCGAGGGCGTCACCCGCTGCGGCGAGCGTTTCAAGTCTGTCTGGATGGACAGGGACACGTACAAGTTCCACACGCGCCTGGCCGACTCGGAAACTGACGCCAAGGCGCACTTCAAGTCCCTGGGCTTGAGCGACGCGATCTCCATGACGGTGGACGACTACCTGAAACTGCCGCCCAGCCAGTACAAGAACTTGATGGGCTGGAAGTGTGCGGGCGTGGAGTGGACCCGACGCGACGTCGGCCTGGACCCGTATCTGCTGGGCGTCTGGCTTGGAGACGGGTTTTCCAGGGGCCCGGGCATCGCGGGCAACGACCCGGAGGTCATCTCATTCGCGGCCGACTGGTGCGACGCCAACGGCGCCCAACTGACGCACTCCGGCAAGTACTCATTCGGCATTCGCGGCAACAACGGTCAGCCGGCTCTGGGTCAGAAGCCTTGCGATGTGTGCACGGGCTGCCGCTACAAGCGGTTCGCGCTGTGCAACGTGCCCAGGCCGCAATTGCCGCCTGTCCAAACCGCAGTCAACCCCTTCACCGCCGCGCTACGCCAGTACAACCTGATCAACAACAAGCACATCCCGGTCGAGTATTTGGTCAACGACCGCGATACGCGCATGCGCCTGCTGGCGGGCCTGGTCGACACGGACGGCTCCGTATCCAACGGCGGCAAACGGGTCGTGATCCGGCAGACAGCGGCCTCGCCGGTCACGTCTGGAGCGGTCGTCCTGGCGAGATCCTTGGGCCTCTGCGTCAATGTTACGGTCGACGTAAAGAAGAACGTGGAGCTGACCATAGGCGGCGTCACGCTGCCTCCTAAGGACTACAAGGACCAGGCGCGCATTAATCTGTCTGGCACGCAGCTGCACGAAGTCCCGACGCTCATCCCGCGGAAGAAGTGCGTCGCGGCGGCGCCCAACAAGGACTGGCTGACTACGGGCTTCACCGTGACGCCTGTCGGGCGCGGGCGCTACTACGGCTGGATGGTGGACGGGCCCAACAACCGGTTCCTGCTGGACGACTTCACGGTGGTTTCAAATTGCGACCAGGTGCGGCACCCTACCCCACGGGTCTTGTGTGCTCTCGCTTTCTCGCCTCGCTCGCGCTGACGCCCCACCTGCCTGGCTGCAGATGTTCTGCACGCAGTGCCACGTGTCGTACAGCTGGCGCACCGGCGCGCTGATCACGCGCGGCCCGCTGCACAACCCGCACCGCGCCGAGTGGGCGCGGCAGCAGGCGGCGCTGGGACGGGACGCGGCGCCGGCGCGGAACCCCGCCGACGTTGTGTGCGGCGGCATCCCCGACTTCGCCTCGCTTCGGCCCGCGCTGTCCCGCGGCGCGCAGATGGGCGACGGGATGGCGCTGAGCAAGTTCGTGCGGCAGGCGATGCACGTGCAGGACGTGGAAGTCCGCCTCCGCCGCGCCGAGCTCGACGCTGGCGGCGACTTCCGGCGCGACGCCGACCTCCGCATGCAGTACCTGCTCAACCAGCTGGACGAGGACGCCTGGCGCCGCCGGCTGCAGCAGCGCGAGAAGCGGCGGGAGCGCACGCGCGCGGTGCTGCAGGTGCACGAGATGTACGCGGCAGCGGCGGGCGACATCCTGCGCGGCCTGGAGGCGCAGCGCCTGCTCGTGCGCGAAGCCCTGGACCAGCTGCGCCAGCTGCAGGCCTTCACCAACGACACCCTGCGGGCCATCGGGCGGCGCCTGAACATGGCGGTCCGGACCCTAGAGCCGATCTGATGGCGTTGTTTTGTAATTTGGCGTTGTTACAATTCAGCTTTCGACACCCCCGACAAAGTCGTCGACAAAGTCGTCGTGCACATACGTGCGCGTCAGGGCCGCCTCCAGCGAGCGCCGCCACTCGTCCGGCGACAGCGCCGGGCGGGCGGGCAGGCCGTCCAGGACCCCGGGCAGCTGCGCGGGCGTGCAGCACACCACGGCGGGCATGCGGGCGTACACGGCCGGCGGGGGGTCGTCGGACACGTACAGGGCGACAGTGCCCGTCACCATGCACTCGTACACGCGGTGCACGTCTATGCCGTTGCCGCGCGGGCAGATGGCGTAGGCGTGCGACCGCAGCTCGGCCAGGTACTCGGCGTACGGCAGCCGCCGGTGCACGACGGCCGCGCGCGGGTGCCCGGCCAGCGCCCGGCCCAGCGCCTCGCGCATCGGGTGGCTGGGCCCGGGCGCCGGCAGCAGCGCCCGGGGGTCGCGCGGCGGCTCGGCGGCGCCGGGCGCCCAGGCGGCCGCCGCCAGGGCGGCCTGGTCGCCGTGCGGGCGGTCGGGCTCGGCCACGCCCAGGGGCAGCGCGCGCACGCCGGGGGCCTCCCAGCCGGCCGGCAGGTTCACGGCCAGCCAGCGGGCCAGCACGCCGGCGCTCAGCGCCGGCAGCACCGCCCGGTACTCGCGCGGCGCCGGGCTCAGGTCCGAGTGGCCGGTCACGAGCGTCAGGCCCCGCCGCCCCGCCAGCCGGGGCAGGACCCCGTCGACGAACGGCCCCAGGAGGTCGGTCTTGACGAACACCACGTCCTCGTCCACGACCTGTTCCGGCACCAGCGGCAGCGTGTCGTCGCGCAGCGGGGCCGTGTCGTGCGGCAGGTCCAGCGCGCGGTCGGCGCACGCCTGCCACAGGTTGTTGCACACCACCGGCGGCAGCCGCGCGGCCGCCGCCGGGGCTTGGCCGGGGGCTTGGGCGGGGGCTTGGGCGGGGGCGGGGGTCGCCATCCTCGCCAGGCCGCCGGCGCGGCCCGTTAAACCTATTTTGTGAACCGTACCACACCCGAATGCCCCCCACGCCCGCCGCCAAGACCGCCGCCAAGGCCGCCGCCGCCAGGGCCGGCGCCACCGCCGCCAACCGCCGGTCCGAATTGGCCAACGTGGAAGCACGCATGCGGCGCCTGAACGCGGTGCGCCGCAAGGCCCTGGCGCGCGCCCGCGAGGAGGCCCTCAGGCACGCGAACGCGTCCCTGCCCCGGGCGCAGCGGCGCCAGTCGTTCGAGCTGGCCACGCGCCTGATGCGCCTGGCCCGCCACCACGGCGCCGAGTACTGGACCTACGCCCGCCGGCGCGCCGAGCTGCTGCCCCGGGCCAACCGGAACGGCCGGCGCGTGCTGCTGGCGGTGTGATTACACGTTCGTTTTCACGATTCACGGTTTCATTCAGAGTCACGCAGCGGGGCCAGGAGCTGGGAGCGCACGTCCTCGACATCGATGCCCTTGGCGTCACGCACGGCATCCAGGACCTCGTCGCCGAAGCGCGCCAGCAGGTCCAGCAGCGGGCGGCGGTACTTGGCGAGCAGGTCTTCAACCGGCGCCGGTTTGGGCTTCGGCTTCGACTTCGGTTTCGCCGTCGGCGCCGTCGGCGAAGCAGTTGCCCCGCCGCCGGCAGTAGGCGCACTCGGCCCGGTGGTCATGGCGGTCGGGGCAGTGGGTGTGGCACAGGCCCGGCACCTGCAGCGCCAGGTGGTGCGGCGACACCCTGCGCGCGCGGCCCAGCCGGGTCACGGCGTCCACCGCGATGTCGGTCAGCAGGCCCTCGACCAGGTCCACGGCCAGCTCCGCCAGGCTCTCCCCTCTTTCCGCGAGCGACATCCCGCCCCTCGGCCCGGCGCTCGCCCCTCGGGGCCGGGGTGCCGGGATCGAGGAGTTCGCGATGGGTCCCCGATCCAGGCGGGGCCACCGAGTCGTCTGAGTATTACATCAAGCCGGCGACACGCCGGGACATCACAAAAACTTCCCACTGGGGTGCGGCACCGGCGCCGCTGGGGCGGCCAAAAAAAAATGAGGGCTGTGGTCCAAGTGTCCAAATGGCGGTACCGGCCCGCCCCCTGACCCTGCTGGCCGCGTTGGCGCTGGCCGCGCTGGCCGCGCTGCTGACCTGGCGGCTGCGGCCGACCGCCGACGAGGACGAAGAGCGCGACGAGGACGAAGAGCGCGACGAGGACGAAGAGCGCGACGACAAGAAAGACAAGAAGGACAAGAAAGACAAGAAGCGAAACAAGAAGAACAAGGACTCGGGCGACTCGGGCGGCGACTCGGACGGCCTCCTCGACACGCAGTGCCCCGACGGCCTGAGGCTCCGCGTCGACGGTGGGGTCAAGTGCATCACGTGGTCGGAGTGCTACAACAAGTACTCGGGCAAGGACGTCCGCAACGTCCTGGGCCGCAGGTTCTGCCAGTGCGGCGACGGCACGAGGTGGAACGGCACCAAGTGCGAGTGCCTGGACGGCCTGAAGTGGGACGGGGAGTCTCACACGTGCGTCGGCACCGACGACGCCCCGGGGGATTGCAAGGGCCTGGTCCTCAACACCGGGAGCGGCACCAAGTGCATCACGTGGTCGGAGTGCTACGACCGGTACTCGGGCAACGCCATCAACAAGGCCGACGGCAGCAAGGCGTGCGAATGCGGCGTGGGGACCGAGTGGAACGGCACCAAGTGCGAGTGCAAGGACGGCCTGAAGTGGGACGGCGGGTCGCACACGTGCAAGGCGTCGGGCGGCGGCGGCAAGGACCCCTGCGACGGCGGCCTGCTCTTCAACGACGGCTCCTCGCAGAAGTGCATCACCTGGCAGAAGTGCCACGACGACTACTGGGGCACCTACACGTTCGCCAACGGGCGGGCCAGCTGCATGTGCGGCGAGGGCACCGTGTGGAAGGACAACCGGTGCCAGTGCCCCAAGGGGTGGAAGCCGGGGAACAACTACTCGTGCTACGACCCCGACGCCTGACCCTCCCCGGGTTCTCGCCGAGAATAAAATGGCATAATAGCAAATGGCGGGTTTCCGCGCGGTCCGGGCCATGAAGCACCCCCTGGCGGCGCTGGTCGCGCTGGCGGCGCTGGTCGTGCTGGCGCTGTGGCTGCGGCAGAGGCGCCGCGTGGACGACTGCGACGCCGACTACGACGAGGGGTACTACGCCGGATTCGTGGACGCGTCCAATGCGTCCAATGCGTCCACCGCCGACGAGGACAACGAGGACGACGAGGACTTTGGCCACGAAGACGACAAGAAGCACAAGCACAAGAACAAGAACAAGGACAAGGACAAGCACAAGGACAGCGACGAGCCGCACTACGGCCACGGCAAGGAGGAAGCGAGCGGCGGCGACGTGTACATCGACAAGGTCGGCGGCATCTGCCCGCTGTACACGATCGAGCGCGGGGCCAACAAGTGCCAGAAGACCGCGAGCTGGTACAAGGCGTACAGGTACACGGACGCCGACGGCAAGCCGCGCACCTGCAACGGCGGGCGCAAGGTCGTGGACGGCCAGTGTGAGTGCGACGCGTACGGAGGCAAGGTGTGGAAGGACGGCAAGTGCCGGTGCGACAAGGACCGGGGGTTCAAGTGGAACTCCGACGCCAGGCGGTGCCTCCCGAGCGGGTCCGGCGGCGGGTCCGGCGGCGGGTCCGGCGGCGGGTCGGGCGGCGGGTCCGGCGGCGGGTCGGGCGGCGGGTCGGGCGGCTCGGCCCCGGACACGCCACCGTCCACGATGGGCGCGAACGCGCGGGAGGCGCGCCGGAGGCGGCGAGCCGGCGGCGCCGCCGGCGCCGGCGGCTCGGCCCCGGACACGCCACCGTCCACGATGGGCGCGAACGCGCGGGAGGCGCGCCGGAGGCGGCGAGCCGGCGGCGCCGCCGGCGCCGGCGGCAAGTGCAAGGGCCTGATCCTGAACGGGAAGGACTGCATCACGTACGCCGAGTGCAACAACAAGTACTCGGCCAAGGCCGTCGCCGCGGCCGACGGCACCATGACCTGCCAGTGCGGCGAGGGGACGACGTGGAACGGCACCAAGTGCGAGTGCAAGCCCGGGTGGGACTGGGACGGCAAGCGCCACATCTGCACCAAGGGCGGCGGCGCGGTGCGCGACGCGAGCGGCTGCCCCGACGGCACGGCCCGGCTGAACACCGACGACAACCTGGGCAAGTTCAAGTGCATCCGCAACGAGGAGTGCGAGGGCAAGTGGGGCCGGCTGGTGGACGACGGCACCGGGCACAACGTGTGCGGGGGCACCCCGAGCACGGTCTGGGACGCGGCCAACGAGAGGTGGCAGTGCAAGCCCGGGTTCGACTACCATGGCGGGGGGTGGTGCCGGGGCCATTTCGGGTAGGCGCGCGCCAGCGGTAAAAATTTCGGCGGTACGTTCATGCGGACGTACACTCCGTCGCGGCACTACCCCAGGCTGCAGGCCACGCACAACGAGGCGCGCTACGCGGTCGTGCGGGAGCTGGTCGAGAACATCAAGCCGCCCGGCACCGAGCGGGTCTCCGGCGCGCCGGCCCCGGTGCCGGTGGGCACCAAGGCGCGCCCGGCGGCGTGGCTGGGCGAGCTGCTGGCCACGGGCGCATTCGGCAGCGCGTTCAAGGCCCGCGCCGACGGCGCGTTCCTCGACCACTTCGCCAAGCTGCGCGGCGCCATGTACGGCATGTACCTGGGCGCCCCCCGCCCCGGGTCGCAGGTCATCGTCAAGGTGGCCCGCCCCGAGGCCGGCGAGACTCCCAAGTCGTTCGCCTGGGCCAACTTCCGGGAGTCCGGGGTGCACGCGGCCCTGTGCCGCGCCGGGTGCGCGAACGTTGCGGGCGTGCCGCCGGGCGCGCTGTGTCCGGCCAAGTACGTGCCGAAGCTGTACGCCAGCGCCCTCGTCAACGTGCGCGGCAGGGCCTCGGCCGACACCCTCCGCGAGCTCGCCTACGTCACGGTCATGGACATCGCCCCGGGCGTCACGCTGAACAAGTACCTCGAGCGCCACAAGATCACCGCAGACGTGTACCTCCGCGCCGAGCAGGCCCTGGCCTCGATGTGGGCGATCGGCCTTGTGCACAACGACGCGCACAAGGGCAACATCATGTACGACCCGCCGACGGGCCGGGTGACGGTCATCGACTTCGGGTTCGGCACGTTCCTGCCGCCGGCGCTGGCGGGCCAGGTGCGCGACGCGCTGTCCCGCGCGGTCGCGACCGACGTGCGCAGCCTGGGGGAGATCTGGCGCGACAGGTCCCGCACGCCCGTCGGCACGGGCCTGCAGGCCTACGCCAACAGGGTCATCTACTCGCGCGAGGTGGCCAAGCCCGACACGTGGAACGACCCCTGGTACAACCCCGACGGCGGCGCGCTGATGCGCATGTTCTCGAGGTTGAGCGCCGAGGACCGGGCCCGGGTGCCGGGCATGCGGCGCCGGATGTGGGGCGCGGGCGGCGCGCCCGCGCCCGGCACGCCCAGCCCCGCCGCCAGCCCCCGCATCACCCGCAGCCGGGCCAGCACTCCCCGAACGCGGTCGGGCACGCGGTCGGGCGCGACGACCAGGACGACCGTGGCCAGCCGCGCCGCCCGCGTGGCCCGGCTGCTGCGCACGCCCAGTGGTAAGTCGCCCGCCCAGCCCAGGCGCAGCACGCGCCTGGCCGCCCGCAAGGCCTGGCGGCCGTGACCCTGCTTTGTGGTTGCTTTGTGGTTGCGGGTTGTGTCAGGTGTGGAACCACGATCGAGCTTTGGTGTGAGTGAACACTTCCGCCCCCTTTCTGGTGGAACGTACCCACCCCGCTCCATCGTCAACCCATTCTAACTCGTGCGGGTTTTCTTGATTCCCCAGTGTCAGAGAGTCCCCTTGGAGCAGCACCGGCTGCCACTGCACGAACGTCTCTGCGTGCTTTGACAGGGACGCAAAGACGCTCTCTCGGTTTTGGGAAGACAACCCGCTAACGTCGATGCGCCCTCCTTGCTTGATATAGTTGCTGAAGCTCAACTGAGTCCACACTCCTGATGGACCACACCACATGTCCAGGCTTCCCATCTGGTCTGTTTGGAGCTTAGATAAGTTAAGTGGATCACGAATTTAACAAAAAAAAGGTCAGGCGTCGGCGCGGTAGCGCCGCAGCAGATCGAGGAAGACGCGCCGCCCGAGGTCCTCCTGGAGGACCCAGGCGTACTGCCACGTCGGCTTCGCGTGGTCGACCCACTTGACGCGGTACTGCACCAGGCCGTCGACCGTCCGGCGGTCGACCAGCTCCTCGACCTCGAACCGCCGGCCGGGCTGCGGCGGCGGGTCCCTGGGCTCTTCAGCGGGTTCCTCGGGCTCTTCAGCGGGTTCCTCGGGCTCTTCCTCGGGTTCCTCGGGCTCTTCCTCGGGTTCGCCCGCGGTGGTGGTCGGGGGCGTGACCACGGCGGCGCACAGGCGCGCGACGTCCGGCGGCGCCAGCTTGTGGCTCATGGTCAGGCACAGCACCGCCATCTGCAGCGTCTGCTCGAGGCTGGGGGTGTGCATGCCCAGCGCGCCGGCCAGCATGCCGGTGCCCAGCGCGCGGTCCAGCGCGCGGTCCAGGCGGTCCATCTTGACAAGTGGGACAACAAGGCCGCCGGGATCGAGCACCCGAGACCGAAGCAGCATGGGAAGCGCGGCGTCGGCCGCGATTGCTATCGCACCGCCGCCGCCGCGTTCTCCGCGCAGACTGGCCAAAGTAGATGGGCTTTTGGGGGCTTTTGGGGGCTTTTGGGGGCTTTTGGACTTCTGGGAAAGTGAAAAGTGGGTTTGACAACAAGGCCGCCGGGATCGAGCAGGTCCGACGCAGCATGGAAAGCGCGGCGTCGGGCCGGCCGCGATTATTGTCCTCGCAGCCCCCATGCACGCGCCGCCGCAGACGCCCGCTCCCCAGGCCTCCGACTCGGGCGCGTTCTCTGACGCGAAGACCGTGCACTCCCCCGTCCACCTGCCCGCGACCTCGACTCTGGCGCCTTCGACGTTCCAGGCCGAGGGCCGCAAGCACTACTTCCAGGTCCCCGCCGACGCGCGGGGCACGGTCGTGTTCCTGCCGGGCGCGGCCCGCACGCCCATGGGCTTCTGGCCGCGCACCGCCGCGCACCCCGAGTGCCTGGGGTTCCCCGAGGACGTGTCGCACACGCGCCAAATCCTCGGCAAGGGCTACGCGGTGCTGGTCCCCACGCCCCAGGACGACAAGCAGTACACCTGGTCGCAGGCGAGGGGCGACCACGTGCACGTCACTGCGATCATCACCGAGTTCCTCAAGAACCACGGGCTCATCGGCAAGCCGCTGTACATGGCGGGCGCCTCGGCCGGCGGCGGCATCGTGGTGCGGTTGCCGCCCTACCTCGCGACGCGCGGCGACGTCAAGTGGCGCGTGTCCGGGATCCTGGCCGAGGTCGCGACCAACCAGGCGCCGCAGGCCAGCCGGGCGTACCCGCAGACCGCCTACGTCGTGATGCAGCGCGACAAGGGCTCGCAGGTCGAGGCGCATCAGCATGTCGCTGCGCTGCGCCACGCGGGGGTGCGCGCCGACGTGGTCGTCTCGCCCGTCCGCAAGGTTGTGCCGAGTTACTTCTCGGACCGCATCCCCGGCGTGACCCCGGCGCAGTCGCACAAGCTGCAGGCCGCGCTCGTGGCGGCGGGCCTGCTGACCGCGGCGGGCGAGTTCAAGGAGGACGCGAAGACGTCCGTTCGCAAGTGGTCTGCGGCCGCCAAGCGCGCGTACCCCGCCGCGACCTTCAACGTCAAAACCAGCCCGCTGATGCAGGCGCTGCTTCTCGCGTACGGGCAGCACGAGCACGTCTCGGACTACACCACTGCGGCGCTGACGTGGTTCGAGACCCCCAACGCCAGTTTCCCGGCCCTGGCGGCCAAGATGGCGGTGACCAAGCCCGCTTCGATGTGATGCTCATTTACCAACGAAGGCTCCTCCCGCACTCCGCAAACACCCACTCGATATCAGCTTTGATGGCTGGGTCGTGCGTGTGTTCATGCACATGTCGCAACGTTTCGTACAACACTTGAACTTCTTGCGGGCAGCAAGAAACGCGGACTTCGGCAGCCTTCACCTCGTCCAGCAAGTGCTTCACACGGTGCGAGAAATGGCTGGAGACACCGTCCATGCGGTGTCGATCACACAATCGGAGCAGGGCCCGAACGCGAGAGCTTCTTCAGCACCAGCACCGGTACCAGGGCCGGCCGGCGCGCTTGGCCGCGGCCTCCGAGTCGCGCAGCCAGGCCGCCAGCTCGGCGACCCAGCCGTTGTCCAGCACGATGTGCAGGGCCCGCACGATGCCCTCCGGGATGAGGTCGTCGGGCGTGCCCTCGACGCCGTCGGCGCCCTTGGCCAGCTCGTACACGACCGCCTCGACGGTGTCCCACGACTTCGCCACCGAGGCGGCGGCGCGCACGATGGCCAGGCAGCTGGTGGGGTCCACGTGCCCGGACCGGATCATCTCCCGCACGCGCACGGCCACGGCCGCGACCTCCCGGGCCGAGGCGTCGTCGGCCTTTTGGCGGGTCATGCGGCGGAGCGCGGGCGCGGCGGCGGGGGCGGCGACGGGGGCGGCGGCGGGGGCGGCGGTGGGCGGCATTTAGGACCGTCCCCGGGCGGGCCCGGGCACTCCTTAAGCTTTGCCGAAATGTCCGACATGACCCTGACCCTGCGCGGCGCCGAGATCGCCAAGGACTCGGCCCTGGGCCGCCGCGCCGCGCCGCTGGTTCGGCGCGAGCTCACCGTGGCGCCCGTGTGCCTCAGCGGCTTCCCCAAGAAGTTCAAGGCGTACCTGGACCTGCCCGACCGCTTCGTGGTCCCGCTGCACTGGGGCCTGGGCCTGCTGGCCCCCGACCGGCTGGGGGCGTTCGCGGTGGCCGACCGCCGCCCGCCCGGCGAGCCCTGGCCGCCGGGCCTGCGGTTCGCGGGCGAGCTGCGGGCCGAGCTGCGGCAGCCCGAGGCGGTGGCGGCGGTCGAGGAGCGGTGGAACGACGTGCACGGCGGCGCGCAGCCCGGCGGCGCGCTGCTGTGCCTGCCGGTGGGCTTCGGCAAGACGGTCACGGCGCTGTGTTTGATGGCGCGCGTGCGGCGCAAGACGCTGGTCCTGGTGCACATGGCGAATCTGGCCGACCAGTGGCGCGAGCGCGCGGGCCAGTACCTGCCGGGCGTGCGCGTGACGGAGATCCGCGGGCCGTCGTTCGACACGTCCGGGGACATCGTCGTCGCCACGATCCAGACCCTGCTGTCTCGCAAGTACCCGGCCTCGGCCTTCGCGTGCTTCGGCATGGTATGCGTGGACGAATCTCATCATTTGGCCGCCCGCGCGTTTTCGCAGTGCATGTGGGGCCTGTGCCTGCGGCGCACGCTGGCGCTGACCGCCACGCCCGACCGCGCCGACGGTCTGACGAGGCTGCTGGACTGGCTGGCGGGGCCCACGGCGCTGCGCCTGCGCCGCGAGCACCAGGCCTCCACGGCCGTGCGGGTCGTGACCTGGTCGTGCCCCGAGTTCGCGGAGCCGCCACCGGTGAACCGGCGGGGCGACGTGTGCTTCACCTCCGTGGTCACCCGCCTGACCGAGATGCCCGCGCGCACGGCGGTGGTGGCGGCGGAGGCGGCGGCGCTGGCGCGGGACGGCCGCGACGTGCTGGTCCTGTCGCACCGCCGCCAGCACTGCGCCGACCTGGCGGCCGCGATCACGGCGCTGGGCGCGCCCGCGGCCACGTACCTGGGCGGCGACAAGGCCGTGCCCGAGACCCGGGTCATCGTGTCGACCTACGCGCTCACCTCCGAGGGCTTCGACCTGCCGCGCCTGACCGCGCTGGTGCTGGCCACGCCGGTCAGCAAGGTGGAGCAGTCGTGCGGCCGCGTCATGCGCGGATCGTCGGCCTCGGGCGCCGTGATCGTCGACATCCGCGACGCCTGGGGGGTGTGCTTCTCGCAGCACGCCAAGCGCCGCGGCTTCTACACGCGCAGCGGGTTCACGATCTCCGCGGGGCCGGGGTCGGGGCCGGACTCGGGGGTCGCCGGGGTCGGCGAACACCCAACAAACGACGAAGGCTTCGGCTTCGTCGACGACGATTGAAGATGGGAAGCAGCCAGCTGGGTGGCAACAACCTTTTTGGCAACACCTTTGGTTACATAACAACACCACCGGATTCAAGTCGTTGTGTAAGCCACGAATTTGAAAAGCGCCGACACAGGCTGAAGCTGAAGCTTCTTCGCGAGCGGACGCCCCTTCGAATGACTGGTCGCCACGTCGGACAACTCGCACGTTTCCAGCTCGTCCAGCGCCGCGGAGCGTTCAACGAGCTTGCACGAAAAGCCATTGGATGCGAACTCGAAGCGGTAAAATTCGTCGAGGAAGCGCCCGTCGACGACCCGCTGGTCGAACGCGAGCGAGCGTTTCTCGACGTACAGCGAGCCGAAGATGCCGAATGCCTCGTCGAGCACCTCGCGCTTGGCCATGTCCGGACAAGCGCTGACGAAGCGAGCGAACTCGTCCATTGCTCGGCTCGTGCGGTGCCGACCTTAAGTTTGTTTTCAAGCTGGCAGTTGACGGTTGGCAGTTTACACAGATCAGTTTTGAAATTCAAAACTCCATGCCGCGGCCGGCCGGGCCCCGCCTTAACCTATATCTCCACGATCCGGAACAGCCCGACCCCGCGCTCGGGCTTTCTTCGGGCTGACGCCTCGGGCTTTCTTCGGGCTGACGCCTCGGGCTTTCTTCGGGCTAACGCTTCGCGCAGTGGGCGGCGGGCCGGAAGTGCGGCAGGAACCGGGCCAGCAGGGCCTCGAGCACGCAGGCGTCCAGGGCCTTGGCCACGTCGAGGATGACCGGCAGCAGCGGCCGGTCCTGCCCGATCAGCACGGCGCCGACCAGGGCCTGGTGGCGGCGCAGCGCGGCCGTGATGCGGTCGTAGTCGATCAGGCGCGCCAGGTGCGGGTCCTTGGCCGACACCCATTGGGTCAGCTTGTCCTTGACGACGCGGTCGAACACCCAGGGCATGGCGGCCGCGGCCGTGCTGCCCATGCCCACCCACAGGCCCGCCATCGACTTGTCCACGCCCCGCACGATCCGCTCGTTCACGGCGGCGCCGGCGCGGCTCAGGAAGTCCCAGCGGTCGCACGCGCGGTCCCAGCCCTTGAGCACCAGGTGCGCGGCCAGCATGGCGGGCGGGAACGCCAGCGCCTTCAGGCCCGTGGCGCCCGCCACGCAGTACCGCGCGCCCTGGTACAGCGTCTGCTTGCGGGCCGCCGCCGCCAGCGCGGCCTTGTGGGCCTCGAAGGCGCGCAGCATGGATGCCTGCAGGTTCGCCTGGATCATGCGCGTCAGGCTGGGGTAGCGCGCCGCGCGGGCGGTGGTCTCCAGCAGCCTGACCGCGTCCTGCACGACCGCCAGCAGGCGCGCCTTGGTGGGCGTGGCCGAGTTGATGGCCCGGCGCCAGCGGCCGCGCGCCGCCGCCGCCCGCCCCGCCCGCAGGTTCTGGGGCGTGCCGCCCCAGAACCCGGCGTTCAGCGAGTTCACGACCCGCTCGTGGTGCGGGACCTCCTCGGCGTCGTGGAACACGTTGGAGTCGACCCGCCGCAGCCTGCGGGACGACGCCGACCGCGCCCAGGTCTTTCCCGGCTTGACGTGCCACGGCTTGCCCGCGAACGCGAACCCGGGCCGGGCGGCGGGCCGGCTGGACACGCTGGACTGCCGGCTCAGGGCGCCGGCGGCGGCGCTGGCGGCGGCGCTGGCGGCAGGCGTGGGCGCGGCGCTGGCGGCGGCGCGCCGGTCGGACGCGCTCGGCGTGCCTACCCGGGGCGTGAACGAGCCCGACCGAGACGACGCCCGAGACGACGACCGCGACAACACCCGCGAGTTCTTGGACATGGTTCACGGCCCCGAAAAATCTTTCGGGGCCGGGGTATGGAACGCGCGGGTATGGTCGCTGCGGCGCTGGCGGCGGCGCTGGCGCTGGCGGCGGTCGCGGTGTTCGTCTGGTACGCGCGCCGCCGGGCGCGGATCGCGGCGGCGCGGGCCCGGGCGGCGCGGGACGCCCGCATGCGGCGGGAGCTGGCGCTGAAGCGCGCGGAGGCGGCGCGCCAGGCGCGGCAGGACGTGCACGCCATCCCCACCGCCAAGCTGCGCGCCCTGGCCCACTTCGCGCACCACGGCGCCTACGGCGGGTACACGGGCGACGGCGCCTGGCTGCCGGGGATCGAGCCGGACGCGGCGCGCGCCACGCGGGCGTACGAAGAGCTCCTGCGCCGCGGGGACGAGACCGTCCTGCTGGAGTACGCGCGGCTGTGCCACCACGGCCCGCCCGGGCACGAGGGCGTGCTCGACGCCGACAGGGCGCTGCGGCTGTACCACCGGCTGCTGGCCCGCACGGCCGACCTGCACGAGAAATACGACCTGATGGAGCACGTGGTCGACCTCGCGCCCCCCGGCCCCCCGCGCGCGCAGGCCCAGGCCGCGCGCTCCCGCCTGGCCGCGGCCATCGCGCAGGAGCGCCTGGACGCCGCGGTCGCCGCGGCCCGGGCGCCGCCGGCCGCCGTGCCGCCGGCGGCCGCCGCGGCGCGGGCGGCGCTGGCCCGGGCGGGCGCGCGGGCGGGGCCCCCGGCGCGGCCCCCGCCCGGCCCCCGGCCGCCGCGGAACGACACCCAGAACGCGCACGACGGCGGCGTGACGCGCACGCTGGCGGTCAGCATCGACAACCTGCGGCGCGCGGTGGGCGGGCCGGCGCCGGGCGCGGGCGAGGCCGTGCGCCGCCTGATCGCCGAGGCGCCCGTGTCCGACGACAAGCGCGCCCGCGCGGTCGAGGCCCTGGACGCGATCGAGCGCAACGACACGCCGCTGGACGGCCTGGGCAACACGGAGACCGCCGTGCTGGGCCTGGTGTGGGCGCGCATCCACCACCCCGACAACGCCGACAACGCGGCTAATCTGCGCGAGAACCTGGTGGACGAGCTGGCGGACGCCGTCGAGCGGGGCACGACCGTGTGCGCCAGGGGAAGGTACGCGCGCGTGCTGAACTCGCTGAGCGGCGTGGACGACGCGGTGGACATCAGGCCGCAGTGGGCGATCTCGCAGGAGATGGTGGCCAAGGCGGGGGCGGTGTACGCCGAGCGCGTGGCGGCCCTGCCCGACGAGGACCGCCGGGCGGTCGAGGCGGTCGATGCCACGCCCGAGCAGCGGGACACCGCCCGGCGCGTGACGGACGGCATCAAGGCCGGCGTCATGGAGGCGCTGGAGCGCGACTACGTGACCCCGGGCATCATGTCCCGCGAGGACCTGGAGGTCGAGACCGCGCGCTGGATCGACCACATCGCGTGAAACCCGGGCGTGACTTAACCCCGTTGGCTTCAAAAACTAAACCATTTACGCGTGTCCCGGGCGTGGTGTACGCGACTTAAGGCCAAGGCGTCGCAGTCCGGCCGACATGAAGCGCGAGGGATTCTGGCGGGATGCACGACTCGCGGAGTGGGTGTCGCCCTGGCTGCTCGCCCGGGGCACGCAGCTGCCCTGGCCCGAAGAATCGCCTGAGCCCGTGGACGCCGCGTGGCTCGAGAAGCTGGTTCGCGTCCAGCAGAGCGCGACCGTGAAGCACTACATGGGATTGTCGATGTGTCGCTTGTGCGGCGAGCGGAATGGCAGCCGGGAATTCGAGCTGGGTGGGTGGGTCTGGCCAGAGGGCCTGGCCCATTATTACCGAGACCACGCCGTGCACCCCTCGCCGAAGTTCCGGGCGTTCGTGGACGCCCGCTTTGAATTGTAAACTCTTACACACAAACCCTAGAACCCATAAACCCTCAGCCCCAGATGCACACGACGTCGTTCGAGTACGGCAGCACGGCCCGCGGGCCCGTGGCGCGGGTGCCGGAGGCGTAGGCGTGGCAGAACTTGCGGGGCGGCAGGGCCAGCATGTCGGCCAGCAGCAGCGCCCAGGAGTCCATGCCGTGGATCTCGGAGGCGTTCTCCATCACGCCCAGCCAGTCCAGGGCGCAGTCCGTCTGGGACACGCGCACGGCCGGGGGCGCCTTGGGCAGCAGGCGCGGCAGCACGGCCCGGCGGGGCGAGTCGTGAACCAGCACGTAGCGCGGCCCCACCGCCGCCACCACCCGCTGGTGCAGCGCGCCCTCGGCGCCCGGCTCGCGCCGCACGCCCTGGCCGCTGCGCGCCCAGGTGGCCGCCAGGCCCACGGCCGCGTACGGGCAGGCCTCGCGCGCGCTGGGCAGCTCCACGATCGTGAACCCCGCGGCCCGCAGCGCCGGCACCGGGCGCTCCTCGGCGCACCGGAACCGCAGGGCCGGCAGGTCGCCAAAGAGCCTCCGGAACGCCGGGATGGTGTCGCGGGCGATGATCAGGACGACCTCCACGTCCGGATCGTCGCACACCGCCCTCACGAGGCCGCGCACGTAGATCAGCTCGCTGAGCGAGGGCGGCGGCACCAGGCACACGCGCGGGTGGCCGCGCAGCCGGTACAGACGGCCGCGCGCGGGCATGACACCCAGCCCGGGTTATTTTCTGGGGCCCGCGGGTTTCTCGGGCAATGTTTAGGGTTCCCTAGGGCGCTCCCAAGTCCAGCACGAACAGCCCCACCCCGTTCCAGAACCCGGCGGCGTCGCCGTGGGCCGGGCTGCGTATCTCGCGCGACCAGAGCACCCGGGCCCCGGCGTCGGCGATGCCGTCGGCGGTGCCGCGGCGCACGTCGTCCCAGTTCCAGTCGTCCACGACCACGACCGCCACCCGGGCCAGGTGCGGCGCGGCGCGCACGATGGCCAGCCGCTGGTCCTCGTACGCGTGGCTGCCGTCGTACACGTACACGACAGGCCGGCGGCCCGCCAGCGCCGCCGCGGCCTCGGACTGCAGGTACTCCCACGCGTCGGCGTTCACCAGCTCGACCTGGCCGGGCCGCAGGAACCGCTGCACGTTGTCGCGGAACTCGCCCACCGGCCCGCCGAACTGGCTGAAGTTGTCGACGGCCGTGCCCGAGGCGTCGTTGCCGAACAGCGCCGCCACGGTGGAGCTGCCCTTCCACGACCCGATCTCCAGGTACCGGCAGCCCGGCAGGTTGCACAGGTTGTTGTACAGGTGCCGGGTCTTGGCGCCGCTCATGCCCTCGATCCCCAGCACCTCGGCCGTCAGCCGCGAGCTGCCCCGCTCGGCCAGGTCCAGGCTGGCCAGCGCGTGCGCGATCAGCTCGTCCGCGCTCGGGGCCGCGGCCATGTGGGGAATTAGGGAAGAACCCCGGGAATTCGCGCCGGGATTGCACGCGACGCCTGGCACGCGACGCCGGGAGCGACGTCTGGCCGGCCCTCTACGCCTTCTTCTGCTTCTTGGGCATAACCTTGGGCACCTTGGGCGGCTTCACGGTGCAGACCGTGCAGCCCCGGCACTTCGCCGCGGGATCGCGCAGCGCGCACCCCTTGCACTTGGCGGCCGTGCGCACGCGGCACGGCCCGGCGGCGCCGGCCGCGCCGCCGGGGTAGGGGCACTCGGTGCAGCCCCGGCACTTGGCCGAGTTGTCGTGCAGCTTGCACACCTTGCACCGCGCCCCCTGGCGCACGCGGCACCCCCCGATGGGGTGCGGCGGCACCGGCACGCACACCGTGCAGCCCTTGCACTTGCCGGCGGCGGCGCCCAGCTTGCACCCCTTGCACGCCGCGGTCTTCTTGACCGCGCACCGCTTGTGCGGCGCGGGCCCGGGCGGCTTGGTGGTCACCGCCACGGTCTTGCACCGCAGGCAGCCCTTGCACTTCTTCAGCTTGGCGGTCTTGGCGGTGCAGCCCTTGCACCGCGCCAGCTTCTTGGCGGCCGCCACGGGCGCGCACACGAGGTGCTTGGCGACGACGGGCTCGTGCTTGGTCGGCACGTGCTTCCACACGCACTTGACGCACGGCTTGCACGCCGCGGTGTTGGCCTTGGCCGCCGTGCACTTGCGGCGCTGGCACACGGCCGTCTTGGCCACGGTGCACACGCGCCGGATGTCGCCGCGCGGGCTGGGCTTGGGGGTCTTGCGCACCTGCACGGTCTTGCACGCGGTGCAGCCCTTGCACCGCGGGGCCTTGTCGCCGGCCTTGCAGCCCCGGCACCTCGGCAGCGCCTTCACGCTGCACTTGCGGACCAGCACGAAGCCGGGCGGCGGCGTGCGCAGCGGGTTGGGGTCGAAGCGGTCGGGCATGCCGTCGTTGTCGTCGTCTTTGTCCAGCCAGTCGGGCAGGCCGTCGTGGTCCGTGTCCCGCGCGGGCCGGCGGGCGGGCCGGTGCAGCGGGTCGGAGTCGCGCCAGTCGGGGACGCCGTCGTTGTCGTCGTCGTTGTCGCGCCAGTCGGGCACGCCGTCGCGGTCCGTGTCCCGGGCCGGGCGCCGGCCGTGCAGCGGGTCGGCGTCGCGCCAGTCGGGCACGCCGTCGTTGTCGTCGTCCCCGTCGCGCCAGTCGGGCACGCCGTCGCGGTCCGTGTCGCGGGCCGGCTTCCGCTTCTTGGGCGGCGCGGGCCGCCAGGTCTTGGGCTGGCGGCACAGCGGCGCCGGCTTCTTGGGCCCGGCGCCGCCCACCTGCGCCGCCTGGCTGTAGGCCGACAGGTTGACCGCCAGCGCGGCCAGCGAGCGCGTGACGGCCCGCAGGGTCCCGACCTTGAAGGTCATCGGGTACGACCACATCCTGGCCGGCAGCTCCGTCTGCGCGCCGCGCACGCCGACCTGGTGCACGACCGCGAGCAGCGTGCCCTTGGCGGAGTTCGTGGCGTTGACGGCGTAGTAGGCCCGCGGGTGCAGGCCCGAGCCGGCGGGCGGCTTGGGGAAGTCGCGCAGCGTGACGCCGATCGCGCGGGTGCCCTTGGCGTTGGTCACCGCCAGGGCGCGCCACGCGCCGACCCGCAGCGTGCGCGACCGCGGCAGCGCCTTCCACTTGCGGCTGGCGGCGTGGAAGGCCAGCACGCGGTTGAAGCGCTGGTGCAGCGTCAGCCTCGTGGCGATGCGCACGTTGCGCACGTGTTCCTGCGGCGGGATCTCCACGCCCGTGTTGGCCGTGAAGCCGGCGGGGCCGACCACCAGGCGCCGGGTCACGAGGTACGGGCTGAGCGCGCCGCCGCTGAGCACGCGGGCGCCGCGGCGCACGACGTAGCCGGGCCGGCGCCACCACGCGGCCTGCGCGCGCGAGTAGCCCACGGCGGCCTTGGTCTTGCGGGTGCGCCCGGAGCGCAGGGCCACCAGGCGGCTGCCGGTCGCGGCGCCGCGGTCGGGCTCGGCGCCCGCCTCGTTGGCGCGGCGCTGCTGGTCGGTGCCGCCGGGCGGGATGTTGGCGGCGATGGACAGCTGCAGGGCCTGGCCCTTGGTCTTGGCGCCCTTGGCGTCGCCCTGGCGCAGGAACTCGGTCTTGCCCAGCCGGATGCTGCCCACGGCGCCCGCCAGCGAGCGGCGCAGCCGCAGGCGCAGGTTGCCGCGCTTCAGGCCCAGGTCGCGGTCCAGCGGGCGCGCCGCCAGGCGGTGGCCGTCGCCGGGGCCGGCGGGGAAGTGCCAGCGCGCGGGCGGGCCGGGGCGGCGGGTGGGCGGCTGCGGGCCGGTGCCCGGGAAGAACAGGCCGCCGAAGTCGGGGCTCTCGCCGAAGTTGAGCACGTAGGCGTCCCCGCCCGACCCGCCCAGCATGTCCGAGTCCAGGGGCTGGCCGGCGCCGGGGGGCGGCGCGCCGAAGCCGCCGCAGGTGCCCCAGCTGGGAGCCACCACCGGCTCGGGCGGCATCAGCTGCGGGCAGCTCTTGCCGATGTCGTCCTTGGGCAGGCACAGCACCTCGTTGGACGGCACGGGCTGCTTGAGGCGGACGGGCATGTCCTCGAACACGTTGTTGTCGAACTGCTGTTCGTCGAACACGTCGCGCACGGCCCCTACGAACGGCGTCGCGTTGACGGGCGTGTACCCCCACGTGACCGCTCGCTCCTCCTGCATTACTGCCGGTGCTAGAAAAAAAACATTAAAAAGCGCATGGATGCCCGCTGGCCCCTGGTCCTGCCCGACGGCACGGTGCCGCCCGCGCGCTTCCCGCAGCAGGTCCGCACCACCGTGCACATCGACTCCCGGGACCGCAACTTCGACCAGTACCCCGGCAGCTCGCAGTTCGCGGTGGACCTGCCGGAGCCGCTCAAGAACGTGGCCTCCGCGGCGCTGGTCTCGGCCGAGCTGCCGCTGAGCTACTACGTGTTCAGCGCCGCCCGGGGGAACACCTCGCTGACCGTCGCGGTCGACGGCGCCCCGCAGACGGTCGCGATCCCGGACGGCAACTACACCACGGCCTCGATGGCCGCCGCGCTGGGCGCGGCGCTCACCGGGGCGTTCTCGACGGCGGTCACCGTGGCCTTCGACCCCGCCAGCATGAAGTGCAGCGTGTCGGCGGGCGCGGGCGCGGTGGTGGCCGTGGACACGACGGGCGACGGCCCGGGGCGCACGGGCTGGGGCCTGGGGTACTACCTGGGCTTCGCGCGCGGCGCCGTGACGGCCGGGCCGCCGGGCGGCGCCGCCACCGGCGCGCGCGTGGCCTCGCTGAGCCCCGAGAACTACCTGCTGGTCGAGATCGAGGAGCTCAACGGCGTGGCCGCCGGCGGGCGCCGGTGCTTCGCCAAGGTGCCCCTGAACGGGGACCACTACCAGTACCAGTACTACGACAAGACGCTTGGCGCCGTCGAGCTGCGCCCGCACCTCGGCCGGCTCGAGCGCCTGCGGGTCAGCATCCGCCTGCACGACGGCACGCTGGTCGACCTCAACGGCGGCGAGTGGTCCATGAGCATCGAGTTCACGGGCACGCTGGTGCGCTGACCCCCCGCCCGCCTCGGCGATTTTTTTCTGGAGGGGACCCCACACGCCCACATGGACCGCCGCGCCAAGATCGCCCTGCTCGTCGCACTGGTCGCCTACTTCATCGCCCGGGGCGACTTCCAGACCGCCGCCATCATGGGCGCCACCGCCTTCGGCGCCGAGCTGCTGTTCTGAAACGGCGACTTTCAAAACGGCGACCGGAACTCGGTGCCGGTCCGCACGCCCCTGATGCTGGTCGCCTGGGCGCGGGGGATGGGCGTGGGCAGCGAGCTGGCGTCGCGCAGGTACGCCATGTACTGCGCCAGGCCCGAGCCCACCTGCGGCACGACCTCGCGCAGGACCAGCTCGTTGAGGCGGGCGACCTCGGCGGCGCCGCCCGTGTGCGTGGAGCTCTGCATGTACACGTAGCGCATCACGATCATCAGCTGCTCGTCCGACTGGCGGTCGATCTCGTAGCCCGTCAGCCGGGCCACCACCTGCCTCAGGCGCCGCTGCAGGCGGTCCAGGTTCTCGGCGCCGAAGAAGGCGCGCCCGACCTGGCCCACCTGCAGGTGCGTCGACCGCACCAGCGCCTCGCCCGCGTCGACAGGCGTCGGGGTGGCTTCGTACAGCGAAAACGGCCTCTCGGCGATGTCGTACACGTTGCGACCCCGGTCGTCCAGGGCCACCGGGCTCTGGGTGGGCGGCGGGCGGGCGAACATTACCCGCCCGCGTGAATTTTATTCCCGGCCGCCGCCGGGCTTGCCGCCGCCGGGCTTGCCGCCGTTCCGGAAGGCCCGGCGCAGCGCGTCGCGCTTGGCGCGCACCTTGGCGTGCTGGGCCGACCCCGGGTCCAGGCCGCGCAGCTTCTCGGCGAGGGCCTGCATGCGGCGCGAGTGCGCGGCCTGCGCCTGGCGCGCCCGCAGCTTGCGCGCCCGGGCCAGCGCGTGCTCGGCGGCGCCGGACTCGCCCTCGGCGGCGTACGGGAACACCGTGTCCCCCGGGCGGCACATGGCGGGCAGCTCGGCGCACGGCACCAGGTGCACCCAGCCCCGGCCGCCCGCGCCGCGCACGCGCGGGTACTTGCTGGCGTCGAACTTGCGCTTGACCCGCCCGCCCAGGCGCTTCGCGGGCGTCTCGGTCAGCCCGTACCGGTAGCCGTTGCGGTACCCGTGGTGCCGCCAGTCGCGGGCCGTGCCGCGCTTGGGGTCCAGCACCTGGCTGGTCTGCTTGACCACCCGGTAGTAGGGCCGGCGGTGGCGCCGGAAGTACGCGATGTCCACCTGCGCATCCTTGTCGGTGTAGGGCAGCAGCTGCAGCGTGCGGGGATCGCGCAGGTCGGCGGCGGTGTAGCCGTGGTACGCCTTCAGCGCGTACGCCCGCAGGTCCCCGCCCGCGATCTTGTCGAACCGCACGACCCGCGCGGCGTGCGGCGGCCGGCGGCCCGCGGCGCAGGCCGCGATGTCCTCGGCGGCCTGGCGGGAATCGTACACGTGCGGCGGGTACCGGTTCAGCAACCCCGGCGGCACGCCGTACACGGTCGTCAGCGCGAAGCCGCGGGGCTCGGCGTACGGCGGCTTGGCGGCGCACCGGCGGCGCGTGGTCCAGGCCGGCGCCCCTGGCGTCTTCGGGGCCGAGGCCGAATTTCCCATATACACACGCGCGCCCGAAATATTTCGGCGAGGCCCGGGCTGCCGGGCGGTTTCTATACGTCCGCGGCGGGCAGCGTGCTCGCCGACGCCAGAGGCGACGGCGTAGGGCCCGCCCAGTTCATGAACGTGTCCCTACCGTCGTGGCCGCCGTACTCGGCGTCCTGGTCCCTGTTCTTCCTGTCCTTGGTCTTCTTGTCTTTGGTCTTGTCTTTGGACTTCTTGCCGTCTTTGTCTTTGTTCTTCTTGCCGTCTTTGTCTTTGTTCTTCTTGCCGTCCTTGTCCTTCTTGCCGTCTTTGTCTTTGGGCTTCTTAGTGTCTTTGTCTTTCGGCTTGTCGGTGGGCTTGTCGGTGGGCTTGGCGGGCGCGGCGGTGGGCGGGGGCGCGGTGGTCACCACGTCCACTTTCGTGGTTTTGGTGCTCTTCACGCTCAGGAAGATCACCGCGCCGATGATGGCCAGCACGATCACGATCACCAGCCAGTGGTTCTGCCAGCCCTCGGCGATCATGGAGCCGATGCCCCCGTAGCCGCCGCTGGAGTTGTACGGATACATCGAGTTCATCCCCGGCGAGAACTTTTTCGCGCCAAACTGCCGGCACACTTCGAATTTACAAACACGCGGCCCTGTGGGCCGGCCAGGCCCGGGCCTGGCACGAGTGCGAGCAGTAAAACGTCGAGCGGCACCGGCCGCAGCACCTCCGGACGAGCACGCGGCACCCGCACTCGGCGCACGTGGTCGGCGGCTCGCCGGGGTCCAGCCCCAGCGCCCGGCACATCATGTGCCACATGCAGTGCGGCATCCAGCGCCGGGTGAGCCGCACCAGCGCCTCCTCGCCGCCGCCGCCGCCCAGGTTGACCAGCAGCTCCAGCCGCCTGCGGCAGACATGGCAGGGTGAGACCCCGGGACCAGGGCCCGGGCGGCAAAATCACGCGGACCAGGGCCCGGGCGGCAAAATCACGCACCCGAACGTGCGCTCCTCGGTGAGCTGCAGGTTCCGCGCCGCGCCAGAGCCGTGCCCGCGGGCCAGCGCGCTGTCGGCACGCTCGGGCATCACGACCCGGGCGAGGCGGTACAGCTCGCGGTACAGCTCCCGCCCGCCCGCCCGGTGGTGCTGGGCCAGGGTCCAGGCCTGGAGCAGCAGCCCGATGCAGGCGCGGCGGTCCTCCTCCTCGGTCCACTGTATCTCGACGCCCGCCACGGTGCGGGACTCGCCCCGCGCCCCGAACATGCCGCGCGCCACGGCGAGGGTCTCCGCGACGCGCTGGCGGGGCGGCATGTCCACGAAGCCGTACGCGACCCTCGCGCCGTACAGGGGGTTGGCGGAGTTGTGCCCGTACGTATGCCACGCCAGCGCCTTCTCGGTGCGCTCGTCGCTGGGGCTGAAGATGTGCGTGCGCACGCTGCGCGACCGCAGCAGCAGGTGCGCGAACCGGTGGGCCAGGGCCATCAGCCGCGGCGGCGGCGCCTGCCCGGGCGCCGCCTCGGCCTCCGCCCGGGCCAGCACCTCCTCGTACTCCAGCAGCACCTCGTAGGCCTGCTCGCAGTCTCCCAGCGCCACCACCAGGTCCTCGGCATCCCGGCACCGCTGCGCGCTCAGGAACCGCCGGGCCCGCTGGGCAGCCGCGGCGATGATGGACAGCATCTCGCCATGCTCGCCCTGCGGCTGGGAGTCCATGCGGGGGATTTCTATCGCGGGCATGGTCGTTTGTCGGGCGGCCGGCCCTCGCAGCATCATAATGGGTGCCCGGGATGCGTCGGTGCCACCTGGCAGTCGTGCCACCCTGTTTGGGGTTTAGGGGACCACCCCGCGGGACCCGACGCGCCGCCCTTCAGATGACTGCCGAACCAGCCGAGCTGCCGCACGTACCCTACGACGTCTTTCGAGCCCACATCCTGCCCCGCCTGGGCATTGATCTGCGCCGCGCGTTCGGCCTGCCGCCCGCCCGGCTGGTCCTGGCGCCGCCGGACCGCGAGCGCCTGGAAACCCTGCTGGCGAGGTCCCGAAACCGCGTGCGGCACTCGCCGGGCGCGGGCCTCACGTGGATGACCATGAGGGCCGGGCACAAGCAGCTGACCTACGTGTACGTCGACGGCAGCGACAGGACCTGGGCCGAGCGCGACGTGGAGACGGGCCGGGACCGAAACGTGTGGAGCGATGTGTTACAAGCCCGCCGGGACCGCCGGCGGGAACTGAACAAAAGGCACGCCAGGGAAGAGAAAGCGAGCAAGTCGCGAGACATCACGCAAACAGGGAGTCGAGGCGGAGCAGCCCCGCGGGCACGCGCACGAAGGGCATCAGCGGCGACCCCGGCCCGCCGGGCAGCAGCTGCCAGGCATCCAGCGGGTCGGCGGCCAGGCCCAGCGACACGCAGGCCTGGGGGGGCAGCAGCCACACCGCCCCCCGCGGCGCCGCCGCCAGCGCCCGAGGGTCCGCGCCGCACACCAGCACCTCGCACCCGCACCCCGCCGCAGAGGCGACCAGGGCCAGCAAAACCACGAGCATCATCGTGAAAAAGCAAAGTGCAAGAAAGCGCAAGCGAGTGCAAGCGAGTGCAAGTGAGTGCAAGCGAATCAAAGAAATGCAAGAAAGCGAGTGCAAGCGAGTGCAAGCGAATCAAAGAAATGCAAGAAAGCAAGGCGCGTCAAGCGTCAAGAGACCATGGTCGGGCTGGGGGGATGTCGCGGTCGCGGCAGTACAGGTCCAGGCGGGGCAGCAGCCGGCGGGCGGGCGTGGGCACCCGGCCCGCCAGCGAGATGTCGGGGTGCAGCACCAGGAGCGCCCCCGGCGGCGGCTGCAAGTCGCGCGGCACGCTCAGCGCGGGCGGCGGCTCCGCCACCGCCTGGATCTCCAGGCGCAGCAGCCGGGCGGGCAGTCGGGGGTGGACGCACGCGGGGCCCGCCCCCGCCCCGGCCCAGCGTGCGTCCACCAGGGTCAGCGACGTCAGCGCCGACAGCTCCGACAGCCGCAGCGGCGAGTCGGGCCAGGGGTCTTCGAGCGTCAGGTCCGCCAGCGCCGGCAGTTCCCGCAGCACCGGCACGATGAGCGTGCCCGCGCCCCGCAGCGTTAGAGACCGGAGCCCCGTCAGCCGGGACACGCCGTGCAGGCAGAAGTCGCACGTATCCAGCTCCAGCCGGCGCAGCGAGGTCGGGAAGTGCGCGGGCGGGGTCTGGTCGTGCGCCGCGCCCAGGGCCCGCAGCGAGGTCAGGGTCGTCAGCGCTTCCAGCCGCTCCCAGTCCCGGTGCCGGTGCGCCGGCGGCGCGAACTCACCGTCTGGCAGCACCGGCGCCGACCGGCGCGTCAGGCTCAGGTCCCGCAGGCCCACGCGCAGCAGCTCCTCCACGAACGCTCCGGGGGCGCCGAGGCGTCCTCCCCGCACGGCCAGGCGGCGCAGCGTGCGCGGCAGCCGCTCGCGCGGCAGCTCGCTGGCCAGCATCATGCCGCTGGCGGGGTCGAACCGGGTGAAGTCGCCAAAGTTCACGGCCCAGCGGCGCGGCAGGTCCAGCTCGAGCTCGTCCAGATCGAGGTGCTCCAGGGGCTGCAACGACACCCACACCGCGACCGAGCACCCGCGGCCGTCGTCGTCGCGGGCCGGGTTGCCGCCGCCGAACCGCACGTGCACGGACCGCAGGCCGCGCAGCGCCGCGGCGGTCGCCAGCGGGTTGGGCCGGCCCACGACGTCGGAGTCTATCTCCAGGCGCAGCCGCCGGACCTCCGCCCGGTCGGGTGGCAGCCACGTCCGGCGCGGCGCCGTAGGTTCCTGCGGCGCAGGCGAGGGCGGCTGGCTCAGGGCCACCGCCTTGTAGCACATTGTGGCAACCGCCTCATGGCAAATTGTGGCAACTCACCGACACGCTCAGCGTCCCGACCCGCAGCCGGCCGGGGCACTCGGCCAGCGCCACCGCGAAGCCGGCCAGGTCCCGCACCCCCAGCCGCTCGCACTCCCACCAGCAGCCCCAGCACTCCTCGGCCGCCCGGGCCGCATCGCGGCAGGTCAGCAGCAGGCTGCGCTTGTCCTCGGGGGGCAGCAGGGCCGCCACCCGCGCCAGCAGCGGGTAGGGCAGGTCCGTGAAGCGCATTTTCGGACCTACCTTCGGCGGGCGGGAAACAACACACCCCTGTGCACCGACCGACGCAACCGACGCAACCGACGCAAGGCCGACCGAGCATATTACCATAACCCTCGATCCGAACAGTCATTTCTCCTTTTTCGGTTTCTCCTTTTGTGGACATGCTGACCCACTTCCTCGCCGCCAGCGCGCTGTGCCAGGGGTGCAAGGCCCGCACCGCCGAGCAGGCGCGAGCCTGGCTGGTGGCCGCGGGCGAGAAGCGGGGGTGGCAGCACAAGCGCGGCTACAGGCCGGCGGGGCAGCACCAGCAGCTGCTGCTGCGCAGCCCCGACCGCCAGGTGGATGCATGGTACACCCTGCACCCCGATGGCCGGGCGGAGCTGGGCGACCTGGTCCTGGCGGTGGGGCGGGACCACAGCATCTCCTACCTCCGCCTGGCCCCCGGGGCCGACACCTGGCGCCTGGCGACTTTTTGCGCCCTCTGGCCCGACATGCCCACCGAGGCGGAGGTCGAGGATGACTTCCGCGGCAGGCTGCAGGCCAACCCTGACCTGCTCCCCAGCTTCTTGGAGTTCTACCATGCGGCGAAGCGAGCGCACAGCATCCTCCGGCACCGATGACCTTGTTTTGACCTTGTTTTGTTAGTTTTTTTGTTTTTTGTAAAGTTTTTTGTTAAAGTTGTCACCTGTAACACAAACACCCAAAGCACAGGACAGGAAAGTCAGGGCAACACACTTCGACCGACGCAACCGACGCAAGGTCGACCGAGCATATCACTCATTTCTCCTTTTGTGGACAGCTGCTAGGCAGCCGCCGACCCACGGCCGTATATGAACCCGTGTCGGCTCTGACAGACCTCACAGCCCGAGATGGAAGACCTGCAAACCCTGCGCGACACGCTGGCCAGGGTGGAGGGCGCGACGACCCAGGAGGCGACCGCCGAGGTCCTTGCCGGCCTGGGCAAGGTGTTCCTCGCGCCGGTCGCCGGCCTGGACCTGCTCGACCGCCTCGTGCTGGTGGAGGGCGGTCCGGCGTACCACGAGGCGCGGCGCGGGCTGAAGATGGCCGTCTGGAACGTCTGCGCGTCAAACTTCCACAACCCGAAGGCCTTCTGGGAGGCGGCCGAGCAGTGGAAGGCGGACCTGGCCTCCGCCCTTCGTAACATCATTTCCTGTATGGGCACGCTGAGCTTGTAAAAGCCCTTATGTAACACAAACACCGTGACTTAAGGCCGCGCCGCAGCAGCACATTCCATGAAGGCAGAACCAGGAGTCGAGGCCCTGATGGAGAAGTACCTGTATATGTATTGGGACTGGATGGACAACGGCACCGTGCACCAAGGGACGTACACGTCCCTGGATTGGACGCTCAAAGTGGACATGGACACCAACGAGTATTGCATCCTCCTAACGGACGGCACGAACGAGATCAGGGACGAAAGCATCAGATACGAAAAGCCGCGCCCGATCGTGTTCGGGCCGCTGCGCCGCTACCTCGAGCACCTGCTCATCAATTGGTGGCCTTCGCACGACTGACGCTTAAAGGATCCGGCGGCCCAGCGGGGCATGCAGCTCAGAGCCGTGACCCGGGGCAGGTACCAGCAGATCGAGGACTCCGCCACCGGCAAGGCACCCCAGGCCCGGCTGTTCGGGTGCCAGGTGCTGAAGCCGCCGCGGGAAGTCTCCGGCAAGACGTACGTGACGCTGGACCTCGAGGACGCCGTGGGGGATCTCCAAGTCCTCGACGCGGTCGACGGCTTCGTGAGGTCCCAGGCCACCGCGGCCTACTCGCCCTGGGGCCGCGGGGACCGCCGGCTGGTGGCCAAGGTGGTGGCCGCCACGGCGTTCGAGGACGCCGAGGGCGATCCCGCGGCGCCGTGGGCCTTGTTGCAAAACTCGACGGTGGACGTCGTGGTCCGCCCCGGCGCCTTCGGCGACTTCGGCTACTGCTGGCTGGTGGCGCGGGTCAAGCCCGGCGGCGCGGCGGGGTGAAAAAAACCGGGGCCGGGCCCCAACCGTGAATGTCGTCGCTCGCGCCCGCGCCCCTGCCCGACGCGCCGCCGCCCGCGCCCAAGGGCCAGCCCAAGGGCCAGCCCCGCATCACGGTGGCGCCGTACGTCGAGTCCTGGGGCACCCTGGACCTCGCCTCGTTCCCCACCAAGGCCGTCACCCTGGCGTTTCTGCTGTCGACCGACAAGAAGGGCGGGCTGGGCTGGGACGGCAGCATGGCCATGGGCTCGGCCGCCGACCCCTGGGTGGCCCGGGCCAAGAAGTCCGGCAAGCGCATCGTGCTGTCCTTCGGCGGCCAGTCCGGCACCGAGCTGGCCCGCGCGCTGACCGACCCGCGGCAGATCGCGGACGCCTACGTCCAGGCGGCCAAGACGTACAACGCCGTCAGGCTCGACTTCGACATCGAGGGCGGCAGCATCCAGGAGCGCGACACGGTCAGCCGGCGCAACACGGCGCTCAAGGCGGTGCAGCAGCGCCTGCCCGGCGTGCCGCTGCAGTACACGCTGCCGGTCATGCCCTCCGGCCTGGACCCGTGGGCCGTGGCGCTGCTCAAGGACGCCAAGGACCAGGGCGTCGCGCTGGACTGCGTCAACGTCATGGCCATGGACTACGGCGACAGCTTCGCGGGCGACATGGGGACCTACGCCGTGCAGGCCGCGACGGCCACGCGCAAGCAGCTCGACGACTTGGGCCTGAAGACCGTGGGGGTGGGCATCACGCCCATGACCCTCAAGAACGACGTCGAGGTCGAGGTGTTCTCGCTCAAGAACGCCAAGAAGCTCGTGTCGTTCGCGCGCAAGACGCCCTGGGTCCGCTTCATCGGCTACTGGTCGGCCGACCGCGACAAGGACCGCTCGTTCGCCAAGGCCTTCGCCCAGCTGGAATCAGCGTGAGCCGGCGGGCGAGCCGTCGGCGGGCGGCTCCTCGATCCCGGCGGCCCACAGCACCATGCCCGCCAGGCGCCGGTGGCCCCGGGCGTACCAGCCGCCCAGGCGCTCCATGACGGCCGCGTCCGCTGCCCGGTCGGCCGACTTGCACCGCACCGCGAAGGTCGCTTCCAGCGCGTCCGCAGGGTCCATGTCGGCCACGTGCAGGGCCAGGCGCGCGCCCGGGGGCTGGGTGACGTACACGTCCATGCGGGGGATCCACGCCGGCTTGAAGTCTTCGAACAGGACCCTCGACAACGCCACGTCGTCGAGCTCGTCCGAGTCCCACAGCTCGGACCGGCGTGCCAGGACGCGCTCTACGACGTCGGCGGACAGCACCATGCAGCAGCCGCACAGGTGCGAGCGGTCGTCGGCCAGGCCGGCGGCCAGGCCGCGGCGGGGCGCGGCGCGCAGCCAGGCCAGCAGGCGCTCCCAGTGGAACCAGGTGGACAAGTTGGACCTGACCACGTAGTCGTAGCCGCGGGAGTCGCGGAGGGCGCACAGCGTCTTGCGCATCAGACCCGGGATCAGGCACTCCTCGACGTCGTAACCCACCGCGCCGGGCGTCGCCTCGGGCGGGCCGGGCGCCCCGGGGCTCACGGCGCGGCCGTACGCGAAAACCACATCGACGTTATCCGGCGCCGTGTCGGCGTGGCAGGTCGTCGCGGACCTCATGCGGTCGTACGCCTCGCCCCCAGACGCCATGCACAGCAGCAGCACGCGCGGCTCGGGCTGTGGCGTCATTGTTCGTGCGGCTGTTCGTGCGGTTTGCGGTTTGTTAAGTCAAAAACGAAAAGTCAACTGGCACAGGGCAAAGGCAACAGGCAAAGGCACGGGTGTAATTCAGGATCACACAGGTGCAATTCAGGACTGGCTGGCCAGCAGCGCCGCCAGCTCGCGGCTCAGCTTGGGCTTGGGCTCCTCGGCATCCGTTTCGTCGGGATCGGGGGCGGGCTCGGGGGCGGCCGGGGCGGGCGGGGCGGGGACGACGGGGGCATTCATGGCGTTGGCGGGCGTGTCGGGCGCCGGGGCGGGCTTGGCCTTGGCGGGCGCGGGAGCCTTGACGGGCGTGGCCTTGGCGGGCGTGGCCTTGGCGGGCGCGGGAGCCTTGGCCTTGGCCTTGGCGGCCTTGGCCTTGGCCTTGACGGGCGTTCTGGACGTGCCGGCGCGCTCGGCGTCTGACTCGCCGGGCTCGTCGGCGGACTCGTCGGCGGATGCGTAGAAGGAGTCGTCGCCGGACTCGTCGTGGGAGTCGTCAGAGACGTCGTAGTCCTCGGACTCCGAGGACGACGTCTCGGACTCTGCGGCGCACGACAAACAACCCTAAACAACACCCAACACCCACGTACGAACAGCAACACCCCGCGCCCAGGCAAGCCCGCACCTTCGACCACGCGCTTCTTCTTCTTGGACGGCTCGGCGTCGACGACCGGGCGCTTGCCCTTCTTCTTGTCGGCCTCGACGGCCTCGGCCAGCTTGGCCGCACGCCTGGCGGCCTTGCGCGCCGCACGCTCCGCCGCCTCCTGGGCGGCCTCGCGGTCGGCCTCCTCCTGCTCGGCCTTCCAGGCCACGTAGGCGCGGCGGATGTCCTTGGGGCGCACGGGCCGGGGGGCGCGGCGCTCCGCCTGGTCCGCCAGGTGGCTGAGCAGGCCGGCGGGGAGCTGCTGCTTGAACCCCGTCAGGGGGCGCAGCGCGGGCGGCAGCATGCAGTTGTACCCCGCCTGCTTCAGCTGGTTCTTCGACCACTCCTCGCCCTTCAGAGCCTGCGGGCGGCGGGCGGCAAAGCGTGTTGTTCACACGCGCCAGCCCCCACGGCGCCAGGCCCCCGGCCAGCCCCCGGCGCCCACCTTGTCCAGCTTCGCGTGCGCGGTGGAGAGCTTCCTGAACAGCCAGCTGTAGGTGCGGACCGAGAGCTTCTTGTCGCCCTTGAGCGCACGGATGGTGTCGGGCGACAGGCCCAGGTCCATCTTGGCCAGGCCCTTGTCGATGAACTCGCGGCGGAACCAGGCCCGCAGCGGCTCGGTGTCCAGCTCGTAAGGCTGGAAGTTTGCGAGGTCGGACTCCATGGCGGGAGTTCGGCGGGCGGGAGTTCGGCGGGCGGGAGTTAGACTTCGTCCTCGCAATAACCCGCCCGCCGGCGGGTTATGGCTCGGCAGGCCGACGCGTGTTCCGGTGCTTTCCACCCCGACCGACGCAAAAAGTGCACTTTTCACACGGGCGAGGCAACGCGCCTGATACGTGACCGTGACGACGGCTGACTGCGTGGAACAACCGGGTGAACCACTGACTATCGTTTGTCTGTTGTTACATCCGGCGGACACGAGTTACACACGGCGGTTACACGCATTTCACCCCGAGCAGGCCAGGCAGGGCGCGACGGTGACCTGCACGGCCCGGGCGGCGGGCTGGCTGCGCAGGTAGTACACGCCAGTCTTCAGGCCACGGTCCCAGGCGTGGAAGTGCATGGACGACAGCTTCTTGAACGTGGGCTCGGCCACGAACAGGTTCAGGCTCTGGCTCTGGCACACGAAGGCCCCGCGGTCGGCCGCCATGTCGATGAGCACGCGCTGCGACAGCTCCCAGGCCGTCTTGTACAGCGCCTGCAGCTCGGCGGGGACGGCGTCCAGGCCCTGCACGCTGCCGCCCCGCGCCAGGATCGCCTCCCGGGTCTCGCGCGTCCACAGGCCCCGCGCCTGCAGGTCCCGCACCAGCCAGCGGTTGGCCACGACGAACTCGCCGGCCAGCGTGCGCCGCGAGTACACGTTGGAAGTGATCGGCTCGACGGACTCGACGTTTCCCAGGATGTTGGCCGTGCTGGCGGTGGGCATGGGCGCGACGCTCAGGCTGTTGCGCAGGCCGTGCTTGGCGATGTCCGCCTTCAGGCCCGTCCACGAGTACGGCATGCGCGTCGCCGCGCCCCACAGGTCGAACTGCAGCTGCCCGCGGCTGGCGGGGCTGCCGGCGAAGGTCGGGTACGGCCCGCGCGCCCGCGCCAGCGCGCAGCTCTCGGACAGCGCGCCGAAGTACACGGTTTCGAAGATGCGGGCGTTGAGGTCCGCGGCCTCGGGCGAGTCGAACGGCAGGCGCAGCGCGTAGAACACGTCCTGCAGCCCCTGCGCGCCGATGCCCACCGGCCGGTGCCGCTCGTTGCTGGTGCGGGCCTCGTCCAGCGGGTAGTGCGTCACGTCGATCACGCGGTCCAGGTTGCGCGCCAGCACGCGCGTGGCGGCCAGCAGACCCGCGAAGTCGAACCGGCCGTCGCGCACGAACGCCGGCAGGCTGAGGCTGCCCAGCGTGCACACCGCGACCTCGTCGGGGGCCGTGTACTCGATGATCTCCGCGCAGAGGTTGCTGCTCTTGATGGTCCCCAGGTTCTGCTGGTTGCTCTTGGCGTTGGCGGCATCCTTGAAGAGCAGGTACGGCACGCCGGTCTCGATCTGGGAGCGGACGATCTCAAACCAGATCTCTTGCGCGCGCACGGTGCGGGCCGCGCGGCCCTCGGCCTCGTAGCGCTCGTACAGCCGCTCGTACTCGGCGCCCCAGGCCTCCGCCAGGCCGGGGCACGCCGCCGGGTCGAACAGCGACCACTCGGCGTCCTCGCGCACGCGCCGCATGAAGAGGTCCGACGCCCACACCGCGTAGAACCTTCAGGAAAAGGCAATATGACAGACTCGAAACCCAAATCGACGGGGATGGCCAAGCGGTTTAGGGTTAGGGCCAAGCGGCAAACGTAAAAACCCCTACCCCCGACTCACAGGTCCCGCGCGCGCAGGTGCTCGTCGCCGGAGTTGCGGCGGAGCTGCAGCACGTCGAACACGTCCGGGTGGTGCGGCTCGATGTACACGGCGATGCTGCCCTTGCGGCGTCCTCCCTGATTGACATAGGACGCCACGGCGTTGGCGACCCGCAGCATGGGCACCAGGCCGTCGGACCGCCCGTTGGTGCCGCGGATGGGCGCGCCCTTGGCCCGGACTCCGGACACGTGCAGGCCGATGCCGCCGCCGTGCTTGGAGATCAGCGCGCACTTGCGCATGGCCTCGAAGATGCCCTCGATGCTGTCGTCCTCGATGCCCGTCAAGAAGCACGAGGCCAGCGCCTGGTACCGCATGCCGGAGTTGAAGAGCGTGGGGCTGGCGTGCGTGAAGGTCTTGGTCGACAGCATCTCGTACGTCTCTCGCACGCGCGCCAGCCCGTCCGGGCCCGGCCCGCCCGCGGCCGCCGGCGCGCGGTTGGCGGGCGGCGTCGGCTCCGGCGCGTCCAGGTCCTCGCCCCACAGCGCCAGCGCGACGCGCAGCCACATGTGCTGGGGGCGCTCGACCACGACGTCGTCCACGCGCGTCAGGTACATGCGCTCCATCGTCTTGAAGCCGAAGAAGTCGAAGTCGAAGTCGCGGCGGTAGTCGACGAGCTGCTGCAGCTTGTCGCTGTGGCGCCGCACGCGGTCCAGGAAGGCGGGGTCCAGCACGCCGGCCATGCGCTCGAAGGTGTCGAGCACCGACTTGGACGTGGACTTCTGCAGGTTCGACACCAGCACGCGCGCGGCCAGCGAGCCGTACTCGGGGTCGTCGGTGCTCATGCCCGCGGCCACGTCGGCCGCCAGCTCGTCCAGCTCGCTGGTCGAGATCCCGTCCTTGACGGACGCGCACACGCGGGCGGCCACGGGGGTCACGTCCACGGCCAGCCGGGGCTCCAGCGCGCGCAGGTGCTCGAGGCGGTGGGTGATCTTGTCGAAGCGCACGGCCTCGCGCCGGCCATCGCGCTTGGTCACGCGCATGGTGGGGGCGGCGAGGGTCTGGGTGGTCATGGCGGGGGCCGGGGCCGCGGGCGGGGGCCCTAAGTGCCGCCCCCGGGATCGCGCGGGCGGGCGGCCCCCGATCCCGGGGGCGTGTCTATCGCCGGGCCGCCGCGGCCCGGGCACAGTATTGCAGCACCCGCCGGCCACACCTTGACCATGACCCCCGCCGCCCCCACCTTCACCGGCCTGCCCCGCGAGCTGCTGCACCGCATCATGCTGGCGGCCGACCAGGGGTCGCGCATGAACTGCATGCGCTCGTGCTGGGCGCTGCATCGCGCGGCCAAGGAGCCGGGCGTGTGGGACTCGATCACCCTGTACGACGTCGACGCTACCGCCGTCGACTTCGTGCGGGACAACCGCTGCTCGCGGGTGCTGCTGGCGGGCGCGCAGCCCGACGACGTGTCCTGGTTCCTGCACCGCCTGGCGGACGTCGCGCACGAGCAGCTCCAGCACCTCGACATCGAGCTGGGCGCCGTGGAGCGCCTGCCGCAGGACCTGCTGTCGGCGGTGGGGCGGCACCCGCGGCTGCGCAGCCTGCGCCTGGTCGTCAAGGAGTGCGCGCGCCCCGCCGAGCTGTGCTTCGCCTGGCAGGAGGCCGCGGCGCTGGGCGAGCTGGAGCGCCTGACGGTGGCGGAGCTGGATGAGGACAAGAACGTCAGCCTGTGGTTCGACGACACGCAGGCCCACTTCCGGAGCCTGCGGGAGGTCCACCTCGAGGTCGCGTGCAGCGACATCGCCACCGGCCTGCCGCACCTGCCCGCGCTGCGCAGCCTGGTGTACCGCAGCGACCCCGACGGCGACGAGGACTACGGCGACCTGTCCATGGCCGGCGCCGACCTGGACCGGCTGGAGATCGACGTCAGCGACTTCACCGACTACCCCACGCTGTGGGACCAGCTGCGGCGGGCCCGGGTCCGGAGCCTGGTGCTCAACGTGCACGACCACACCGACATCACCCATGTCGGCCCGGCGCTGGAGTCGCTGGAGCTGCGCATGGCCGGCGAGCTGAGCCGCGTGCACATCGACTTCCCGACGTTCTCCGCCCGGCACCCGCGCCTGAAGCGCCTGGCCACCAGCGCGGCGCCATGGCTGGAGGACGAGGCGGACCATGGGCACCACCCGCACAAGCTGTGCCTGCGCGGCGTGGAGGACCAGAAGACGTGCTTCAGGTTCCTGGGCCTGATCGACTTCGCCCAGCACCCCCTGACCGAGCTGAGCATCATGCGGTGAACGCAGTTTTACAATTGTTGTTTAGTTGTTGTTTAGTTGTTGTTTTGTTGTCACGGTTGTTGTTTGGTTGTCACGATTCCTTTTTGTTGTAAACTTGAAAGTTTCAGGGGGTGCTGAGGGCCTGCTGCAGCTGCCACTGCGCGTGCACTGCGTTCCAGGCGTGCACGAACTGCTGGCGGCACTGTGGCAGCAGCCAGTCCATCTCGCGGCGCAGGCGCGCCAGGTCGCGGCGGAGGTCGGCCGGCGTGTGGGGCGGCGGGGGCGGGGGCGGGGGCGGGGGCGGTGGGGTCGACGGCGGGGGGGCCTCGAGTGCGTCCAGGCGGGCCCCGAAGGCGTCGAGCCGTGTCTCCAGCGCGCACTCGACGCGCTCTATGGCGTCCGCCATCGCGCGCAGCGCCGCGGAGCTCGCGCGGCGGTCGGCCTCGGCGGACTCGAGAGCGTGCCTGAGCACGTCGAGGTCGGACTGCGACACCGGCCTGACGCTCGGCGCCGGCGCGGCAATGACCTTGACGGGCGAGACGGGGGCCCTGCCCTTGGCGGCCAGGCGCGCCGCCTCGGCCCGGGCGGCGCGCGCCACCTTCTCGGCAGCCGTCGCCCTGTCCTCCGCGGCGCGGCACTTGGCCTCGGTCTCTTCCAGCAGCAGCGCCGCGCCGGCGGCGGAGGCCTGCAGCTTGGACACCGCGCCGCGCAGGCCCGCCGCCTGGTCGAGGGACGCCTTGAGGGCCGTCTCCAGGGCCTCGACGCGCGCCTCCAGGCCTTGGGCGCGAACGTCGGCGCCGTCGGCGCGCGCCTCCAGGTCCAGCAGGGCCACCTGCAGCCGCCGCCGGGCGCGGGGCTCGGCTTGCTCGCAGGCGATGCGGAAGGCCCGCAGCCGCCGCAGCACGCACGGGACCAGGCCCGGGTGCAGCGCCAGCTGGTGGCGGAGCAGCATGTTGCTCAGCGCCAGCACGCCCTGGACAAGGTCGGACTCGCCCTCGCCCCGGCGGTCGCCCTCGTCGCGGCGGTCGCCATCGCCCCGGCGGTCGCCCTGGCGCCCGGCGGCCGCGAGCTCCCACGTCACGGCCACGGCCATGGACGGCAGCTGGGCGCGCGCGATCTCGGCGAAGGCGCGCACCTCGCCGGCCTGCCGCTTCAGCACCTCGCCGAACTCCTCGACCTCCTGCTGCACCGTCTCCGCCTCGCCGTGCGCCGCCTGCCAGTCCGCCGCGCCGTCCACGCGCGCCGCCACGCACAGCATCGCCATCAGCGCCGGCATGCCGGCCGGCTCGGCCCGGCACGTGGCCGCGGGGTACCAGGCGGCCAGAGCGCCGTAGGCCTCCTTGTTGTCGCAGAACCAGGCGGCCAGGTCTGTCATGAACCTGGCCGCCAGGGGGTCATCGGTCTGGCCTGCGGGTATATGTGCGGGCGGGGTCAGCGGGGGTGTTTGGGGAATGTTGGGGAATGTTGGGGAATGTACAAACCCCGCGCCGGGCCCGCGCACCTCCCTCCCGCCCCGCCAGCTCGCTCCAGATGGCCACCAGCTGGCGCAGGCCCTCGGCCACATGCTCGCGGGTGTCCAACATATTGTGCGCACCCGATCTGGCGGGGGCCGGATGGCGGGGGTCGGGATATGATCTGGAAATGTGTACAGGTGTACCGCATGCGTCCGGGCGTCCGGCCACTTCCGGCGGGCGGGGCCGGCCGCGTCATCGCCTCCGAACGGGGCTGCGCTGGCGCTGGCTCTGGACGCGGCGCATCCCGGCCGCCCGCTGCTGGGCCTTCTTCATCTGCCGCTGGCGCAACGCCTGGTAGCGCTGCGCCTTCTGCTGCTGCTGGGCCGCCCTCTGCTGCGCCTGCCGCTGGCGCAACGCCTGGTCGCGCTGCGCCTTCTGCTGCGCCTGCCGCTGGCGCAACGCCTGGTCGCGCTGCGCCTTCTGCTGCTGCTGCGCCGTCTTCTGCTGCTGCTGGGCCGCCTTCTGCTGCGCCTGCGCCGCCTTCTGCTGCGCCTGCCGCTGCCGCAGGGCCTCCTGCCGCTGCTGCTTGAGGCGTTGCCGGTCCACGAACGCGGCCCTCGGTGCGGGCCGCGTGACCTGCCGGGGCGGGGCGGGGCGGGGCGGGGGCGGGCGTTGAGGCCGTGGGCCCGCCGGCGGCTGCACCCTGCCCTTCAGACTCACCCACCCCTTGGGGCGTTGCAACTGGCGGGCCTTGGGCGGCGCGGGTTGCGGGCGCGGCGGCGGTAGCTGCGGGCGGCCCTTGAGGCGAACGCCGATGCCGCGCTGCGGGCGGGCCTTGGGCGGCGCGGGCGGCTGGCGCGGCGGCGGCAGCTGCGGGCGGCCCTTGAGGCGCACGCCGATGGCGCGCAGCCCTGCCGGCTTCCCGGCCGGCTTGGCCGGCGGGCCGGTCTTCCCGAGTCCCCGGACAGCCGCGTTGGCAGACGTCGGCGTGCCGGGGGTAGGCGTGCCCGGGGCCTTCCCGGGCGCCGCGCTCGGCTTGTTCGGCAGCTTGATCGACAGCGCCGGCGGCTTGGCCGGCTGCCCTGCCGGCGGCTTGGCCGGCCGCCCTGCCGGCGCGCCTGGGGGCCGTTTCGGACGCAGCTCGCGCTTGGCGGCCGAGAACGCGGCGGTCAGCCTGGCCTGCGCCGCCGAGTTGCGGCGGCTCTTGGCGTTCTTCAGCTTGGCGGCGTACCTGGCCGCGAGGGCCTGGGGGGTGTCGCCGGGCTGGTACGCCAGCGCGCCCTTCCAGTCGACGCCCGGCGGTCGGGCGCCCTCCTTGGACGAGTTCAGCCGCCCGGCCGCGCGGGCGGCCACCGTGTTGGCCGAGGGCCGCGGCCGCAGCTCGCGCTTGGCGGCCGAGAACGCCGCGGTCAGCTTGGCCTGCGCCGCCGGGTCGCGGCGGTTCTTGGCGTTCTTCAGCTTGGAGGCGTACCGGGCCGCGAGGGCCTGGGGGGTGTCGCCGGGCTGGTACGCCAAGGCCGCCTTCCAGTCGACGCCCGGCGCGGTGCCCTTCTTGCTGGAGTTCAGCCGCCCCGAGGCCCGGGCCGCTTGCAAATTCGCGCTCGGTCGCCTCCCCGTGCCGGCAGCCGGCTGCAGCTCGCGCTTGGCGGCCGAGAACGCGGCGGTCAGCTTGGCCTGCGCCGCCGGGTCGCGGCGGCTCTTGGCGTTCTTCAGCTTGGCGGCGTACCGGGCCGCGAGGGCCTGGGGGGTGTCGCCGGGCTGGTACGCCAAGGCCGCCTTCCAGTCGACCGGCCCTGGCCGGGCGCCCTCCTTGGACGAGTTCAGCAGCCCCTGGGCACGCGCCTGCTCCAGCGTGCGCGGCTTGACCAGCTGCGCCGCGGCCTGCGCCGCCGCCTCGGCCGGAGTCGGCTGCGGCCGCACCGGCGCCTTCGTCATGAGCGGCTTGCCGGGCGTCGCAGGCTGCGGCCTCGCCGGCGCCTTCGTCGTGAGCGGCTTGGCGGGCGTCGCAGGCTGCGGCCTCGCCGGCGCCTTCGTCCCTGGCGACTTGGCGGGCGGTTTTGACACGAACGCCTGCGCTTCCTTCCACATGGCCTCCACGGCGGCGAGCTGGCGGGCCCGGTCGGCGTCCGACAGCCCCTTTTTGCCCTTGATCCCCGCCACGATGCGGTCGTAGCTGGGCTTGAGCTTGTCCAGCGTGTCGCCCTGCTTGTAACGGAACGCGGCCTGCCACCTGCTGCCGCCGGCCGTCTGCCCCTGGCCCTGGGGCTTAGACGCCTGCAGCCGGGCGCGGGCGACGCCCCAGGCTCGCTCCAGGCGCCGCCGCTCCTCGGGCGTCTTGGCCGCCCGCATCTTCTGAGTGAACTTCTTGCGGGCGGTGTCCAGCGTGTTGGCGGCCCCCAGGCCCAGGTCGCTGCGCCAGCTCGTCGCGTTGGCCGGCGGCTTGGCGTTCGGCTTCGCGGGCGATTTGGCCGGGGCCTTGGCGTTCGGCTTCGCGGGCGCCTTGGCCGGGGCCTTGGCCGGGGCCTTGGCCGGGGCCTTGGCCGGGGCCTTGGCGTTCGGCTTCGCGGGGGCCTTGGTGTTTGGCGGGCGGGTGTTGTGCTGGACGTTTTGCACTTGCGGAACGTTGTTCTGGACGTTGTTCTGGACAGCGTTGTGCTGGGCGTTCGCGTTCACCGGACGAGGGCGGGGGCGGGGCCGCGGGAAGTTCGTCGGGTGGTTCATGGGGCGGTTCATGCCGGCCGGGCCGCCGAAGTCGGGTTGTCCTCCGAAGCCGCCGCCGAAGTCGGGTTGCTGTCCTCCGAAGCCGCCGAAGTCGGGTTGCTGTCCTCCGAAGCCGCCGCCGAAGTCGGGTTGCTGCCCTCCGAAGCCGCCACCGAAGCCGGGCTGCTGCATCATCGGGTCCGGGTTGAAGCCGCCGCCCCCGAACTGCTGCTGCATCATCGGGTCCGGGTTGAAGCCGCCGCCCCCGAACTGCTGCTGCATCATCGGGTCCGGGTTGAAGCCGCCGCCTCCGAATTGTTGCTGCATCATCGGGTCCGGGTTGAAGCCGCCGCCCCCGAATTGCTGCTGCATCGCCGGGTCGGGCTGCATGCCTCCGAACTGCTGCGGCATCATCGGGTCAAAGCCGGGCTGCTGCATGACGTTCAGCCTGCCCGAGTTCAGCCTGCCCGAGTTCAGCCTGCCCATGCCGGCGTTCGAGTTCAGCCTGCCCGAGTTCAGGCCCGCGCCGTTGAACGCGCCGAGCCCCGAGTCCAGCCGCGCGCGTGTCGCCCCGGACGGGGCGTTCCGGCCGTTGACGTTCGCAACTGCGTTCGCGGCCAAGTTTGCCACCGAGTTCGCCGCGCGCCCGGCCCGAACCGCAGCCCGCCCGCTCACCCGGGGGCGCGCTTTCGCAACGCCGTTGGCCCGGTAACCGTTGGCCAGCCCGTTTGCCGTCGTGTTGATTCCGTTGGCCGTCGTCACGTCGTTGAGCCCGTTGACCGGAACGTCAGCGGTGAGCTCGTTCAAGGCCAGGGAGTTGGCCCGCCTCGGGTTGGCCACTGCCCGGCGGTTCGCCAAGGTGTTGGCCAGGTTCACGCGGGTGTTGGCCCGGTTCGCGACACGGGTGTTGGCCCGGCCCAGGTTCGCGACGCGGGTGTTGGCGCGGCTCACGCGGGTGTTGGCCCGGCCCACGCGGGTGTTGGCCCGGCCCAGGTTCGCGACGCGGGTGTTGGCCCGGTTGTTCGCGACGGCCCGGTTGTTCGCCGCGTTGTGCACGAACGCATAGTCCTCGGGGTCTTCGTCCACGTTGTTGGCTGGCGCCCGGCGCTGGATCTCGCGGGTGCACACCTCGGACAGCCGCCTGTTGTCGCGGGCGTGCTGCACCAGCTCGCGCTCCCGGCAGCCCCCGCACTCGCGGTCCGACAACAGTCGGTCCCTGGACGCGCGCAGCGCGGCCAGCTCCGCCTCCGCGGCGTCGGCCCGCGCCTCGGCCGTGACCTTCTGCTTCATCAGCCGCTTCAGGTCGGTGCTCGGGTACCGGCGCCGCGGGCCCGGCAGGAACACCTGCGTGATCTGCGACTGGCCGTCCGGCCCGTCGCTCACCACGCCCCTGGCCGAGCGCGTGCGCACCTTCTTCGACCGCCCCTTGCGCTGCCGGGCCTCCACCGCGTAGTCCTCGGCGTTCTCAGAGTCCACCGCGTTTTCCAGGAGCCTCTGGTCGCCGGGGTCAGAGCCCTCCCCGTTCATGATCACACCATCAGAATTTTTACAAAGGCGCGGGCAGGGGGCAAAGAACGCAAGCACGGTCACGCCTCAGTCGACGATGGCGGCCGCGGCCTCCGGGGCCACCAGGCTGGCCGGCGCTTTCTTGTAGAACGAGGTGATCTCGGACTGGTTCCGGGCCGCGTTGCGGCGCAGCCGCTTGCGGTCCGTCCTGAACCGCTGCAGCGCGCTGTCGCGCCGGTCGCGCAGCGCGTCCAACAGAGGCTTGACGTCCGGGTGGCCCAGCACCTCCGCCTCGGGGTCCTCGACCATCAGCTTGAGCAGCGACTGCAGCGGCGACCAGAGCTGGTGCTCGAGGTAGTACAGCGCGTCCAGCGGCAGGGACTGCTCCGCTGCGTGCGCCGGGTCCTCCGCCCGCTCGGCGGTGCACGCGTCGGGGTTGTCGAGGTCCTCGACGAACACGTAAGGAACGCGCGTGCCAGACGGCACCGGGAACCCCCGGCGCGCCGCCAGCTTGCGCGCCACGAACAGGTGCGGCTGCTTGTCGTTCTTGTAGTCCCCCCGCAGCGCCTTGCTGACCACGAACTTGTCCACGGGGCACTCGCCCGCCAGCAGCCTGACGATGTGCTGGCGGGCGGCTGCCACGGCGGGCGGCGCCTGCTTGCGGTGCATGATTTCCTCCAGCACGGCGGTGGAGGCCTCCTTGACCATGGCGCACGAGTCGCGCCGCACCAGCTGGATGCCCTTGATGTCGATGTAGTCGTGCTTGTCGGGCCGCGTGTACATCAGGCCTGCGGGTCGGGGGCGGGGCTATTCGGGAATCACCACCGGCGCGTGCGCATGGCCTGGAGGGTCACGTAGCCGCCGGCCAGGCCCGTCAGCAGCGACACGACCAGCCACAGCGGGCGCGAGTAGAACAGGCGGCTGGTGCAGTCGAAGCGCTCGAAGGCCGTGCGGTTGGTCACGGCGCAGTACGCGCCCGTGCCGGCGTGCACGGCCTTGCGGTACACCTCGAAGCCCATGGTGGAGTCCAGCAGCACCAGCGCCAGGAACACGGCCAGCAGCCTCGCGATCTGGTTCATGGGTTGTTATCCACCACCCGGAAAAAAACCCCCGGCCCGGACCCCGGCCCCGGCCCTGCGCTCACCGGCGTAGCGCTTCTTGCTGAACAGCAGGTACGGGTAGTAGCCTGCAGCACGTGCACGTAAGGGTTATTGAGGGGCACTCGACGGGCACTTGACGGGCACTTGACGGGTACTTTCGGGCACTCGACGGGCACTTGACGGGTACTTTCGGGCACTCGACGGGCACTTGACGGGCTCCAAGTCGACAACCGGCTACTCACTTTTCTCGTACTCCAACTCGTTGGGCGCCAGGAAGCCGGCGGTAATCTCGCGGGCCACGCGCTCCGCGGTCTCGAAGTGCGCCTTCATGTCGTGCCGCCTGGCCTCGCCCAGGTTGAAAATGACCATGACACTGTCCGTATCTCCGTACACCACGCGGCTGCCGGGCACCAGCTCCTCCACGCGCCGCACGGTCTCCTGGATCATGGCGCGCCCGGTGGCCGTCACGCTGGCCGCGATGTTCACGCACGGCAGCATGCCCTGGGTCGCCCCCATGAAGCCGTACACGCTGTTCATGGTGATCTTGTACGCCAGCTGCTTGCCGTCGAACACCGCCGCTCCCCAGGTGTCCCCCGCCGCCTTGGCCGCCGCCATGTCGCGCTTGGCCTGCTTGCGCAGGCGCGCCAGGTCCTCCAGCAGCGCGGGCACCACGCCGCGCTGGCCCTGCGCGAAGCGGAACGTGCCCAGGTCCGTGGCGATCTCGTAGTACTCGACGCCCTCGAGCCGCGCGTACCGCTCGTCCAGCACCAGCGTGGAGTAGCACAGGTTGTGCGCGCGGATGATGGACGGGTACTGCGACAAGGAAGCCCACAAAATTTTCGGTCACCCACGGGAATGCGGCTGCAGTTGAAGTTGCCCGTGCCCGTGAAGTGGAACGCAGCGTACACCCGCTACGCCGTGGCGGCCCTGACCGCCATCGCCGTGGCGGCCTGGATGCTGGCGGGCGGCCGCGAGGGCTTTGACACCAACGACGACGACGACAAGGCCCTGGCCCAGGCCGCCGAGCTGCTGGACAAGCTGGCGAAGCGCAAGGCCAAGCCCGGCGCCGCGGCCACGGCCAAGGCCGCCACGGCCAAGCCCGCCGCCAAGGCGGTGGCGGCCACCAAGGCCGCCGTGGCCAAGGCGCCCGTGAACGCCTCTGCGGCCACCAAGGCCGCCGTGGCGGCCACCAAGGCCGCCGTGGCCGCCGGCGCCGCGACCAAGGCCGCCACCGCGGCGCCCGCCAAGCCCGCGGCCGCGGCCGCCGCCGCCACCAAGGCCGCCGCCGCCGCCACCGCCGCCACCGCCGCCGCCGCCAAGGCGGTGGTGGGCAGCAAGGAGGCCTCCACGCCCGCGGCGCTCAAGGCCGCCGGCACGGCGGTGGCGGCCACGCAGAAGGCGCAGGCCGCGACCCAGAAGGCGGCGGCCAAGCCGCCCGGCACGCCTGCGCAGAAGGCGGCGGCCGCGGACGCCGCCGCCGCCACCAAGGTCGCGGCGGCGGCCACCGCCAAGGCGGCCACGGCCACCGCCAAGGCGGCCACGCCGGCGGGCAAGGCGGCGGCCGCGGCCACCAAGTCGGCGGCGGCGGCCAGCGCGCAGGCGGCCAAGGCGGTGCAGGACTGCAAGCGCATGCTGGACGGCAAGTGACCCCCCGACCCCGCGCCCCGACCCCCCGCACGCCCCTACCCTCAACCCTAAAAGGCTACCCACCAGCGAGGCAAAGTCCAGGCCGCACACGATGTCGAAGTAGGCGCCCGCGTGCGCCTTGAGCACCGTGGCGCCCTCGAACTTCTTGCCCTCCGGCACGCCGATGCCCTCGTCGTCGGGGATCACGTACCCCAGCTCCCGCGCCTTGCCCAGGATCACGCTGTGCACCTTGACCTGCTGCCCGCGGTTGAGCAGGTAGTCGAGCGGCACGCTGACCGCGTTGGCCATCTCCGTCTGGTTCTCCCACACGCGCAGGTGCGAGACGAGCCGCAGCGGCAGCTCGGTGTCGCGCACGGCGTAGCGCGCGATGTCGGCGCGGTCGGCGGGCGTGCCCAGGAACTTGCGGAAGATCTCGGCGGCGGGCAGGTCCAGCTTCTGGGCGCCCAGGAACTTCTTGGACACGTTGTCCAGCGAGTAGCTGTCCAGCTTGTGCTCGCGCCGCATGTACTGCAGCAGGTCGACCTGCTGCACGCCGGGCGTGCCCAGCACGAAGAACCGGTTCTGGCCGTACGCGCCGCTGTTCAGCTCGAACTCGCGCGGCGCGCCGCCGCCCTCCACCGCCCGGCCCAGCAGCTCCAGGTCGACCAGCGGCTCGCCGGTCCGCTCGTCCAGCAGCACCCCGGCCCGGCCGGCCACGTACCTCCAGTCGAACTGCGCCGTGTTGTACCCGAGCATCACGTCCACCTTGTGCTCCCGCAGCAGCTGCGCCCACAGCTCGATCACGCGGTGCTCGTGGTCGCTCCACTGGATCTGCACGCCGTCCACGGGGGCCGTCTCGCGCAGGCACACCACCGCGCGGTGGTACGGCTCCGGCTCGCCGTAGCGCTGGAAGGCGGTGGCGACCTGGATCAGGTAGTCGTCGGGGCGGTCGGCCAGCGGGAAGGCGCCCGTGGCGCTGCGCGCCTCGATGTCCCAGCTGGCGAACACCAGCGGCGGGCGGTCGGCCAGCGGCGACGCGGACACGGCCGTGAAGTCGCACTCGACCTCGACGTCCACGTCGGCCACGAGCTCGACCGGGTCCCGCCACGCCGCCACGCGCACCCAGCGGCAGGGGCCCAGGCCGCGCAGGTGGAACAGCCGGACCACGGGGTCCACGGACGCCTCGAAGGTGCGGTGCCCGTCGTTGCGCAGCCGCCAGCGCGCCCGCCGGAAGGCGGCGATGGAGTCGAAGGCCAGCTGGGCGAACGTGGACGACTGCCCGCCCCGGAAGCCCCACATCGGCAGGCGCCGCACCACGCGGCACCGCGCCGGCTGCGTGCCGTACTTCTTCCGGCACTGCTCCAGGAACAGGCCCGCGCGCGCGTCGGTCCACTCCGGGGGCAGCTCCACGAAGAAGTAGGGCGTGAAGCGCACGTGCACGCACGCGCTCTGCCCGGAAGGCAGCTTGCCGTACGTCGTGATCCGGCAGCACTCCCCCGGGCCGTCATCGGCCGCCGACCAGGTCACGGGGAAGATGTCGAGCGCGGGCATGCTGGGGCGCCGGCGCTGAGCCGGGCTTTGTCAGCCCGGCCGCTAAGCCGGGCTTTGTCGGCCTCTCCAGGATCGCGCGGTCGGGTCGGGTCGGGCGCGCGATCCCGGCGGGCTTCGCGCCCGGCCCTAAGAAGTCCCTGCATACCGCTAATCCCGCTAATTCGACATGGGTGTGCACGAGGCTGCCTTCGCGGCAGAACCGCCGTCCGGCCCGACGGGCGGCTCGACGAGGTCTCATTGGCTGTCCGTCGTGTACGGCCTCCGCGGCGCGCTGACCTCGCGGGGCGCCGCGAGGGTCTACATCACCCTGATGGGCCTCTTGTTTGCCGGAGGCATGTCGTCCATCATCGTCGCCACATGTATCGGGCACCTGAGGAAGGGGCTGCTCGCCGCCGGCATAGCGATGGTGCTCCCGTTCATCGTCATCTTCGTGGTGCTGCTGTGCCACGTGATCGTCACGGAGTGTATCCCGGATTGCCGGGAAGAGTGCGGCTTGTGCTGGGATGACTGCGCGAAAGAGTACCGGAAGAGCGCGGCGGAGGCGCCCCTCGTCAGCAAGCCCGACCCCCCCACGTTGCCTCCCCGTGTCGCCGTCATGATTTAATCAAGTGGCACACATTGCACAGTTCGCCGTCATGATGTAACAATCAAGCATTCCTGACCGGCTCGTAACAATCAAGCATTCCTGGCCCTAAAACCGCGCCGCGTTACCGCGACGTCATGGCCCTGGCCCTGGCCCTGGCGGCGTCGACCCTGGCGCTGACGGCGGCCCCGGCCCGCGCCCTGGCTTCGGCGTTGGCCCTGGCGGCCGCGTTCGCCCTGGCCCTGGCGGCCGCGAGCCTGGCGCTGGCCCTGGAGGCGGCCTCGGCCCTGGCCCTGGCGGCGTCGGCCCGGGTCCTGGCGGCGGCGTTCGCCCTGGCGCGTGCGGAGGCGCCGGCCTTTGCCCTGGCGGCGGCGTCGGAGCGGGCCGCGGCCTGGATCCGCGCGGCGGCGTTCGCCCTGGCCCGGGCGGCGGCGTTGGACTTCGCCGCGATGTTGGCCAGGCGCTGGCTGCGCCGCGGGGGAGCCACGGCCTTGGCCGCGGCTTTGGCCCTGGCGGCGTTTACCCTGGCGGTGGCGTTGGTCGCGCGCTGGCGGAGCCGCGGGGGCATCTTGTTGGCCCCGGCGTTGGCCGCGGCTTTGGCCCTGGCGGCGTTGGCCAGGCGCTGGCTGCGCCGGGGCGCGGGCCTGTTGATCGAGTTCAGGTTGGGCAGCGCGGCCACGGTCGGGGCGTTGCGGGGCAGCTGCAGCTCGAAGCTGGGCGCCCGGCGGGGCCGCCGGGGCGACGGCGGCCTGTTGATCGAGTTCAGGTTGGGCAGCGCGGCCACGGCCGGGGCGTTGCGGGGCAGCTGCAGCTCGAAGCTGGGCGCCCGCCGGGGCGCCGCCGGCCTGGACGGGGGAGCGTTGAAGGCCGCGGCCAGCAGGCGGTCCTCCAGCTCGGCCCGGTCCCGCTCCGCCTGCGCCAGCCGCCTGGCCTCGGCCACGCCGGTGCGGGGCCTGCGGGGAACGTTCGTCGGCACGTTGCGGGCCGGCGGGGCCTTGACGCGGGGCACCACGGGGCGCTGCACGGCGATGTTCACCTGCCCCATGCGACGCACGGCGTTTCGCGTCGCCTGCGACACCGGGACAGGGCCGTTCCGCGCGTTCTGCAGCGCCGCGTCCAGCTGGCGCATCTTCTCGGCCAGGCCGCGGTTCGCCTCGTTCAGGCGCTTCATGGACGGCGTCCGGCTCGGCGCCCGGGGGGCTGCGGGGGCCTTGCGCCCCGCGCGGGCCGCGCGGCCCGGGGCCTTGCGGCGGGACGGCTGCGCCCGGGCCGGGGCTTTGCGGGCCGCCCGGGGGGCTGCGGGGGCCTTGCCGGCGCCGCCGCACGACCGCCGCAGCGCGTTGATGGTCTCGGCGTCCCTCCACCGCTCCGCCAGGGGCTCGGCGGCGCCGCGGGCCAGCACCCCCGCGTCGAGGAGGCCGGACAGCACGCGGCCGACGCGGCCGTGCGGCACCACGCACCGCCGGCTGCCGGGGTTCCACAGCCTGCCGGCGCAGCGGCCGCGGATGCTCCTGATCAGGTCGGACCTGCGCCCCATTACCCACCCGCCCCAGAAAAAACCGGCCCGCCCCCGTTTTTTCTGGGCGCACAGCAGCACACCCGGACGCATGGGAGCACCGGGGAAGCACCGCCCGAAGGCGACCGCCGCACCGAAGGCCGCACCGAAGGCCGCGCCGAAGGCCGCCCCGGCGGCCGCCCCGAAGGCCGCCACCGTGACCGCGGGCGGCACGACGATGGTCGTGCGCCACCTGGGGTCGGGCAAGTACAGCGACGTGTTCAGGGTGCACGGCGGCCCGGCCGCGGCGCCGCCCGTGGTCATGAAGGTCAGCTACTACCGCGACGACACGCTGTGCCACGTGATGCGCCGGGCCCGGAAGGGCGACGCCAAGGGCGCGCTGCTGGCCAAGGGCAGGGACGCGATCCAGGTGAGCCACGCCTTCGCGCGGGCCACGGCGCGCCTGCTGGACACCGTGTCGCCCCACTTCGTCTTCGTGTACTGCGACCGCGACTGCAAGGCCTTCGCGGCGCGGCTGGGCCCGCTGCTGCGCGACCGGCTCAAGGCCCTGACGCCGGTGCAGCGCCGGTACAACAACGTGTGCTTCATGGAGGTGTTCCACGGCAACATGACCCGCTGGCTGGCGGCGGGCCGGTACGACCAGGACGCCCTGCGCGCGGCGGTGTTCCAGGTCCTGTACACGCTGGCCGCGCTCCAGCGCCTGTACCCGGGCTTCCGGCACAACGACCTGAGCACCAACAACGTGCTGGTCAAGCGCCTGCCCGCCGCGCCGCTCGTGTCGTACACGCTGGGAGGCCAGACGTTCTTCGTGCGGGCCCCCGTGCTGGCGGCGCTGTCGGACTACGACTTCACGCACGTGCCGGGCCACCCCGGCCTGCAGAACGAGCGCGTCACCAGCGGCAAGTACAAGGTCGACGGCCGGCCCAACGACAGCTACGACGCGCACTTCTTCCTCAAGAGCGTCATGAAGTGCATCCAGCGCCGCGCCGCCGAGTTCCCGGCCGCCTGGGCGTTCCTGGCCGGCCTGCGCATGCGGCAGGAGGACCGCCAGAACGACCGCGTGTTCCCCGCGCTGCGCCCCGCCGCGCTGCTGCGCCACCCGTTCTTCGCGCCGCTGCTGCGCCGCCCGCCGGGCGCGGTGGCGGCGGCGTACTCGGCCGACGCCAGGCCGGAACCTGCCAGCCGGTTGTCCGGAAGGACCCGGCCCGGAAGCCGCGTCGGGATCCGGCCCCGAAGCCGCGTCGGAACCCGGCACCGAACCCGGCGCGGACCCGGTAGCCGGCAGCCGAGGCCCCGCCCGCAAACCAGGCGCCCCGGGCCCCCGCGGCAGCTGCGGCGCCGACAAAGCCCCCGCGGCGGCCGGGGCCAGGCCAGGGGTAGGCCAGGGTCGTGACCCATGCTGCGTGCGGCCGGGATCGCGCGTCGGATGGGGGGGTGAAACTGCCTGGGCGGGTCACGGGTTGTTTATTTACAAACATGCAGGAGGTCGCCCCAGAGGCCTGCGCGCCCCACAGCCCCCCGGGGCGCCAGGGCATCAAGCGATGCAGGGAGGAGGCGGAGGATTTGGGCCCGCGCACCCCCGAGCCCCCGCCCTCCACGGTAGAGATGGTGCGCGAGCTGGCGCGCCGCCTGCTCCTCCTGGAGACCAACATGAGCAACATGCGAGTGGACATGCGCGATGCGGTGCTGGCAACCGCCTGCCTCATCCACGATGCCTACCCCGGCCCCCACCCCCCCGCTGTGCGCATCGCGGCCGCCCTGGCGCTGGCGAGCAAGCTGTGCTGCAGCCAGCGCGGTGAGTCGGGCGAGGATCGCGGGTCGGGGATAGAGAGCCTTATCGCCTTAGCTTGTAGTACCGCCGGCAATGTGTGACCGGACGCCTGTGTGAACCGGACGCTTGTGTGACCGGACGCCTGGACGTCTGTGTTTGCGCGCAGAGGTGTTGCACGCCAGCACGCTGGCGTGGGCGCTGGGCCGGCCCGCGGCGCGGGAGGAGGTCGTGGCGGCGGAGCTGGACATCTGCCGCGCCGCCGACTGGAAGCTGCTGCCCCACGCGCTGGACGGCATGGCCCGGGCCGGCGAACTGCCACGAGTCCAGAGCCAGGTCCAGATGTGAACGTCGAGAGTCAACGCAAGTCCAAGCCCAAGTGAGCAACGTAAGTCCCAGTCAGCTACGTAAGTCCCAGCTACTAAGTCCCAGAACAGCCGAGCCAGAACAGCCCACGTGTCAACAATCCCTGAACCCACCCCCAAAAAAAACATCATGTGTGCCAACACTCCCTTACCCCCCCCCCCAAAAACATCATGTGTGCCAACACTCCCTGAACCCCCCCCCAAAAAACATCATGCTGCATCTGCGTGAACTGCCGCACTGCCACCGCGTTTTCAGTTTCCGGGGCGGCGACCTCGCCGCCCGGGAACCCGAGGTTTTCCTCTTCCACCCTTCCACACCCTTCGAGCTGCCCTTTCGTGATCTTTCCTTTTGTGATCTTTCCTTTCGTGACCTTCCCCTTTTCACGATTTCGTGACCTTACATCACCGGTGGCGCTGCTGGCCATCACCGGTGGCGCTGCTGGCCACGGTCCCGCTGTTCTCTCTTCGCGCTCTCTTCGAACTGCGACTGCGACTCCAGCAGTTGCAGGCCCCGGAACAGGATCCTGTTGAGCTTGTCAAGCGAGTCGCGCATACCGGCCAGGACGTCAGTCATCGCCTCGCCCTCCTCCGTCATCAGGAGCTGCGTCAGCTGCCCCACGGCCGCGGCCAGCGGGTCCTCGTCCTCGTAGTCGTCCTCCTCGGGGGCGTCCTCGGGGTTTTCGTATTCCTCGGGGTCCTCGGGGTCCTCGGACACGTAGGCCTCGGCGCCCGCCTCGGCGCCCTCGTCCAGGATGAAGGTCACGGTGCGGCCGTCTGGCCGGGGTGCGGGCACGACCTCGATCTCGGGGTCGAGTTCAGGCTGCGCGGCGGCGGGGGCGGGGGCGGCGACGTCCTCAGCGGGGGCGGGGGCGGGGGCGGGTTCCGCGAGCTCGACGGCCTTGGGGGCGACCTTCCTGGGCATTCCCTACGGAGTTCCAAAAATCTGGGCGGGATGAACGAGCGTGCGCCGGGGCGGCCGGCGGGCCGGGGACTTCAGTCGTCGTCCTCGGCCTCGCACCGCAGCCTGGGGCCCGAGTACACGCGGCGCCGCGGTCCCGGCGGGTCTGGGTCCCGGTGGAACAGCGCCGACAGGGGGACCCCGTCGTCGGCGTCGTCGCAATCGGGCGACGGCTCCAGGCTGCTCAGGGTCTCGGGCTCGAAGTCAAGGTCGGACTCCTCGTGTTCGGACGTCTGCTGCTCGGCCTCGTCCCACGTGAACTCGGCGTACTCGTCGGCCCGCGCGCCTTCGTCGCCCAGCGGCTGCCAGTCCATCGCGGAGGCGGACTCGGCCGGCGCCGGGGCGGCTGGCGGCGCGCAAGGCTCGGCCGGCGGCCGGCGCCGGGGCGCGGCGGCCTTGCGCTCGGCCGGGGCCTTGGCCGCCGGGGCCTTGGCCGCCGGGGCCTTGGCCGCCGGGGCCTTGGCCTTGGCCTTGGCCATGGCGGGCTTGGCCTTGGCGGCCTTGCCGAAGGCCGGCTTGGCCGGGCAGCCCGACAGAAGGTCCAGGAGCGAGCCCTGCTGGACGACCGCCCCCGGGGCCTCCCCCTTGACCGTCATCGAATTGCGACCCGCGCAAGAAAATTCCGGCGGCGAATTACGCGGGACACCGGACCAGGCGAACCCGCTCGCCGAGCCACGGCGGCCGGCGCCCGGGCGGCTTAAGCGGCCCTCCGGGCGCGGGCCGGCAAAATGGGCGACTCCGCCGCCGGCGAGGGCCACGCGCTGTTCCTGCGCAGCATCCAGGGCAACGCCATCCGCACGCTGTTCGAGGTCCTGAAGGAGATAGTCCACGACGTGGTCCTCCGCATCGACCCCACGGGCGTGCGCCTCCTGACCATCGACGGCGCGCGCTGCGCGCTGGTGTACATGCGCCTGCGCGCCGACGCGTTCGAGGAGTTCCGTTGCGAGGGCAGCTTCAACCTGGGCATCAACATGGCCAGCATGTTCAAGCTGGTCAAGACCAGCGGCAGCCACGACACCATCACGCTGTACATGGCCTCGCCCGCGTCCCACGAGCTGGGCATCAAGATCCAGAACGCCGAGAAGAACAGCGTGACGGACTTCCAGCTGAAGCTCCTGGACGTGGACGAGGACTGCATGGACCTGCCGGCGGTCGACTTCGACAACGTGATCACCATGCCGTCGGCCTTCTTCCAGCGGCTGTGCCGCGACATGCTCAACATCGCCGACACGATGTACATCCGCAGCTCCGGCAGCCAGCTGGTGCTGGGGTGCAACGGCGACTTCGCGCGCCAGGAGACCGTCATCGGCGAGACGGACGCGGGCATGAACATCCGGGCCACCAGCGACAAGGTCATCGAGGGCCACTTCAGCCTCAAGTACCTCTCGCTCTTTTGCAAGGCGGCCAACTTGTCCAACACCATCGAGCTGTTCCTCAAGGAGCGCTACCCGCTGATCCTGAAGTACAACGTGGCGTCGCTGGGCGAGCTGCGCTTCTGCGTGGCCCAGAAGGAGCAGTGACCGGCGCGGCCGCGGGCGCAGCCGCGGGCGGCGGCGCGGCCGCGGGCGGCGGCGCGGAGGGCGCGCCCCACGCCGCCCAGTCGGCGACGGGGCAGTCGGTCCAGTCGCCCCAGAACATTTCCGTCCTTGCGTAGAAAATATGGCGGACGCGGCGCACGCGGCCGAGCAGGCCGGGCGCGGGTGGCCCGCCTTCCTGAGCGAGGCCTCGATCCGGGAGCTGCGGACCGGCGTCCGCGTGCGCCGCTCGGTGCTGGACCGGCGCGTGAGCTTCGGCGAGCACGGAGAGGTAGAATACGCCCTTGTGCCCGGCGGCGGCGGGTGGTACCAGCGCGTCGACGCCGGGGCCACGCCCCACTTCCCCGCCGCGCTGGCGCCCCGGGACCTGCCGCCCGGGGCCCGGGGCGACGAGGAAATACGACTGGCCCGCGGGGGCCAGGAGGCCACGTACGTCAGGGCCGGCGCGCACTGGCGCCTGGTCGTGACTTAAGGCGGCAAACATGCAAAGAGGTTGTGGCATGTGGGTGAACATTCCCGGGTTCCCTGGGTACCAGGTGCGGCACACTGGTCGCATACGAAATGTGTCGACGGGTCGCATGCGGAAGCGACACTTCAAGCCGGACGGGTACGAGCGCACCCGGCTGAGAAACGACGCTGGCAAGGCGCGCAGCGTGTACGTCCACCGGATAGTGGCAACTGCCTTCATCCTCAACCCAGAGGACAAGCGCACCGTCGACCACCTGGACCGACGCAGAGGGCACAACCGGTTGCACAACCTCCGTTGGGCCACCTCGAAGGAGCAAAGCGAGACGACGGCTCGGGCAGTCCGGCGTGGCGGTAGTCTCCCCACCGCGGTCTTGCAGTACGACCGAGACGGCACGCTCATCAAACGGTACGCATCCGTCAGGGATGCCGTTGAGGAGCATGGCGTGACGCACTGCAACCTAGTGGCGTGCGCGGCCGGTAGACGGGCGTCGTGCGGCGGGTACCGGTGGGCCTACGACCAGTCTCCAGATCTGGACGGGGAGGAGTGGAAGCACTGGCGCAAGCAGCTGTGGGTCTCCAACCTCGGCCGATGCAAGTGCCAGCTGTCGGGAGGCAAGTTCTCGTATGCGGCCGGCCCAGAGGCCATGCCCGCCTCGAACGGGTACCCGAAGCTGGCGAACGAATACATCCACCGCCTGGTTGTGCGGCTTTTCGTCGGCCCATCGCCCGGTGAGGGTTACGTAGTCAACCACAAGGACGGCAACCCCGGCAACCCGGAATACACGAACCTGGAGTGGGTCACGGCCGCGCAAAACGTGCAGCACGCGTATGACACCGGGTTGAACCCAAAAGTCCGGGCCGTGGAGCAGTTGGACGACGCGGGAAACGTTGTCGAACGGTTCGCGAGCATCGCCGAGGCGATGCGAAAGGTGGGAGGAGACGTCAAGAAGGCCATTCGCCGTGGCGGCCGTGCAGCCGGCTTCCGCTGGAGATATTCATGAGATCGTGTAGTCGCCCCAGTACCCCTTGTAAGCCCGGAACGGCGTCGCGAGCGAAGGGTTCGTGTCCACGAGGTTGGACCAGAGCGTCGCCCTCATGCCGGTTTTGGAAGTATCCAGGTTGTCGACGCCGGCTTTGAGCATCTGGCGGCGCGCCTCGGCAAACGCCTTGAACCACTTTATCTCGTCCTGGCAGTTCCTGGCGCGGGCGGGCATGCGCTTGACGATGGCCATCAGCGACTCGGTGTCGGCGCCGCTATTGATTGCGCAGTCGACCACGAAGCCCCGCACGGCCGGGATCGTCAGCCGCGGGCCCGGCCGCCGGGCCGCCGGCCCCGTCTTGTCGGCCCAGGCCGCCGCGAACTTCCAGTACAGGTCCACGTACACGCGCCACACCGCCTCGCGCCACGCCGGGTCGGCGCCCAGCCCCTGGATGATGCCCTTGATGCCGCGGATGCCGCGCACGTCGTCGCCGCGCTTTTTCTTCACGGCGTCGCGGAACGTCAGCAGCCTGTCGCACTCGGCCGACCGCGGCTGGATCCCCGCCAGCGCGTCCAGGATCATGGCCAGGTCGCCGGTGCCGGAGCAGGCGCCGTACAGGGTGCACGTGTACCCGCGCCCGTCGCCCAGGAACTCGATGTACCCGTACTGCTTCCACCACTCGGGTGTGCCGTTCTCGGGCAGGCTGATGAGCTGCAGCACCGCGTCGACCTGCCGGGCCGACAGCCCCGTCAGCGCCGACAGCTCCGCCGCCACGCCCGCCGGCACCCTGTCCGCCGCCGCATCCGACGCGTGCACCCCGGGCGGCTTGGCCCCGCCCGGCTTGGCCTTGGGCGGCTTGGCGGCCCTGGCAATCGTGTCGGTCATGTTACAGTGTAACAAAAATTATACGCAACAACAACGGGCGAGCACGGGGGGGGGCAAGCAGGGGGGTGGAAACAATGTACAACCGAGGGCAAGCAGGGATGGAAACAACGTGCAGGGGATGGAAACAACGTACAACCGAGGGCAAGCAGGGGGATGGAAACAACGTACAACCGAGGACGAACGAAAGCAGGGGCGTTGGAACGAAAGCAGGCAAAATCACTAATTGCAGGGTCAGATGGTTACGGCCAGGCGCTGAGGGGTGACGGGTGGGCAATGGGGGAACCCGCCGGGAATTGCCCGCGGGGTGAGGGATCGAGGCGGTGCCGGATTCAGAAGGCGGTGCCGGTGCCGGATTCAGAAGCGCAGGGCGCGGCTGCACGACATGTACGCGGGCTCCGGCGGCAGCGGCACCGGCACGGACCGCCGGCGCGGCAGCAGCGGCGGCGGCTCGCGGGGGACTGCCGGGCGCGTGCGGGGGGGCGTGACGCTGCGCTCGGGCGCGTACAGGAAGCGGACGACCACGTCTCGGGCCGCCGGCAGCAGCTCGCAGGCGGCCACCGCCAGGTCGGCGCCCGCCAGGTGCGCCGGGGCGGGTGTCTCCAGGCGCAGCGTCGCGCACAGGGCATCCAGGTCGCCCGGCGGCAGCAGCCGGATGGCCGCCAGCAGCTCGGCGGGCGGGGGGGTGTGGGGGGCCGCGGCCAGGGCGGCGGCGAAGTGCGCCCGGCCCGCGGCCCCCGGGGGGGTGTGCGGGGTGCAGGGCTCGGCGGGGCCAGCCCGCGGCAGCTTGGCCGGCTTGCACTGGAGCATGACTGCGGGCCTGTCTGGGCTGGGCCGGTCTGGGCGGGCTGGGCCGGGCGGGCTGGGCTGGCTGGCGGAGTCGGGGATGGGCCTGGCTTGGCCGGAATACCGAGGGCCGCCGAGGGCCAGGTGTTTGTTATCGGGATCGAGCGTGTCAGTCTGACCGAGGCGCGGCGCGTCAGCCCCGGCTTCCAGGCCAGCCGGCAGCCGGCCAGCTGGCGCCGGGCGGGCCAGCCGGCCTGGCGCCGGGCGGTTACACCGGCTCGAAGGGGGTGTAGTCGGTGGTGTACATGGCATAGCCGGCGCTGTCCAGGGTCGAGAAGGCCAGGGCGCCGCCCTCGCCCGCGAACCCGTCGGGCGTCAGCTCGCCCTGGAACAGCTTGAGCCACTCGAAGGCCGCGGTGCCGTACAGCGGCGTGCCGTCCGGCTGGATCAGCGCCGGCACGGCCGCCACGCGCGACAGGCGCGCCGGGTCCAGCTGCGACACCTCGATCATCACGGTGCTGCTGGCCGCCGACGTCATGCGCAGCGCCTCGATGAAGCGCAGACAGTTGGGGCACTGCGCGCTGTACACCAGGGTGTGCCGCTGCATTGCCGTGGGCGCGCGGTATTTTTTCCGGGCGCCAACGCGGGTCGCCGCGCCGCCGCCGCGCCGGCCCCGCCGCCGTTTTTTCTGGCGCAGGGAATATGCTGATCTGGCTGCTGCTCGCGCTGGCGGCGGTGCTGGCGCTCACGTGGCGGCGCACCGACCGCCTCGAGGCCCGCGCGCCCGCCGCGCCGGCCGCGCCGGTCGAACGCACGTACGCGGTCCAGCCGCCCGCCCCCGGGGCCGGCAGCCCGCTGGCGGGCGTGCTGGCGCTGGCGGTGGACCCGGCCGTGCCGCCGCCCAGCCCGGGCGAGGAAGTCCCGCACGACGACGAGGAGGCCCGCGCCATCCTCGAGGCGGTCCTCCGGCGCGTCAACGGCCTCGCGCCGGTGAACCTCGGGCTGGTCGACGTCGAGTCGGTCCAGAAGACCGTCGACGGGTACAAGACCCTCCGGTACGAGATCGTCGCGGGGGTCTACTCGCGGTCCAGGAACGTGGCGGCCAAGGTGCAGGCGTCCGTGGACGTGACCGCCGAGGGGACCATGTACGTGCGCAAGCTCGCCGCGCGCGGCGCCGAGGACGACCCGTCCGAGGTGGCGCCGTCCAACGGCGTGGGCGGCCTCGAGCGCTACGCGCCCTTCGAGCCCGCGCTGGTGTACCCCGGCGCGGCCGCCGCCGGGGCGGCGTGCCACGGCCCCGCCCCCGCCATGCTGACGCGGTAACGGCTTAACCGCACCAACGCACTGCGGCTTTAGGGTTCGATCCGGACATGGGCTTCTCGCTGCACTTCGTGGACCTCCACCCCGGCTTCGCCGAGGCCGTGTCGCGGGAGCTCCCATGGGCGCGGGCGACGACCGGCGACATCAGGACCCTGGGAACCGCCGCCAGCGTAGCATACGTGTCGCCAGCTAACGGGCTGGGGTTCATGGACGGCGGGGTGGACTTCGCGTACTCGCGCGACATGTTCCCGGGCGTCGAGGCGGCCGTGAAGGCAGAGATCCGGCGGCACGCTCTGGGGCACGCGCGGGTCACGCGCCTGGGGCGGCCGTACCAGCCGGTCGGCTCTGCCCTGGCCGTGCCGGCCGCGGGGCCCGCCCGCCCGCCCGGCGCGTGGCTGATCTCGGCGCCGACCATGTTCCTGCCGCACGACGTGTCGGGGACCCGCAACGCGTACCACGCCTTCATGGCGGCGCTCATGCTGGCGCGGAAGCTGGGCGTGGACGAGCTGGTGTGCCCGGCGCTGTGCTATATGGCAGGATGACGCACGACCAGGCGGCGCGCCAGATCCGCGAGGCCTGGGACGACTTTGCCGCGGGCCGGGAGCCGCCGGACGTCAGCACGGAGGCCACCGCAGTGCTGGCGCCCCCCAGGGACGACGAGCAGCCCTGCTTTTACGTGAACACGGAGATCCGGGACATTGCGATCAGCGAGATACGGTAAAGGGAACACAAGCGGGCAATGCGGATGCCCAGCGGAACTGGGGAATCGCCGGGGATCGCTGGTACGGGACAGATCGCGGCGCACCCGGGCGGGCACCCGGGCGCAGCACGATCCCCGAGCCGCGGGCACTGCGAATAATTTCTCGCTGTCCGCAAATGCCCGGCCGGCTGCTGCCCACCATGGGTCCACAGACGCTGGAAGCCATCGCCAGCCTGATGGCGCCCCGCAGGCGCCGCACCACGCGCGGCGCGACCAAGAAGCGCACCGGCGCCAAGCGCACCACCGCCGGGGCCCGCGTGCGCAAGACCGCGACGGGCGCGCGCCGCGCCGCGGGACGTGTCGTCAAGCGCGTCAAGCGCGCAACAGCCGCCCGCCGCCCCGCCCGCCGCCCCGCCCGGGGCGCGGGGATGTGCGCGTGCGCCGCCCGGTGACCCCCCGGCAACGCGGAGCCGCCCGCGGCCGCTTAACCCGCGAAAAACCGGCGACAAGCTCAACGCCGAGGATGGTCGGGGGCCTGCCGAACCTCGGGAACACGTGCTACCTCAACGCCGCGCTGCAGTGCCTGCTGTTCGCGCCGCCGGTGACCAACTACGTGCTGGCGGGCCTGGCGGACGCCGACCTGGCCAGGCGGCGCGTCAACGCCTGCGCCCTGGCCACCGCGTACTCCGCGCTGGTCAGGGCGTACTGGACCCCCCGCGACCCCGCCGCGCAGGGCGAGATTCCGGCGGACGGCGGCGTGCGCGAGGCGCTCGAGCGCGTGCGCGCCGCGCTGTACAAGCTGCACCGCCCGCTGGCGTCCCGCGAGCCCCAGGACGCCCACGAGGCCCTGACGGCCATGGTCCGGCACCTGCACGACGCCTGGGGCAGGACGCCGCGCGTCCGGGGCTCGCTGGCCTGGGACCACGTGGACCAGGCCGCCTGGGAGACCGCCTGCGCCAAGGGCGGCTACTCCATGCTGACCGAGGTGTTCCAGGGCCAGGAGGCCCGCGCGGTGGAGACCGCCGCCGGGCCCGGCGCGCCCGGCGGGCCCGCGGCGCCCGCCGGCCGCAGCGTGGGCCACGAGCACTTCACGGGGGTGTCGCTCGACGTCCGCCCCACGCTGGAAGAATCCATCGCCGCGTACCTGGCGCCCGAGCCCGTCGAGGGCTACCTGGTGGACGGCCAGCCCCGCGACGCGCTGCTGAGGCGCGAGTTCTCCTACGCCCCGCTGGTGCTGCTGGTCCAGCTGAAGCGCTTCGATCCCGCGGGCGGCAAGGTCGACTCGCCCGTGGCCTACCCGCTGCGCCTGGCCCTGCCCGGGCCCGGGCCCGGCGGCGAGCCCGGGGGCGGGGGGCAGTACGCGCTGTACGGCGTGTGCTACCACCGCGGCGGCCACTACACCGCGGCCTGCGAGGCCAACGGGCGGTGGTACGCGATGGACGACGAGGTGGTCACGGCCATCGACCCCGGCGAGCTGGCGACCGAGCAGGCGCGGCGGGACGCCTACGTGCTGGCGTACAAAAAAGTCCTCGCCGACGGCACATGACCCCAACCGCCACCGCCGCCACCGCCGCGGCGCGGGCGGCCGCGGCGCGGGCGGCCGCTGCCGCGGGCCGCGGCGCCCGCATCGCGGCCGAGCGCCACGTCAGGGCCTTCCTGGGCCGGCTGCACGCCAGGCTGCGGGGCCGGTGCTTCGCCAGCGGCGCGTTCGTGCTGGAGCTCCCGCCCGCCAGCGCGCGCGTCCGGGGGCTGCTCACCGCCCTGGCCCGGGGCTCGGCCCGGCGGCCGCTGGCGCGCACGCACGACGCCCACCAGCACCCCGCCAAGCTGGCCGCCCACCGCGTGTGCGCGGCGCCCGGGGCCGGCGGGTGCGCGGCCGACGCCCGGGGCCTGCGCGCCGGCCCGCAGATGGAGTTCCGGCTGTCGCCGCCCGCGCGCGGCCTGTGCCCGGGCGACCCGACCGAGAAGGGCGTGGCGCTGTGGTACCACTTCTCGCTGGGCCGGCGCCGGTACCTGTTCCTCAAGCTCGAGGGCCACCCGGCCGTGTCGCCGGCCCACGCCTGGGCCGCGCTGCGGCGCTACGCCTTCAAGGCGCCCGCCAAGACGCGGCTGGCCGTGCGGCGGGAGAACGCGTACAAGGACGCCGGCAGGCCGGTCGCGCGCGAGGCCCTCGAGGCCTCGCGGCGGGACGCGGAGCTGTGGCCGCGCCAGGCCGCCGGCGCGGCCTTCTACGACGCCGCGCTGCGCACGGGCCTCGAGGTGTTCGTGCCCGCGGCCGTCGTGGCGGATTTGGCGTGACGGCCCGGCTTTTACGTGAACTTAGGTACGTCTGTCAAGGGGTGTCAAGGGATGCCGCTGCCCGTGGATCCCGTGTCGCTCTCGCGCGTGGCTGACGATGTCCGCGCGCTGGCGTTTGCAGACACACTCGACGCATTCGTCGCGCGGTACCAAGAGTTGCACGCACGCGGGGGCGAGCTGACGGCGGCCGATTTCGGCGCTCTGCGGGAGTTGTTCGAGCGGCATGGGCGACAGGTGTCTGCACTGGCCGCCGCATTGAGCGCCCTGGCTGACGCGACCCGGCCTCATGCGCACACGCCCCGTGTTCCCAGAAACTGTAACTCGGGCTAGTTGGTATTTACAAGTGTAAGGACCGCGGGGGTGGCCCTCTCCACGCTGTTCTCGACGACCGCGCAGCACGAGTGCCCGCAGCACCAAAAATGCTTCACTCGGGTGACCCAGTGGCTGTCGCCGGGCTGGAGCTGCAAGCGGACGTCCTTGCACCCGACCAGGCACCTGAGCATGCTGAACAGCCCCATCTCTGAGCTACGCGGACCCGGGGGCGCCTTTAAGTTCCAAGTCCTTTGTGCTGGGCTCAACTGTGTCTCAACTGAAGTTCTTTTCTTACAAATTCAAAAACACAAGTCAAAAAACACAAGTCAAAACAAAACAGTCTACAAAAAACAAAACAAGCAAGGGGTTTTCAAACATTCAGCCGATCTCGATGGCATTCAGGGCAGCCACAACACACTGCAGCATCCAGGTGGTGTCGGGGCCCAGGGCCCCTTCGCCCAGGGCGCACACCAGCGGGTCCTGCGGTAGCAGCGGCTGGCACTCGGGGTCCAGCTGGTAGCTGTCCGGCGCGAAGCCGGGCTCCCGGGGCATGGTGCGCCAGCCGGGCGGCTTGGGGGCATCGCCGCGCCACAGCCGCATCAGCCGGTGCTGCCCCTTGCGCCAGTCGGACAGGGGAGCGCCCTGGTCGGCGAGCTCCACACCGAAGCTGCGCCAGTTGTCATAGTAGCTCACCCGAAGCTCCCGGCCGGGGTGCTGCTCGGACCTGAGGTGGAAGACCGGGTGGGGCAGGTAGGCCTGGGCCATGAACTCATCGCCCTGGTCATTCTCGAGGACTACCTCCGAGCGCAGGGTCAGCAGCAGCCGGGGCGAGGGGGTGCTGAAGGTCGCGACCCCGCCGCCCCGCCAGCCGGCCGGGTCGAAGGATATTTCCTGCAGGCCCATGTCCCTGGCGGTTGCCCTGGCGAAGTCCAGGGGCAGGGGCTGGCCGCATGCGGGGTCGAGTTCCTCAAAGTCATGCTCCCAGAGCTCCTCCAGCAGGTCGAAGCACCAGCGCATGCCCAGCTCGAACAAGAAAGCGGCGCGCTCGGGCTGCTGCGGGGCGGACATGGCGCTCGGGCTGCTGCGGGGCAGATCAAACATAAACATGATTCAAAAAAGAGACCTTCAGCCACCGGCGGCAAGATTCAAGTACCCGCGCGACCGACGCAACGTGCGTCGTTGCGTCGGTCGCACGTTGCGTCGGTCGCGCCGTTACAAGTATGGGCCGGCGGTCTCGACGGTCTCGATGTCGTTCATGATGCACGCAGTGCTGCGCTCCCCCGCCGAAGCGGCGCTGGTCGGCCGGCTCACCCACCGCGACCTGGCGGCGCTGCGCCTGTGCTGCTCGGGCCTGCGCGAAGTCGGTCAAACTGATATGGACCGTGAGCGGGCGGCCAGGGACATGGCCCAGCGGGACATCTGTATGTGCCGGTCGCTGCTGCAGCACCGCATGGCCGCCAGCAGCGACTGGATCAACTCGCTGGCGGGCGAGGGCCTCAGCTACGAGGACGTGTGGGCCTCCGTGAGGGCCAAGGCCGCCGAGCTGGGCATGACCGAGGCCCGAGTAGTCGAAGAGTGGCACACCTTCGTGGCGCCCAGCGGCGCCATCGCGGTGTCCCTGCACTCTGGCCAGCTGGCCTGGACCGAGCTGGTGCTGCACCTGCGCGGCACCGACCCCGACACCGAGATGCGCGCGCTGCTGTCGGCCCACTACCGCCACATGACCCTGCTGGACGCCCGGGAGGCCGACCCGCTGTCCACCGCCGCCAACCACATCACACCCGCGCCCTCCAGGGCCCTGCGGCTGCTGGTGGACTACCCCCCGGGCGCCGCCGAGTGGGCGGGTTTGCCGGCGCACCTGGTGACCCTCCGCCCCGAGCCGCCGCGCCCTGATGACCCGGCCCCTGCCGAGTACCCCTGGCTGTTCAGGGCGGTGGCCGCGCTGCTGCCCAGCTGGCATATTGTAGTTTAAAAAAAAGCGACCCCGGGTGCGTCGGTTGCGTCGGTCGCGCCGGTCGGTTACAAGCATGCTTGTTCATTCACTTCATTCTTCTTCCAGATGCCGCGCCGCGACCCGACCGCCCTGGCCCGTGTCAAGCAGCTGCCGGGCGAGCTGCAGCGGAGAATTGCGCGGCAGGCCCTGCAGCTGTGGTACGAGGAGCGCAACCGGGCGCTGCTCGAGCGCTTCGGGGTCGAGGGCGATGTGGTGCTGGTGCTGCGGCAGCGCGGCGGGCAGAAGGCCACGGCGGTGCGGATCGTTCGCCGGGCCGATGGCCGCCTGGGGGTCGATTGGCGCATCCGCGGCGAGGGCGAAGGCCCGCGCCGCCCGTATTTTTGGATGGACCGGGACTCGATGTCCCTCCTGGACACAATGCACCAGGTCGCGCAGACCGCCCGCTTCTACCTGATCACCTGTGTGCTGCGCGGCCAGGCGCGCTTCATGGTCCTCTCGCGCAAGGGCGACCAGGTCACGAGGCGGCGCCTGGACGTTGATGACGACATGCGACATGTCGGGCGGACCGACCTCCCCCGCCCCCCGCTGGAGACCCTGGTGCTCCAGGCGATGCGCGACACCTTCTCGCCGTAAAAAAAAAGGCAGGCATGCTGCGTCGGTTGCGTCGGTCGTCCGTGAATACTTGAGCGCCGCGGGTGTTGCATTCCTCATTTTCATGATGGACTCGCTCGACCTGCTGGTGCTGGTGCTCGCAGGTGCCACCGAGCCCCAGCGCAAGCCCCCTCCCAGCGCCGACTTGCAGCGGCTGGCCAGGTGCTACCGCGCGGCCGCCCCGAAGTGCAAGGGGTGCGGCCAGCCGCTCCTGCCCCTGGCCCAGCTGGTCGAGCGCTCTGTCGGCCGCCCCTACTTTGTTAGTTTGTTATTCGTTAACCCTAATTACTTTGATCAGGGCGGTGGCCGCGCTGCTGTTTGGCACTTTGTAAAAAAAAAGGCGACCCCGGGTGCGTCGGTTGCGTCGATGCGTCGGTCCGGCGGGTTGATAATTGTTGCATTTCCACTCTTTTCGCTTTTCGCTTCTCCTTTTCATCACTTTTCGCTTCTCAGAATGCTGTCCGTGTTGCGCTCCCCCGCCGAGGCGGTGCTGTCCCGCCACCTCGACCACCGCGACCTGGCTTCGCTGCGCCTGTGCTGCTCGGTCCTGCGCGACTTCGCGGAGGAGGAGATGGCACAGGAGCGGGCCTTTCGCGAGGAGGTCATGGCCGCCTTCCGCGACTGCCATGCCCTGATTCGCTACAGGCTGCGGCTGGACCGGGACCTGCTGTTCGAGGATGACAGCCAGGCGGTGGTGTGGGCCTCTGTCAGGGCCAAGGCGGCCGAGCTGGGCATGCAGGAGGAGCAGCCGCCGGCTCAGGAGCCGGGCGACTGGCTCACCTTCCGTACCGGGCTGGCCAACATCGCGGTGACCCTGTGCCGGGCGGATCACGGGTATGCGGTGGTGCACCTGCGCTTCGCCAGCGGGGAGGACCACCGGTACACCCTGGCGCGCAAGGCCCCCACCACCATGGTGATGGTGAAGTGCCAGCTGGGCGACCCCTTCTCACCGCAGTGGCTCAACCGCCGGGCCCTCGCCGGCGGGGACAGGATTCCCGTGGGCCACCTGGGCAAGCCGGCCCAGTGGTGCGCCGACCCCTCGGTGCTGCCTGTCCACCTGGTCACCCTGCCGGTGCAGGCGCACTGGTCGGTCAAGGCCATAGGCGCGCTGTTCAAGAGGGCCTTCACCTTTGGCATGTAAAAAAAGCACTTCACTTCAAAAAAAAAGCTTCCAAAAAATCAAAAAAAAGCGATCACGGGTGCGTCGGTAGCGTCGGTTGCCGCTGCAGACCACAAACCCCGCCCCCGCCGGCTGGTGCTCATTTTGATACATGCGCCCGCAGCTGCCCGAAGTCGCGATAGGCGAGGTCCTGGGGCACCTCCCCCAGCCCGAGCGGTGAGCTTTTGGTCAGTGCTTGTGCGGCTTGCTCGTGGCTTGCCCTTGTTGCGGCAGCCCCCTTTTGATTTCCGCTTGTGGTGCCTGCAGGGTGCGGGCGGCCGCCGTGAGCCGGGCCTGGCGCGAGGCGACCCTGCTGCCCGACCTCTGGCGCTCGGTCGAGCTGCTGCTCGATGAAGAGCAGCTTCAACCGGGTGTAGACGCCGCGGAGTCGTTCGCCCACTGGCTGATGCCGCGCTCCGGGGCCGTGCGGTCTTTGAGCATGGACCTGCAGTCCAGCAGCAACACGCACGTCCTGTTCGCGCTCACCAGCCTGGCCCCGGCGGCCGCGGGGCTGAGCGGCCTGACGTCGCTGCACATCGAGACGCCCGCGGCCCTGACCGTGGGCCAGTGGGTGGCGGCGCTGCCAGAGCTGCGCTCCGCCTGCTTTCTCGGAGGGACCCTGTCCCTGCGGCCGGGCCTGGATCAGCTGCGGCGCCTGCGCGAGCTGGAGCTCGGGTCGTGCAACGAGGCGGCTGTGGTGTGGGCCCTGCCCCGCAGCATCACCAAGCTCAGCCTGGAGAACTGCGAGCTGTCGGCGCTGCCCGAGGACGTCATGCGGCTAACGCAGCTGCGCTCGCTGGACCTGTGCAACAACGAAGGCATCGACACGGCCCTGCTGGCGCGTCTGACCAAGCTGGAGTGCCTCAAGCTGGCCAACTGCGGGCTGGCCGCCGCGCCGCGCGAGCTGTCGGCGCTGGGGCGGCTGCGGATCCTGCACCTGGGCGGCAACCTCCAGCCAGCGGAGCCGGCGGTGGCGGAGCATGCGGAGCAGGCGCTGCGCTCGCTGCGCCCGCTTCGCTCGCTGCGGTGCCTGGAGGTCCTGGTGCTTTCGCAGTGCGGGGTACCGCTGCAGGACTTCGTGTGCGAGCTGGAGCACCTGAAGTTCCTGTCCGTGAGCAACACGTCCACGACGGCCCTGCGCCCCGGGGCGTACTGCCGCTCGCTGCGGCACCTGCTGGTCGACTGGGACGTGGCCTTCCAGTCGACGGAGATGCTGGCCAGCTGCAGCGGGCTGCAGCAGCTGTCGCTCGCGCGCCCGCGCAGCACCGAGCCCGACCCCCAGTCAGCCGGCGCGGCGCGGGAGCTGGCGCAGGTCCTGCTGCGCCACCCCACCCTGCGGCGCGTCAACGTCGTGGCGGCGCACGAAGCGCTGAACCTGTCCCGGGCCACCCTGGAGTTCATGCTGGCCCTGCAGCCGAAGCTCGCCGTGCTGGACGACTGGGGCGCGCCGGAGCTGCGCGTGCCCAACCTCGAGGACATCATTGAAACCGACCTTTGTGGCTGTTAATGTGGGGCTTTGTTAATTGTTATTTAGGGTTGTTTGTAACATCAATCAGAATCGGAATCATAATCGGAGTCAGAATCGGAGTCAGACTTGAGAAAACTGAACGGCGCAGACTCTTCAACAGAATCGGAAAGCTCGAACTTCAGAAGTCCAGTTGGGGGGCACGCGTTGAACAGCTCAACAGCGCGGCGCAGGACACGGGCGGGGGCGGGCGGGCCACGACACGTGCACTCGGGATAACACCCGCTCCAGCCCCGCAGCAGCTCGACGTGCCCGTCGTGGTGCTCGAAGGTTGCGGGGTAAAAGTACCGGGCCATCCACTCCACCCGGGCTAGCCACTGCACGGGGGAGATGTAGTGCACCGTGCGGACGAACAAGCGGGTCTTCGCGACGCGCCACTGGACAAAGTCATCATGGTAGGTCGCTCGAGACGCCCGGAGCATCGATCGGGTCAGGGCCCCTGCCAGCGCGGCCGCCAGACGCTCCCTCCCAGCTCCGATCAGCCGGGCGGCGCGCTTGATGTCCTCCCGCAGGCTCTCCTGCGCGAGGTAGCCTGGCACTTTGGAGGCGAGACCCAAGCGAGCCTTGTCCGTCAGGCCCAGGCGAGCTACGATGGCCCTCCAGCAGTCGTCGTCAAGCCGCTGCATTCAAACCACCTCAGGCCAGGGGCGGTTCCAGATTCGTAAACGAGTGAGAGGCGCGCTGAGGGTTAGATGTAGTGTAGCACCACCACCGGGCACTGCGTCAGCCATGTCAGCAGCCATGTCAGCCTCTCACGGGCCTGCTGGGATAAGCACGCTCGTGTGTCCTATCCATTCTTTCCACACGCTGTAAGCCGCATGCACGTAGTCGCCGGACTGCACCGCGCCGTGGTACGATGGGCCTCCATTCTTGGCCGTCCCGGCGTACTTCGGGACGGAGCCCACGCCAGAACGCACGGTGTAGGCCGCCCGTCCCACGCCATCTGCGTCGAACAACATCATGGAGAGCCGGCGACGGATGCCGGTTGCATAGTCCTGGGCGTTTCCCAGCACGGCAAACCTGCCATCAGTCAGTCTCAGGACGCACGGAGTCGACGGTTGGTTGGGGACGTCCGTCGGTGTCGGGTGAGTCCACGTCACTCCGCCGTCGTACGAGCGGCTGGACCAAAACACGGTCAACTCCGGCGAGTACGACGTCCTGTTGCAGCGGTGCAGACGAACGAGGTTACTGGGGGAGCCGTCGACGGACGCGGTTGATTGCGAAACGAGCCACGTGTTGGCACTGTCGCCACTGATGGCCTGCCAGGATGACCAGGTGGCCGTGGAGCCGACGGTGCTAGGCGCGCTCCCGCCGAACACGCCGAACACGTTAGCCAACGCAAACAGCGGCGGTCCGAGGGCGGAGTCGTACGCGGGGGCGCCCGAGAATCCGGGCCCGGACGTGTCGATGCGGAACAGTGGCCCTAGAGAGCCGTTGGAGTTGCACGCCCTGGCGAGCAGGGCGATGCCATTCAGACCGGAGCTGGTGTTTGCTTCGCACGCGCCGACGACGTACAGTGTATCGTTGTACTCGACGAAGCACCGTGCGTAGTTGATGACGGCCCCAAACTCTCCTTGTGCCCCACCGAAGGCCGCGGCGCCACCGGGCAGCGACCCCACCGCGACGATGGGGGCGCTCCACGTCGCACCGTCGTCATTGGAGTACTCCACGTGCAGCTGCTGCCCGGGCTGGTCCTCCCCGTCCGCTCCGCTGGAGTGACCGATCCACAGCTGGTTGGTCGAGCTGCGACGCCCGATGGCCACGTGGTGCCTGTATCGATGGCTCAACGGGCTTCCCTGAGACGGGCTGGTCCCATCGGGGACCGCCACCGCCGCGTGCGTCGCCGCGGGGAAGGGGTAGGAGGCGTCCGTCACGCCGAAAGCCGACCCGCGGACGAACCACTGACACTCGCGCTGCATCCACGCCAGGAGCTTCTGAGCGTCGCTGTCGTTGATGGCCGAGTTGTAGTACCCCAGGTGGCGGATATAGCCGGAGTACGGTATCGTGCAGTCCACAGATGCGCTGCCGCCGCGCCCTCCCACCGTGATGGGCAAGGACGAGGCGAACACGGTGGCGGACGTCGAGCCGGCGGTGGTTATCTTCACGCCGTTGAACCAGGCGTCGCACGAAGCCCCGTTCTTGCGCACGAGGAACGTGTACGAACGGCATGCGGGCAAACCCGACGGGGAGACGGTGACGGTGTTCCCTCCGGCTGCGCCGTCGACCGAGGTTTGCAGCGCGACCACATTGCCCGGCGTGCTGTGCAGGAGGGACCACGACCGTTGGTTGGATGCGGTAGCGTACTTGCCCACCAGGGCGGCGTTCGTCGTGAAGGGCGAGGTAGGGCGGTACACCCCAAATACCGTGAAGGAGTCGGCCGCCGCGACGGGGGTGGACTCGTAGAAGAAGTCGCCGCCGTTAGCGCCGAAGAGGACGCCGTTCTGGTCTACGGAGATGGCGGTGGACGTCGTGCGCTTGGTGAACCCAGGCGCGAGTTGGCCGCGGCTGTTCCACGTCGCCGTGTTCGCCGGCAGGCCGTACCCGGAGTCCAGCCACCACCCGCCCTCCAGGTCCGCCGGCGTCCAGGGCGACATGACCCCGCGCTGGGTGTAGGTGGAGAGCTGTGCAACGCGAGAGCTAAGATTGGCCACGTTGCCGGCGAGGGGCGCGAGACCCGTGTCGCGTGGGGCGTACGAAAAGTACGACATGCCTCGCCTCGATATTTTATTCTCACCAGCCTCGCCCGGAATGCGGCGATGACGGGTCTACCTGCCGCTGCCGAGGAGGAACTGTGCGAGCCTGTAGGCCGGCTTGTCGGCGTCGGGGTGCGGGGGCGCCTTCGGCTTTGGGCGGAACCGTGGCGCGTTGGTGCTCGATCCGTCCGGGTTGCCCACCGAGACCAGGAACTGCTTCGGCACGGCCTCGTGCTCCAGTATCTCCAGGCGGCGCCGGCACGCGAGGCAGTCGGGGTGTGCCGGGTCGCCGGGGGTGTCGGGTATCCGGTAGCGTGGCGGCTCTATGTTGCGCAGGAGGGAGGCCGCGTCCCTGAACACGCCCCTCAGCCTGTGCGTCGAGTCCTGGTTGCCGCGGTCCTGCTGGGTCACCACTGCCACGGCTTCCGGGGCCACATTGACGGGCACGACGCCCGTGGCTGGCACCCAGCCGCTCTGCAGATCGTGCGACGCCGACCACGTGAGCGTGTTGTGCGCCGCGATGTCGCGCCCCGGCGTCTCGAGCTGGTCCATTGCGATGGGCAGGATGTAGTAGTGGCCGATGCAGCCGCGGTGTGCTTTGCGGGGGGCGGCTGCGGCCACGGCGTGCTCGCGGGAGCCATACACGCCGACCAGGTCGAATAGCGGCCTCTGGTCGGTGTGCTCCGTGTTCTCGGCCCACAAGGTCCGCAACGGCCGAAGCGATGTCGTCGCCGTCCATGTACCAGGCGCGCCTGCTGGCGTAACCTAAGCGACGGCCGCGGCCTGGGCGCCCGCGCGGCACGCCGAGTGTAAAGTCTCGCGAAATCTTTGTCTCGCTCTCCGGAACATGCGCGACTACCTGGTCGTCGGCGCCGGCCCGACCGGCCTCGCGCTGGCGCAGTGCCTGGCCGCGGCGGGGCGCAGCGTGCTGGTCGTGGACCGCGAGGCCGAGATCGGCGGGTGCCACCGCGTGCTGCGCGACAGGCAGGGCCTGTTTGCCGAGCACGGGCCGCGCGTGTACTCGTCCGGCTTCGCCACGTTCCGCCACGTGCTGCGCCTGGCCGGCCTGGACTTCGGGGCGTACTTCGCGCCGTACCCCTTCAGCTTCAGCCGCCTGGGCCCCTACTCGGCCTCGGTGCTGGGGCCGGTCGCGCTGCTCCGCCTGGCCGGCGCGCTCCTGGCCTCCACGGTCGCCCCCGTGGGCCGGGACACGTCCATGGCCGAGTGGGCGCGCGGGCTGCGCCCCGAGGCGCGCGACTACGTGGCCCGCCTGTGCCGCATGATCGAGGGCGCCGGCCCCGAGCGCTTCACGCTGCACGAGTTCCTGCAGGCCATCAGCCAGAACTTCGGGCGCGAGCTGTACCAGCCCAGCCTGCCGACCGACGTGGGCCTGTTCCGCGACTGGCGCGCCGCGCTGGAGGCCACGGGGCTGGTGCGCTTCCGGCTGGGCTGCAGCGTCGCGCGCGCGGCGCCGGGCCGGGTCGAGACCCTATCGGGCCGGGTCCTGCGCGCCCGGCGCGTGGTCCTGGCCGTGCCACCCGCCGGCCTCGCGCGCCTGGGCCTCGCGCCGCCGGGCTGGGCCGCCGCCACGGCCTACGACACCTACCTGTCGGCCACGTTCCACTGGCGCCGGCGCCTGGCCCTGCCCGCGCGCTGGGGCGGCTACCCCGCGACCGACTGGGGCGTGGGCTTCGTCGTGGCCTCGGACTACACGCGCATGGGCGACCCGCGCTCGCGCACCGTCATCAGCGCCGCGGCCACCATGCTGGACGCGCGCTCCCGGGCGACGGGGCGCACCGCCGGCGAGTGCGGCGCCGACGAGGTGCTGGCCGAGATGCTGCGCCAGCTGCGCGAGACGCTGCCGGGCCTGCCCGACCCCGACGCCGCGCTCCTGTCGCCGGCGCTCAGCCGCGCGGACGGGCGCTGGCGCGACCGCGACTCGGCCTTCCTGCGCGTGCCCGGCCGGGGCTTTGCGCCCTGGCGGCTCGCCGACGGCCTCTACACGGCCGGCACGCACACCGGGTTCAGCCCCTACGGCATCACCTCCATCGAGTCGGCCGTGTGCAACGGCGTCGAGGTCGCGCGCCGCATGGAGCCCGGCCTGCCCGCCCCCTACCGCACGGTGAGGGCCTTCACGCTCGTCGACGGCCTGCGCCTGGCCCTGCTGGCGCTGCTGGCGGCCCTGCTGGCGCGGGTCCTGGTGTGAGCAAGCAGAAGCAGTACCATGCGCCGGACCCACACGTTCTAGAATATCACGAATGCAAAGAATCGTCGGACTCAGACTCAGACTCAGACTCGGTGCCGGACCTCGAGCGGCAAGAGGCATAGTGTGGGTCCGTGAGAACCAGCTGGATGTCGTTGCGCGTGGCCCTCACGCGTGCGTCGCCGCCGTACGAGGCTTTCAGCGCGCCCCAGCGGTCATCCGCGGCCAGCATGGCCGCCACGAGCTCGCGCTCCGGGACGTCGGCCGTCCCGGGGATGGCCAGCGTCACTTCGCTGTAGTCCACGGCGGCCCGTTCTGCCACGTGGCGGGCCACGAGGGCAACGTCTGTCAGGTAGGCCAGCGCCGCCTGGACGACGACGCGCGCCGCCTCGCGGGCGACTTCCAGCTCCCTCCGTTTGGGTTCCTGGACTTCCTCGACCGCGGCGCGGACGGCGGCCGGGAGGTGGCGGCAGACCACGTTTACCTTGTCCCTCATCGCGTGGTACCCCATGGAGAACAGCTCCTCGATGCGCCGACTCTCCTGCTGTGCCGCCCACTCTTTGGGCCGCTCGATGGGGTACGGGAAGCTCGTCTCCAGCCACGCGCCGCGGCGGACGGTCTGCCCTTCTGCCCGGAGCCACGCGATGACGCGCGCATCGTCGGACAGCCAGGCGCGCAGCTCTCGCTCGAAGCGCTTGCGACGTGCCGCGAACGTCTGCTGCCGCCTGACCCGGAGCGCCTCCGTGGTGCGCGCGTGCACGGCCCCCGCGAGCACGCTGTCCATGATGCGCTTGCCGGTTCCACACCTTTTAAGTTACACACAACGGAAACACAGGCCAGGGGCCCAAAAAACTTCTGCGGGTCACCCCATGCCCGGCCGCACGACAAGCTCCAGCGCGATCGAGTGCGGGCTGCCGCTGAGCACGACCAGAACCTGGCGGTCCGCACGCCCGCTGCCGCGCGTGACCGGCGCCTTCTTCCCCGCCCGCGAGATCATCCCGGGCCTGTGGATCGGCAGCGAGGGCGACTCGCGCAGCGCCGCGTTCATCAAGTCGCACGGCATCCGCCTGGTGCTCAACGCCACGAAGAACCTGCCGTTCAAGACCAAGGAACGGACGTACCGGGTGCCGGTCGATGACGACCCGTCCGAGAACGAGACCATGCTGCGGTACCTGCCGGTCGCGGTGGTGGCGATCGACGACGTCCTCGACTTCGGCCACGGCGTGCTGGTCCACTGCCGCGCGGGCATGCAGCGCAGCGCGGCCGTGGTGGCGGCGTACCTGATGTGGAAGCGCGGCCTGACCGCCGACCAGGCCTTCGAGCTGATCAACGCGCGCAAGGCCGAGACCTTCTGGCCCAAGCCCACCTTCGAGGCCGCGCTGCGCACCTGGGAGCGGTGCCTGCGCGCCGCCGGCCGGGTGTAAGGCCGCCGCCCGAGCCGCCGGCCGGGTGTAAAAAAACCGGGCGCACGCTTCATGGTACGTGCCGTGCCCGCCGGGCTGCTGGCGGTGCTGGCGGCGGTGCTGCTGGCGGCGGCGGCGTGGGCGGCGCGGCCGCGGACGCTCGAGCCGTTCGGCGGCGAGACGATCTTCGTGTCGGTGGCCAGCTACCGCGACGCCGAGTGCCTGGCCACGCTGCGCTCGCTGTTCGACTCGGCCGCCGACCCCAAGCGCGTGTTCGTGGGCGTGTGCGAGCAGAACAGCGCCGCCGCCGAGGAGCTGTGCCTGCCGGCCGGGTTCGAGCACCACGACCGCGTGCGCCGGATCGGGCTGCCGCACGGCGAGGCGCTGGGGCCCACGTACGCCAGGTACCTGTGCTCGACGCTGTACCGCGACGAGACGTACTTCTGCCAGGTCGACAGCCACACGCGCTTCGCCGAGGGCTGGGACGCCAAGGCCATCGCCATGATGGCGCGGTGCCCCTCGGCCAAGCCGGTGCTGACGCATTACCCGCACGACTTCGACCAGGCCGGCTCGGGCGACGGCGACGGCGCGGCGCGCGCGCAGGTGCCGGTGCTGTGCAAGAGCCGCTTCGACGACAACGGGCTGCCCACGCTGGAGGCCGTGACGATGGACGCCTCCGAGGACCCCCGGCCCGTGCCCTTCACCTCGGGCGGCTTCGTGTTCGGGCCCGGGGCCATGCTGCGCGAGGTGCCGTACGACCCCGGCCTGCCGCACCTGTTCCAGGGCGAGGAGATCACCTACTCGGCGCGCCTGTGGACCGCGGGTTTCAGTTTTTTTACACCCACCGAAAACCTGGTGTTCCACCGGTACGGCCGGGAATCGGCCCCCAAGTTCTGGAACGACGTGGACTTCTCCGACACGCAGCGGCGCACCGCCGCCAAGGTGCGCAAGCTGCTGCGCGGCGAGCTGCCGGGCTATGCGTACGGCATGGGCACCGCGCGCAGCCTGGAGGACTACTGGAAGTTCGCCGGGATCGACATCAAAAAGAAGACCAGCCAGTCCGAGGCGCGCTTTTGCAGGTAGCTACTCGCGCGAGTCGACCTCGGAGTGCGGCTCAGCCGGCGGTTCGATCAGGTCGAAGGCCGCCTCGAACGCCCGCACCGCGTCGTCGTCCAGGCGGGACACGTCCGGGTAGTCGAATTCGAATGTCAGGACCAGGTCGCCGTGCGCGCGGCGCCGCTTGCCGGCGCGCGGCATGCCCTTGCCGGGCAGGCGGTGCGGCGCGCCCGGTCGCACGATGCCCAGCGGGCGCAGGTCCAGGTCGAAGTCGCCGGCGGGGTGGGGCACGCGCACCCGCCCGCCCGCGAAGGCCGCGCGCAGCGGCAGCCGCTCCGTGCGGTGCAGGTCGTCGCCGCGGCGTTCGAAGTCGGGATCGTTGCGGACTTTCACGACGACGACGAGGTCGCCGGCCTCGTCGTCGTCGCGGGCGGGCTGCTCGCCGGCGCCCTCGAAGCGCACGTAGTACCCGTCCTCGACTCCCGGCGGCAGCCGCAGCTCCTCGATCCGCTCGGACTTCACGCGGCCCCCGGCGCAGGCCGCGCAGCCCGCCGACACGGCGCCGTCTCCGCCGCAGGCCTGGCACGGCTGCCGGGACACGTGCTGGAGGATGCCGAGCGCGCGGGTCACGACCGTCTCGCCCTTCCCGTCGCACGTCGCGCATGTTTTCTTGCACGCCGCGCACGGCGACTGCAGCCCGATGCACAGCTTCCTGTGCGTGCCGTGGTACGCCTCGCGGAGCGATATTTCCACGACGTGAAAGCCGTCCTGGCGCTTCCTGGGCCGCTGCGGCGCGCCGAACCCGTCGGGGCCGAACCCGAAGAACGCGCCGAACGGCCCGCCGGCGCCGAACGGGTCGCCGGCGCCGAACGGGAAGCCGCCGGGGAAGCCGCCGGGCCCGCCGGGCCCGCCGGGGCCCGCGAACACCTCGTCGCCCAGGCGGTCGTACGCCTCGCGGTCCTGCGGGGACATGCCCGCGAGGGTCTCGTGCGCGTTGTTCAGCCGCTTGAACTCCTCGGCGTCACCGCCCTTGTCCGGGTGGCACCGCATGGCGCGCTGCTTGTACGCGCGCTTGATGTCGTTGTCGCTCGCGCCCGGCCCGAGGCCGAGGGTGTCGTACAGGGAGTGCCTGGTCATTTTTCGGCAAGCGGCCCGGCCGGGCACCCCTAAGCCCTCAAAGGGTGTTCGACTTACAAAAAACACAGAACAACAGAACAACAGAACAACAGAACAACAGAACAACACCAGTCACGCCCGCCGGGCCGCCAGCTCGATGGCGCGGCGGAGCTGGGCCGCGGTGTGCTTGTGCTTCGGGTTAATCGGGGGCGGCGGCGGCGGCGGGGGCGGGGGCGGAGGCGGGGCCGCGGCCGCGGCCGCGGCCGGGGGCGGCGCCGGGGCCGGGGCCGTGGGCGGCGCCGGGGCCGGGGCCGTGGGCGCCTGGACGGCTTCGTCGCCGGACGTCGACAGCCCCGAGGACGACATGGACGCCGAGCGGCCGGGCCGCGGCCTGGCCTGGCCGCCCAGCGGCGCGACCAGCGGCGGCGGCGGCGGGGGCAGGGGCAGCAGCGTGGGCACGACGAAGGGCTGGGCGTGGTGGCGGATCATCGCGTTGATCGTCGTGCGGTCGCCATGGCTCGCTACCCAGGCCTGCAGGCCGCAGGTCAGGCAGTGGTCGGCGGCCGCATCTTCCAGGCACGCCAGCGTGAGCCACGTCTCGGTCCGCAGCATGGTCGCCAGCGGCACCCCCTGGTGCGCCAGCTGCTGCAGCCGCAGCGCCGCCAGGGCCGGGGCGAAGCGGGACAGCGGGAACTCCTGGTGCAGCTCCGCCAGGCCCGGGTGCAGGGCCATGTGCACCGGGGACATGTCGCGGGGGGGCAGGGGCATCGCGGCAGTTCAAGGAAAACGGAAAGCTGGGGTCCCAACAGTGGGTCCCAACAGCGAGCCCGGCAATTCGAACTGCGCACCCGGGATCGAGGGGATTGAGCCCTCGATCCCGGTTGCGTCTCGGGAGTGTGTCGGGTTCTGGTTTGTCTGTGCTAAGTAAAAAGGTTCTGTGGTTTGCCTGTCTCGGGTTCTGGCTTGCGGGTGTCGGATAAATCGGCGGATAACTCGGCGTGTGTGTTACAATGCGCCACGACCCGGACAAGGAAAACCGCCACCCGAACATCATCATCAGTCAAAGAACAGGCGGGTGACCTGCTGGGCCGCCTGCCGGCAGAAGGGGCACTCGCCCCGCTGGCGCACGGCCTGGCGCAGGCACGCGGCGCAGAATACGTGGCCGCACGTGGCCGCCGCTAGCTCCCGCCCGTCCAGCATGCTGTCAAAGCACACCTTGCACCGGAAGGCGCCGCCCTCGCCGCCCTGGCTGGCCGCCTCGGGGCTGGCCGCCGGCTGCGGCGCCGGGGCCGGCCTGTGCGAGTCGGTGCGCGATCCGGGTCCCACCGAGTCGGTGAGGTCGATGACATCCGCCATTGTGGCACCCCAGGCCCAGGCCCAGGCCCAGGTGGGTTGCCGGGCGCGTCGGTGCGTCGGTTTGGGCAGTTGACCCCGGGTCCTGGGTCCGACCAGCCCCTCGACCTCGGCCGGCGGGTCCCGGCCGGCCGGCGAAAAATGCAAGCTCCCGGCCCCGCAGCCGATGCGCTGCTGGTCATGCCCGCGGGAGAGCAGGCGGGCGGCGCCAAGGTGTGTGCCATAGTCGGGCTTGGCCACTCCCACATCGCACCGACCCGCTTCTCGCTTTCCCCGCAGGGCATGGTGCTGCAGCAGCCGGTGACCCTGCACTTCTCGGGCCCGGCCAAGCTGGTGCACCAGGAGCACCCCTGGGCGGGCGTGGTCCTGAACCAGGCGGCGCTGCAGGCCAGGGTCGACGAGGAGGCGCGGCGGGTGGCGGGCGCGCGCTTCCACGCCGCCATAGAGTCCGTGCTCCCGAACCTCGCGCCTGACGTCAAGGAGTTCTTGCTGCAGGCCGCGCGGGGCGACTCCGAAAGCAGCTTGCCGGGGTGCGCGACCCCGGCGCCGACCCCGGCGCCCTCTGGCGGGTCGGGGGTCGCGGGGTCCGACGGCAGCGCGCACACGCCCGAATGCACCCGGCCCGCCTGGCCGCCGCTGCCGCCCTGCCCCCCCACCGCCTTCGATTTCCCCTTGCTGCCCAGCGTCCCCGGAACCACGCCCCGCGTCGTGCCGTGAAGTGTAAGCTGTGCGGGAGCTCCAAAGGTCACCGGAAGTCGGGCACCAGGGGCCGGAGGTCGGCCGGCAGCCGGCTGGCGCACAGGCGCGGCACCTGGCCGAAGCCCCGGCGGGCCAGCTCGGCACGCGCCGCGTCGGCGGCGTCCTCGGGGGTGAGGCCGGGGCTCGCCCGCAGGACGGCCAACAAACACGTGGTCAGCGCGCCCCCGAACCGCCCGGCGGCGGGGTCGATCAGCGCGTCCGCCGACGTCTGGTCGTCGAGGCACCCAGACAAGCTCACGACGTCGGCGGCCAGCGGCCCGCCCCCGCCCGCCCCGGGCGCCCAGGCCCGGCCGGCGGGGTCCCAGGCGTGCGCCAGGTCCGCCACCGTGCCCGAGTGGCAGCTGTCGAACACCGCCACGACCCGCGTGGTCGGCCGGAAGGCGGCCAGGGCCGCGTGCACCGCGTCGTCGGTCACGAGCCCGGCGGTCGCCACGTCCTCTGGCACCAGGCACTCGTCCAGGCCGTCGGTTTCGTCGCCGTCTACGTCGGGAACTGACGTACCGTGTCCCGAGTAGTGGAAGTACACGTACTCGTGGTCCCCGGCCGCCGCGCGGCGGAGCGCGTCGGTGATCCCGGCGGCCGTGCACTCGCCCGCGGACCCGTGGACCTCGCACCGCACGCCGCGGGACTCGAGGTACGCGGCCATGTCGTTCACGTCGTTCACGCAACCCCGCAGCTCCGACGGCGTGCCGACGTAGTTCAGCCCGAACAGCACCCCCACGGCCCGGGCGGCGGGCGCGGCGGCGGGCGCAGGGGAGGTCATGACACTCGCCGCCGACAAAAATGCCCCGGGGATCGGGGGCACCAGGCCGACGACCACCCGGCCGACCACCCGGCCGACGACCAATCTGCGGCTGACGCTTCGTCCTGGGGTCAAACTGGCGATCATGGGTTGTTACACGGAAAGTTTCACGCGCGAGTTTGGGTATTCCTAGTCGGACGTGGAAACATCGTATACACTATATACATGTCCTTCTCGACCGCTTGCGCCAGACGCCCCCGGTGCCGCTCGTAGCTCTCCCGCAGCCGCGCCTTGTCGGTGACGCCGGCGACCTCCGCGAGGGCGGCCTCGCGCGCCGGCTTGATCGCCGGGAAGTGCCTGTCGCACCTCGCGCTGTCGGCGAGGTCGAGGTACACGAGCTCCGGGTCCGTGCCGCGGGATGCCGTCCCGCGGAGGTGGCGGAGCAGGTGGAGGTAGAACTCCCGGCATCCGGCGCGGGTGTCAGGGCGGGTATCAGGGCGGGTATCAGGCATGTTGTGACGTCCGGGGTGCGGACGGCGCCTTTAAGCAGTTTAAGGCGGGGGCTCCCTGGCAAACAACCATGCTGCACTACAGCCCGGTCGACTTCACGCCCTACGGCGACCGCTATGCCGCGCTGCACTATACCGCCGGGCACTCCCACTTGAGTGCAGCCGCCGCCTGCTGGTCAGTGTAGCGCCAGTACAGCGCGAGCCGAGGCTTCAGCGGTACAACGTCGCACCACAGCGGCTCTGACGTGCCTCTCAAGAAATCGGTGTAGCCTGGGAGCGCTCGCTTGTCTCGGTCGCCTGGTGCCAGCTGGATGCAGCCCTGTGCAGGTGGCATGCGCCCTGTGGCGGACACGGGGCACCACTCATCGTCTTGGAACATGCTGGATGCACGCGTCCGGTACGCCTTTAAGCTGTCGCGGTGATTCAGAGGTCGAACACGGCGCCCGGCGCGACCTTCCTGATGACGGATTTCGCGAAGGCGTCTGTGACCGGATCGCGAACTGCGCGGTCGTTGGCGCGCATGTACTGCAACTTGGCCGGCTGGCCGGGATGGAATGTCGCGATGTAGACTCGTTTGGGACCGCCTGGCCAAGCGTTGGGTACGACTGGGCCCGCGAGCGTGATCATGACGATGTGATGTGCGAGGTGAGGGCGGGGATGCTGGTGCACCCGTGGTACATACCACTCCCCTTCCACTGTCACGTCGTAACCGGTGTTCCCCAGCGCCACATCGGCCTTGAAACTTTGCCTGCTCGACAGCACCCGTCGCACGAGCCCGGCGACCACAGCGACGTCCTTGGCGCGTGCCTCCGCCACCACCTTCTTCGCAGCAAGGTCGTGCCTCGTGGCGCGCCTGGTGCTCCTTGACGCCATGGCGAGCCGCGCGGCGTTCTGGGCGGTCAGCTGCGCCGACACGCTCCCGATCAGGTCGTTCGGCAGGTCACCGAACCGGGCTGTGCGGGGCATTTGAACGCGCTGCACATTTAATTTTTCGGCAGCCGGTCGACGGCCGCCGCGCACAGGTCCGGGTCCCGGCGCAGCCGGTCCCTTGCCAGCAGCAGGCGCTCGGTTTGGCGGCCACTATTTTCCATTTGGCCCGCGCCTGTGCGCCTCGGTCGGGTCAGGATTTGAAAAGAATCAACAAGACGCGTCGAACTTTCCTAACTCCCGATACACAGCCAGGGGGGCCGTGGCGCCCTCACACAGCCAGGGGGGCTCGTGGCGCCCGAGTTATGAGGGCCCCGGGCAGGGAGAGGAAGGCCGGCATCCCGGCCAGGGCCTGCGATGACTCGCCCGAGCCGGCCGAGCCGGCCAAACGGGCCAAACGGGCCAGGCCAGCCAGGCCGCCGGCCGACCTGCCCCTCGATTGCTGGCGGCTGGTGGCGGGGCACGGCGGGCCCGTGTGCCTGGAGGCGCTAGGCGGGCTCAACACGGCGGCACGCGCCGCGGCGCTGCACGTCCGCGACGACATCGCCCGCCGCCGCCGCGAGTTCGAACGCGTGCTGTGCGAGGCGGTCGCCATCAAGCACGCCTTCCACCACTACAGCCACCTGCCGCCGTGGTACCCGCGGGAGCTCCTTCGGCGGCTGAGCGTGATCATCGTCGGCGAGCCGATGCGCGTGCTCGGCTGGACCGATGTCGACAACATCGACCAGGCGCGGTCCGCGATCTTCAAGCTCCTGGGCGCGGTCGGCGACGGCTGCGCCGTGCTGGTCGGCGTGGAGGCCTGCCTCCACTACGGGTCATCGTCTGGAACGTCCATCCGCGAGGTGGCGCTGGTGCGCCAGGCGGCCGGCGCGCCCGGTGGCTGGCGAAGGATCCTGACCATCGACCTGCGTTGGTTCAATGGCGTGGACTGCGTGCGCACGCTGCGCGTGCACCCCCACGATCCCGTCGCCTGGGGGCCGCTCGCCGTTCGCGACGCCGCTTTCAGCGAGACAGGCGTGCCCGGAAGCCTTCGAACGCTCGCGCACGCCCTGTGCCTCGCGGCCGGCCGCCTGTTCCCGCCGCGCGAACAACTCCCCGAAGCCGCGGACTCGGGCCTGTCGCTGCCGCTGTCGGGCCTGTCGCTGCCGGGCCTGTCGCCGCCTGCACCGCACGTGTCTTTTTCTGAGGTGTCCAGCGACGACAACCCGTCCTCTGATTCCGAGAGTTACATGTAACCAGATAACAACAACGGGAAGTTGTCAAGGTCGAGGCCAGATCGTGCCGCCCTGCGTGCGGTAGCGCTTCTCCATGGCCTCGTCCAGGCGGTGGAAGATGAGCTTCTGGTGCGGCGTGTTCTCGCTCTGGTCGACCCACCGGAAGCGGATGGCCCAGGAGCCCAGCAGCTCGTCCAGGCCCGGCGGCAGCATACTGGGGTGCGCCATGTCTCTGTCTCTGGGGGGTCTCTGGGGGCCTGCTCGAGCGACCAAGTGCAGTATCCCGGATCGGGGGTTACTTAAGGCAACGACGTCGCGGCCGTGGCATGCCGTACGTCGTGCAGGCCATCGTCGGTTACACCGACCACCGCGACGAACAGCATGAGCTGAGCGGCGCCGTGCTCGGGCTGTACGCCCGCGCCGACAGCGCCGTCAGGGCGGCCAGCGAGCACGAGGCCCTGGAACAAAAGGACACGGAGGTCTTCTGGATGGACCTGGGGGACGACGCGTCCGCCGCCCCCCGGGAGGACGCGGGCGTGGACCTGGACGGCCGCCTGCCCCCGCACGCGCTGTCGGAGGCCGCCCGGCGCGCGCTGGAGCAGAGGCGCGAGGCGGAGGCCAAACGGCGGACCCGGGAGCGTGCCCACGGGGAGGCGCGGGAGGAGGCCCGGCGTCTGGCGGACGCAGCGGCGGCCGAGGCGCGGCGCCGCGAGGCGGAGGCGCGGGCCCCGCAGTTCCGGAGGTGGATGGAGGAGCAGAACGCACGGCTGGTCGGCGCCTAGGCCCGGCCAGAATTGTCGCGCGGGGGCCCAATGGACTTTGTCGCCACCCTCCAGGCCGCCGCGTTCTCCGAGCCCCCGACGCGCCCGCTGGACCTGGGCGGCTTCGTGAACGCCGGCTTCACCGAGTCCCTGGCCCGGGCGGCCGAGGCGTGCGCGGGCCAGCCCTTCCTGGAGGTCGGCACCTGGCGGGGCGCGTCGGCCGTGCGCATCGCCGAGGAGCTCAAGCCCAGCAAGCTGGTGTGCGTGGACACGTGGCTGGGCGCGCCCGAGTTCTACACGTGGGGAGCGGGGTGCCCGCTGCGCGACCTGCAGAAGGAGCGCGGGTACCCCACCGTGTTCCGCACGTTCTGCGACAACGTGATGCGCCGCGGCCTGCAGGACGTGGTCGCGCCCCTGCCCATGTCCAGCGTGCAGGCCGCCCAGGTGCTGGCCCACCACTGCGTGCGCTTCGCCGGCGCCTACGTCGACGCCGCGCACGAGTACGAGGCCGTCCTGGCGGACCTGCGCGCCTTCGCGCCCCTGGTCGACAAGGTCATGTGGGGCGACGACTACGACCAGCACTGGCCCGGCGTGCGGCGGGCGGTCGACCAGTGGGCCGCGGAGGTCGGGCGCCCGGTCGAGGTGCGCGGCAACAACTGGATGGTCTGGCTGGCCTGAGCCTTGTTACACAACAACGTGTCACACAAGGAGGTACACAATCAGTGCCAGGAGGTCACGCGCGTCCTGCCAATGGCGGCCAGGTCAAACTCGTCGCCCCAGCTGTACGTGGGCTGCACACTTTTGTCAAGGTGCACCACGAGGGAGCCCTTCGCGGCGGCCAGGATCGTCAGGCCGTGTGCCGGCATCTCCGCGCGCCGCAGCTTGTCCAGGGCGCTCGCGGCGGCCGGCGCGCGGTCCCCGCCCTCGGCCTCCAGGCGCGCGATCAGCTTCACCCGCGAGTCGCCGGGCAGCAGCGTCGCGGTCAGGCAGGGCCCGACGACGTCCCGGTCGTCCAAACCTGGGAGCTGCTTCGGGCCGAGGTCGGAGTACCTGGACGTGACGGCGAAGGGGGTGCCGTTGTTGCTCCTCACGAACGGGCCCGTGAAGAACAGGTCGATGTCCCCGTCCTCGAACTCGTCGGGCAGCTTGACCAGCGACAAGATCTCTTGGCCGGACGGGTCGCAGGCCGGCTCCAGCCGCGCCTCGACCCGCTCGAACAGCTCGATCGCGCGCGCACTGTCGTGGACGAGCGCGTGCGCGGTGACAAAGCTGTCGCCGCCGAAGTCGAAGCTCGCCAGGAGGTACACCATGGTTGTCTTTGCCACGGCCCGCGGAGGGAGTTTCAAGTGAAAGAGTACCATTCCGACCGAGGACCCCTGCTTTCGCGATGATGTCCCGGATCGGCGGGTCCCGAGAACCCGTCCCCCGATCCCGGCAGCACGAACTTCAGCGACAGCCCGCGGGCTACAACCCCCCGACACCCCCCGGCACCTTGAAAGGATGGCCAGCAAGGACCCCGTGGTGCGCGAGGCCGCCTGCATGCTGCGGGCCCTGCGGCTGTGCAGCGCCCGGCCCGACTCCCTGCCGCCGCTGTCGGCGCTGAAGGCGGTGGCGCTGGAGCACAGGCTGGACCTTCCCGGTGTGCTGCGGTCGCGCGACGCCAAGCGCCTGGGCGAGCAGCGGCTGGCGAGCGGGGTGCTGCCGCCCACGCTGCGGGCCGAGGCCGGGCGGGCGGGGCACCTGCGGCTGACGGACCAGGTGTGCAGGGCGCTCTTTAGGGCGTTCCCGGACGAGGCGGCGACCGCGCGCCTTGACGCGGGCGCGCGCCTGATGCTGGCGGGCCTGGCGCCCCGGCTCGTGCCGGCGGCCCTGGAGGCCTGGGGCGCCCGCGACGCGCCCGCCCGCCTGGCCCGCGACCCGTACGGCGGCGTGCACGAGCTGAAGGGCACCGTCGAGGAGGCCGACGCGGTCCTGGCGGCCCAGGCGGCCGGCGGCGGGGCCGGGGCCGACAAGCTGGCGGGCCGGGCGCGCTGGGCGCTGCTGGGCGCGGGCCGGGACGGCCACACGGCGCTGTCGACGTCCGAGGTCATCGCCCGCGCGAGGCGGGGGCTGGCGGCCACGCCAGACGACGTGGGCCGGGCCCTGGCGGCCGCCGTGGACCGCGGCGAGCTGGCGGCGCTGGCGGGCGGCGAGGCGCTGGCCCGGCCGGACGTGCTGCGGGCCGAGCGCGCGCTGGAGGCGGCCATCCGCGACCGCGTCGCCGCCGGAGACCCCGCCGCCGGAGACCCCGCCGCCGGAGACCCCGCCGCCGGAGACCCCGCCGACGACCCCGCCGCCGGGCCGGCGTTCGCGGGGCTGGCGGACGAGCAGCTGGCCGCGGTGCGCGCGCTGGCCCGCGCGCCGCTGGCGGTGCTGACCGGCGGGCCGGGCACGGGCAAGAGCACGGTGGTGCGCGCGCTGGTGGCGGCCGCGGGCGAGGACCGGTGCCTGCTGACGGCTCCGACGGGCAGGGCGGCCCGCAACGTGGGCGGCAACACGGTGCACAGCGCCAGCGGCGGCCGGCTGCTGCGGGCCGGCGGCCGGCTGGCGCGCCGCCCGCTGCAGGAGACGACGGCCGACGACGTGCCCAAGGACATCAAGCTGCTGGTCGTCGACGAGGCCAGCATGCTGGACACGGAGCTGATGGTGGGCGTGCTGGCGCTGGCGCCCCGCGGCTGCCGCGTGCTGCTGGTGGGCGACCCCGACCAGCTGCCGCCGGTGGGCGCGGGAAGCGTGCTGGTCGACCTGATCGCCTCGGGCGTCGTGCCCGTCGCGCGCCTGGCGCACAACCACCGCTGCGCCGCCGGCGTGTCGGCGCTGGCGGCGCGGGTGCTGGGCGGCCGGCTGGACTTCGAAGACGACCCGGGCTGCGAGGCCGTGCGGCTGGCGCGGGCGGGCACGCCCGGCGAGGCCATGGCCGCCGTGGTGCGCGAGGCGGCGGCGGCCGCGGCGGCCGGGGAGTCGTGGGCGGTGCTGGCGCCCCTGAACGCCACGCGGCACCTGCTGAACCGGGCGCTGCAGTCGGCGCTGTCGCCCGCGGCCGTGCGCGTCGAGATCCGCCGGGCGCCCGGCTCGCCCGCCTCGCCGGCCCCGGGCGGCGGCGGGACCTACGGCGTGCTGCGCACGGGCCCGGACGGGGTCTCGGAGCTCGTTCGCGGCGACGGGAGCGTGTCGAAGCTGGCCGTGGACCAGGCGCTGACGCTCACGCGCCCGCTGGCGGACATGTACCCCGGGGACCTGGTCATGGCGCTGCGCAACCAGTCGCGCGGCAAGCGCGCCGCCGCCGGCGGGGGCGGCGGGTTTTTCGCGTGCAACGGCGACGTGGGAGTGCTCGAGTCGCTGTCGGCGCTCGGCGCGGTCGTCGACTTCGGCGGCGAGACGGCCCGGTTCCCGAAGGCGGACGGCTGGCTGGCGCTGGCGTACGCGGCGACCGTGCACAAGTACCAGGGGAGCGAGTGCGACGTGGTCATCGTCCCGCTGGCCTCGGGCGGCTGGGACCGCGCGCTGCTGTACACGGCCGTGACGCGCGCACGGCGCCGCGTGGTGCTGGTCGGCACGGCGCGCGACGCGGAGTCTGCCGCCTCGCGCGTCCGCCCCCCGCGCTGCTCCGCCCTGGCCATGCTCCTGAACAAATCGGTGTAACAAATTTGTGGTGTAACAAGACCATGGCGCAGCGGCGGTCGTGGCAGGCGTTCTGCAGGAACAACCCCGACAATGACTACTCGGGGGTGACGGACGCGCAGCGCGAGCAGGCGTGCGCGAGCACGCTGAGAGTGTTCAGGGATTACGACTACCAGACGCGGGACAATATCCACGAGGCCCTGGAGCGGTGCGGGCCCCAGGACACCCCCGTGGTGATGAAGTACGTGTGCCGCGGGTTCCGGCCCAGCCACCTGCGCACCGCCGGCCAGCTGATCGGCCGGCAGCCGCCGGGGGCCTTCACCCGCAACCAGCGGCAGTACATCATCGCCTCCCAGAAGCTGCGGGAGCTGTGGTACAAGGCGTACCAGTCCCAGATCAACAGGAACACCCAGCAGAACAACCCGTCGTGGCTCAACCCCAACCGCCTGCCGCTGGCGCGCGAGCCGCCGCCCGTGGGCACCGGCCTGCGGGGCCGGGGGCGGCAGCTGGGCACGCGACACAACGTGTGGGCCGGCGGCCAGTGGGTCATGCCCAAGAAACGGCCCCTCCGGGCCCAGCCGGACGAGATCGCGGAGTGGGAGCGGCAGCAGGCCGCGGCCGCAGCCGCGGCCGCGGCCGCAGGGAACGGCAACGCAGGCGCGGGCGCAGGCTTGCAGCGCTGGAACTCGCTGCCATGGCACCTGCTGCAGAACGGGGCGAGCAACGGCGGTTCGCGGCCGCCCAGCCGGCCGCCCAGCCGCGCGTCCAGCCTGCGGGGCAACAATTCGCGGCCGCCCAGCCGGCCGCTCAGCCGCGCGTCCAGCTTCGGCAACGTCCTGAACGAAAACGCCCAGCGGAACCTCGAGAAGGCGCTGGCCGCGCGGGCGAGGCGTGCGCCCTCGACGGCGGCGGGAGCAAACAACTTCAACGCCCTGCTCGCTCACGCCGAACGCACGACCGCGAATGCGAACCTGGCGGCGCTGCTGGCGAGCGAGAACGCCGCGGGGCGGGCCCTGAACGCGGCCCGGGCCCGGGAGGCCCGGGCGGCCAGGGCCGGGGTGAGGCGGACCGCGCGGGCCCGGGCGCAGGCGCGGGCGGCCGAGGGGCAGATGCGGGAGCCCGTCCCGGGGACCAACCGCGCGTTCGTGAACACCCGGCCGAACAACGTCACGCAGCGGCCGCTGCGGACCTAAAATACCTGAGCGGGTCGTAACCATGGCCCCGAAACCCGCGACCGGTGTCGCCGCCAAGCTGGCGGCCAAGCTCCGGGCGGCGCGCGACAAGCTCCGCCGCAAGCCCAAGCCCAAGCCCAAGCCCGCGCACCCCGCCGCCCCGGCCAAGCCGGCCAAACCGGCCCCGGCCAAGCCCGCCGCCGCCCAGGCCACGGCCGTCAAGCCCGCCAAGCCGGCCCCCGCCCCGGCCAAGCCGGCCCCCGCCCCGGCCAAGCCGGCCCCCGCCCCGGCCACGGCCGTCAAGCCCGTGTCGCCCCCGGCCCTGCTGGACCTGCCCGTGCAGGACCTGCTGAAGCCGGGCGGCGGCGCCTGGCGGCTGCAGGGCCGGGTGGACTGGAAGAAGTCGAACGTGACGACCTTCCAGGGCACGCCCGTGCTGCGCGTGTTCTACGGCAAGGGCAGCGGCACCAGCAGCGATCCGGGCGTGGGCGGCGTGGCCTTCAACGGCGCGCCCCGCGGCTTCCCGTGCGACCGCGCGATGCTGTCGTTCGAGGTCTTCTTCGAGCCGGGCTGGGACTTCGTGCGCGGCGGCAAGTTCGGCGGGTTCTTGGTGGGCCACGGCGAGGCCAGCGGGTACCGGCACAGCCCGACCGCGTCCAGCCACCGCATCATGTTCCAGCGCGAGGGCGGGGCGATCTCGTACGTGTACCCGCCAGAGGACCTGCCGCAGGCCGACCCCGCGCTGCTGGCCGAGGGCCACGGCGTCGGGTACTTTGACGACGTGTTCGGCCCCGGCGCGCTGCGCGTCGGCGAGTGGAACTCGGTGCAGATCGGCCTGCGCATGAACGGCTTCGGGCCCGACGGGAAGCCCACGCCCGACGGCATCGCCATGCTGCAGATCAACGGCAAGGCGGCGCGCAGGGACGACGTGCGCTGGTCCAGGTCCAGCGACCTGCGCATCTCGATGATCATCTGGAACACGTTCTTTGGTGGCCCGTTGCCCGCCTCCAGGGACTGCGTGGCGTACTACCGCAACTTCAGGCTCCTGGACTGGAACCCGTGAACTCAAACCCCGGTGACCCCGCGCGCTTTTTTTGGGGGACGACCCGAATGGACTACGCGCGGGCCGACTACGGCTCGGTGTCCGACGCGCTCGCGGCCGCCGGGTTCCAGCCGGCCGCCGCCGGCTCGCCCTTCCTGCCGCCGGCCATCCAGCAGGTCCAGCCGGACGCCGACGTGGTCGTGTACATCCCGACGGACGACGCCGACCCCGACCCCGACCCCGACCCCGACCCCGCGGCGCCCGACCCCGCACCGGTGCCCGCGAAGTCGGCCGTTCCGACGGCACCCCCGGCGACGCGCGCTCCGCAGCCCACGAAGCCGCCGAAGCCGCCGAAGCCCACGAAGTCCACCAAGCCGCCGAAGCCCACCAAGCCGCCGAGGCGGGCGCCCGACGTATGGGGCGCGCCGCCCGCGCCCGTGGCGCCGCCCCCCGGCGGCGGCCGCGCGGGCGCGCTGATCCAGGCGCTGTCCCCGGCGACGGCCGTCCGGGTGCCGCTGGACGCCTCCACGGCCGCCGGCGGCAGCCACCGCGGCCAGTCCCGGTCCTGGAAGGTGCCGGCGGCGGCGCGGCAGGCCTGCGTGTTCGCCTTCGACCTGATGTTCGAGCCCGGGTTCTACTTCCAGTGCCAGGGCAAGGTGGGCGGCATGAGCATCGGGCGCGGCAAGTCGTCCGGGTGCGGCCACTCGCCCACCGCCGCCAGCCACCGCCTGATGTGGCGACCGGACGCGGCGGCGCAGTCGTACGTGTACGTGCCCTCGACGACCTACGCCCAACAACCCCCGCCGCTCGACCGCGCGGGCCGGTACAAGTGCGGCCTGGGCATGTTCGGCGACGTGACCAAGGGCGCGCTGGCGGCGGGCGCGTGGCACCGCGTCGAGATCGGCACCCGGCTCAACACGCCCGGCCGCAGGGACGGCGCGCTGTTCCTGGGCGTCGACGGCAGGTACCGGTCGCTGGAAGGCGTTGTGTGGCGCACGGCCGCCGACCAGGTCATCAACGACGTCTTCTTCGGCTTCTTCTTCGGCGGCGGGTGCACGGGCCGGGCGGGCGCGGTCAGCTACCGGAACCCGGCGGTGCACGCCTGGGCGTGAACGGGAGAACGCGCACCAGTTTAGGACATCCGGCGGACACCTGGTGTGATGTTGTGTGAGTGCGGTAAGCGCGCGACCTTTGGCAGGCCGGGCGGGAAGCGCCAATGGTGCGGGAGATGTCGCGAGCACTTGGGTAGATCCCACCGATACCAATTTCACTGAAAAGCTATTGTAAAGGCCTGACGTGTGGGACATGTGGCTGGTGCGCTTCGGGCCAGCGCCCGCGAAATTTCTCGGCGGCCCGGTGTAATGGCAGCGCCCTTCGCCGCCCCGCCCGCCTTCGTCGCGCCGTACTCGGACTCGGCCCTGCAGCCGGCCGAGGACGACGATCCAGGCGTGGGCGCCGGCGGGCCGGGGCCGTCGCCGCCGCTGCGCCGCGGCAGGGCCTTCACGGTCGACGACATCCGGTCCTTCGTGCGCGGCAAGAACGTGCCGCCCATCGTGGCCAAGGAGGGCCGCCGCGCCTTCGAGGTCACCTACCGCGCCGGCCAGCGCGGCGGCGGCAGCAGCAACTGCAACTTCCTGATCGCGCCGCCCGGCCTGTTCCCCTCGGACGAGGCCCGCGTCAGCTTCAAGCTGCTGTTCGACGACGCCTTCCCCTGGTCGCCGACGCCGTCCATGCCCAAGATCGGCGGCAAGCTGGGCGGCTTCGAGATCGGCGTGGGCGACGCCTCGGGCGGGAACTACTCCACCACCGCGGCCAGCTACCGCATCACCTTCGCCAACGAGGGCGGCGTGCTGGGCTACGTGTACCCCCAGCTCCGGAAGGCGTACGACAGCCACAGCAAGGACAGCAACAAGAAGAAGATCACGTGGGACCAGCTGGACCAGAGCCCCGAGTTCAAGGCCATCAGCCGCATCGACCTGGGCGTGCACGTCTTCATGCCGCCGGACGGCAAGGGCAAGCTCGGCAACATCCGGACCCGGGCGCGCAAGGGCGCGTGGAACGACGTGTCCATGTACGTCAAGCTCAACACCCCAGGCAGGTACGACGGCGTGCTGGAGCTCACCGTCAACGGCGCGACCGAGCGCACGGAAGCCGCGCGGCTGCGGTACGACGACACCAAGATCCAGGGCTGGCTGCTGCACACCTTCTTCGGGGGCACGCAGCGCCCGCCGCGGGACACCCACACGTGGTACGCCGACTTCGTGTTCTCGTGACCGACCGGCGAAGCTGGCCCGCCCCGCCCCCGCCGCGCGGGCACCCCTCGGAGAGGCTTAACGCCCCGGCCGGGCCGGCCGAGTAGCAAAGATGACGACCGCCGCGCCAGCCACAGCCACAGCGCCGCCCCGGCCCGCCGGTAGGCCCGCCGGGATCGTGCTGCCCGCGCCCGCGGGCGTCGAGCTGCACCCCGCCACGCGGAAGTTGTTCTCGCGAGAACAGTTTCCGCAGCGCACGCCCGAGTGGTTCGAGGCGCGCCGCGGGCTGATCACCGCCTCGGACGCCGCTGCCGCCCTGGGCATCAAGCCGTACAAGACCTACCGCGGCGACCCGCGCGCGGACCTGCTGGCCAAGAAGCTGAACGACGCGCCGGTCCAGGGCATGGCGCTTGCGCACGGCGTCAAGTACGAAGACGCAGCCAGAGACGCCGCCATGGCCGAGCTCGGGGACACGTGCTACGAGTTCGGCCTGCTCGTGCACCCGGAGCACCCCTGGCTCGCGGCCTCGCCGGACGGCGTCACGGCCACGGGCAAGTGCGTCGAGATCAAGTGCCCGCTGCGCCGCAAGATAACCCCGGGCGGGCCTATTCCAGAGATTTACGAAGTGCAGGTCCAGCTGCAGTTAGCCGTGACGGACATGGAAACCGCCCTGTTTATTCAGTACCAGCCCGCGCACGTGTCTGAGACCGGCCAGCCCTTCATGGACATCCAGACCGTCAAGCGCGACCGCGAGTGGTTCGACCGCGCTTTGCCCGAGTTGAAGCGGTTCTACGACGAGTACCAGGCCGCCCGGGCGAGCCATGTCAAAGTCGAAACACCCGACACGAACGTGTGCCTCATCGTCGACTCCATGTACGACAGCGACACCACCGACCAAGGGTCCGCCGACCAAGGGTCCGCCGACCAAGGGTCCGCCGACCAAGGGTCCGCCGAGGAATCCGATACAGACGACACCGCAGACTCCACCGGCGACACCGCACACGCCGACACTTCCGACACTACCGACGGCACCGACGACGAAGCCTCCGGCACCGACGACGAAGCCTCCGGCACCGACGACGAAGCCGCCGAAACTTCCGACCAAGAGTCCACCAACAACTGGCGAGGGGCCCGCCTGGACGCGCTCACGGCCGAGCTCGCCGCTCTGAACCGGGAGGCCGACGCCATGCGCAGGACCGGGGGCCACCCCGAGGCGACCGACATCCCGATCCTGGTCCGGGCGTTGACGGCCGGCATCGAGCAGGAGCGCCAGCTGCGCGACTCCAGCCCCGAGTGCCCGGGGTCGCCCCGGGGCCTGAAGCGCAAGTTTGTGTAAAAGTGTAAAACACCGGAAAAAAGTCGGCACCCAGGTCATGCAGCGACAAGTGCAACCACAACCACAGCAGGGCGCCTGGACCCCCGACGGTGAGTGGGACTGGGGCAACGGCACGAACTCCGGGGCCAACGCCGGGGCCAACTCGGCCAACGGCGCGAACGCCGCCAACGCAGGTGACGACTGGGCCGCGGCAGACGCGATTGCCAGCGCGGCCAACTCCGGCGACGCCACCAACGCCGCTGGCGAGGCCGTGGGCGACGCCATCGCTGCCAACGACGCCGGGCCGACGCTGTGGCAGCGGGTGACGGAAACCGCGCGCGCCTGGCTGGGCCTGGCGGCGGCCAAGTGGAAGTACCTGGCGGTGCTGCTGGTCCTGGCCGCCGTCGGCTGGTACCTGTGGCTCCAGCGCGGGCCCGCCGCCGATCCGACGACCCCGGCCCCGACGACCGCGCCGCCCGCCACGACCCGCCCGCCCGCCCCGGCCACCACGCGCCCGCCGGCCCCGGCCACCACCCGGCCGCCCGCGACCACCCGGCCGCCGACGGCCGCTCCCACTCCCAGGCAGCAGATCCTGATCATCGCGGGCCCGTCGGCGCACCGCACCCACGTGCCTCGCCCGCCGCTGCTCACGCCCGCCGCCAACCTGACCCGCCCGCCCAGCAAGCGCCCGATCCAGCCGGCCCCGACGGCCGCGGCCGGGGCGCCGCTGGACACCCCCACGATGTTGCCGAAACCGAGGAAGCCCAAGGCGCCCACGAAGCACAAGAAGCCGAAGGCGCCCAAGGTGCCGAAGAAGCCCAAGGCGCCCAAGGGCAAGAAGAAGAAACCCGCCAAGAAGAAACCCGCCAAGCAAATTTAAACCTTCGCGAGACCCAAATGCCGAGAATCGCCGCCGGGCTGGGCCCCGCCGCCTGGGCGTTCCTGATCGTGGCCATCGCGGCGATGGTCGCGACCGTGACCAACGTCGCGATGGCGGTGTACGAACGCTACATCCGCCAGCCAAGAAACGGGACCGCGGGCAGGTACGTGCGCGTGGCCATCGCGGCCGGCATCGTCACCGTCGTGGCGCTGGCCGCCGGCGGGCGGTTCGGGCGGCCCAGGCGCTGGCGCGCCGCCCCCGACTTCCCCTCTGTCGCCACGGGCAGCGACACCTTCCTCGAGATGGTGGCACGATCGTGACACTGAGCCCGGGCAGTGCTCCTGGGTCGTTTAGGGCCGCGGGTGACCCCTCGCGGACATGAGCGACACCTACGTGCATGCGGACCTGGCCGCGCCCCTGGAGGCCGCAGTCGGCCCGTGCTTCTGTGACGCGTGCGGCAAGGAGACCCTGGTGCTGGACTGCGACGGGTCCGCCGGGGAGTACGCGTCCGTGAGGATGTGCATGCCCTGTATCCGGACGCTGTTTGCGCGCTACCGTGACGAGGTGGAGCACGTTGAGCAGAGCCCCTGAGGTCTGTGTGCTCTCTATTTACAAGGGAAGAACTCCAGTAGGAACGGTGTCATGACGGTTTTGGGCTTCCGGGAAGCTATTCGTCGGCGTCGCTGGCGTAGCCGTCCGTCGGGTCGGAGTCAAAGTCCACGGTGACCTCCTCGGCGTCGACGGACCCGCCCAGGGACCCGCCCCAGCGGCGGGACTCGTCGAGGCGGCGGGCCTCCTCGCGCGCGATCTCGTCCAGGGCCGTCGCGATGCCCCACAGCTGCTTGCGGCGCCGGGCCTCCAGCTCGGTGCGGCTGGTGCGCAGGCGCGCGGCCCGGGCCTCCAGCTTCTCGCGGATGCGGCCCAGCTCCGCGCGCGCAAAGGGGCGGGCCATGGACGGCAGCGGGCGCTGGGCCGGGCCGGACGCGGCGCGGACACGGGCGGGGATCGAGGCGACGATGGCGGCCATGGTTGCCCGCACCCGCGCCCCGCCGCGGCTTAAGCTCGTCAAAAATAAAAGCCCCCGATCCGTCATGACCGCCACCGCCGCCCCGACCCCCGCCGCCCCGACCCCCGCCGCCAAGGCCGCCCGGTTGGTCGGCACCGTGCGCTACGTGGCAAGGACGTACCGCACGCTGTCGGACATGCGCGGCGGGCGCCTCACCCCGAGCGAGGCCGGGGCGGCGCTGGCCCGCGACGCGAGCGCCCAAGGGGTTGTCGTCATCAAGATGTGCCAGGCCGTGAGCGCCAGGCGCGACGCGCTGGACCCGGACCTGGCCGACGCGCTGGCGGCGGTGCAGGACCGCGTGACCGTGCCCGAGCCCGGCCCGCCGCCCGTGGTCCCGGGCTACCGCATCGACCCGGCGCCGGTGGCCAGCGCCAGCATCGCGGATGTGTACCGCGGCGTGCGCGTCAAGGACGGGCTCGCCGTCGCGGTCAAGCGGCGCCGCGACGGAGTCAGCGAGGCGGTCGCGACCGACGTGCCGATGCTGGCCGGGGTCATGTTCGCCGCCGCGGCGCTGGGCCTGCCCGGCGCGCGCAACATCGCCGAGCTGGTGCGCGAGTCGCTGCCCATGCTGCGCCGCGAGACCGACTTCCGCGAGGAGGCCCGCGCGACCGAGCGCTTCGGGGAGCTGTTCCAGGACGTGGGCTGGCTGCGCGTGCCGAGGGTCGTCCGGGCCGACGAGGACGTGCTCGTGACCACCTGGGTCGACGCGCGCCCCCTGCGCCGGGTGCGCGGGCCCAACCCCGCGCTGGCCCGCCGGCTGATGGACCTGTACATCCGGATGCTGGACGCGGGGCTGGTGCACGCTGACCCGCACCCCGGCAACGTGGGCGTCCGCAGCGACGGGACCATCGTGCTGTACGACTTCGGCGCGACCCTGGATGTGGGTCCCGACGTCAAAGACCACGTGGTCAAGGGCATCGTAGCCGGCGTGACCAGGGACGCCGAGGGCCTGCTGGCGGCGCTCGAGGGCCTGGGCGCGGTGCGCGTGCCCGCGGGCCGGCGCCTGGCCGCGCGGAGCGCGCTGCGCCGGGCGCTGGACGGCGACGTGCACACGACCCTGGCCGCCGCGCCCGAGTTCTCGTCCAGCGACCCCGCCACGCGCCTGGTCAGCTTCGACGCCAGGTTCGTGTACCTCGTCCGCACCTTCACGATGATCAACGCCGCCTGCGTCGCCCTGGACCCCGCGTTCGAGTACGACTACGCGCGCTGGGTCTCGGGCAACGCGCTGGGCGGGGCGGCGGGGCTGGCCAGGGACGTCGCGGCCGCGCCCGGCACGCTCCGGTCCATGCACGCCGACATGGAGCTGTTCCAGTCCGCGGTGCTGGACCAGATGGCGGCGGCGCGCGGCCTGGCGCGCTGGGCGGCGCTGGCCGCCCTGGCCGCGTTCGCGCTGGGCCGGGTGGTCTAGCGCTGGGCCGAGTGGTCTAGCGCTGGGCCGAGTGGTCTAGCGCCGCAGCAGCGGCGCCACGTCGTCCTCCGTCAGCCGCTCGGCCATGTTGAGCAGCGTCTTCTCGTAGGTCAGCAGGTCGTTGGCCGTGTTCTTGTCGGTCCGCGCGCCCACGACCGTCCACTCGCAGCCGCCGCGCCCGCCGCCGCGGGGGGCGCACTCGACCACGGCGCCGGGGGCCTGCGGGGGCTCGCCGCCCGCCAGCCGCGCGACCACGCGGTGCCCGCCGCCGTTGCTGTCGTACACCGCCAGGCCCACGCCGTCGGGCTGCACCAGGAAGTCCACGGTGTGCTTGGACTTGAGCTTGAACAGGCTCATGTGGCGGCCGTACACGATCTCCTGGTCGACCGGCGTCAGGATCAGGCCGTCCACCGCGTGGCCCGTGGGCTCCCTGGCCGCGTACTGCTCGACCGTGTCGAAGAAGCGCTTGACCGACACGCGCGCCGGGTCGCCCGCCGCCCGCCCGCCCGCCTCGCGGTACACGCCCAGCGCGCGCTCGACTGCCTCCAGGCGCCGCGGCAAACTCGATTCGAACACGGGCACGCCGGAAACCGACACCGCGTCGAACACGACGTACTCCCACCCCGGCGCACCCCCCGCGGCGCCGCGGTTCCACACCAGCTCGCCGTCGAGGAGCGTGCCCTGGTAGGCCGCGCGCGGCAGGTGCCTGACCGGGAACAGGTACGCGGCCAGGGCGCGGTCCACCAGGACGCACACGTTGATCAGCCCCCGGGCGGGCCCGCCCGGCGACAGCGGCGCGGGGAGCGTGCAGCACATCAGGGCGTACCTGACGCCGTCGGTCTTCTCGGCGACCACGTACCGCTCCCCGCGCACGCGCGCGAAGTGGCCCGTGTCCAGGCTGACCGGGTTCGGGCCCGGGAACCGGTCGCGGCGGGAGTCCGCCGCCAGGTCGCGCAGCGCCGCGCGGATCGCGGTCTCGTAGAACCCCCGAACCCGGTGCAGCGTCAAACACCCCGACCCACACCCCGAGCCCGCCGAGCCCGCCGGGGCCCCGATCTTGACCTCGACCGTGTCCATGTTTCGACCTGGGCGGTTCGCCGGCGCCTTAAGGTGTTTTGTTTTTGCCGTGCCTCAAGGTGTTTGGGTGGTTACAAAGAACAATTCAAAAGAGTCAAAACAATTTCAAAAGAGTCAAAACAAAATTAAAAAAACAACAACGAAAAACAAGGCTACGACAAGGCTACGACAAGGCTACGACTGGTACTCCCGTCTGAACGGCCGCGCCTTCAGGCCGCGGGCGCTCACGCCGCGGATCTGCGCCAAGTCCAGGTCGCGCGCCGCCAGGGCGGCCTCCCGGGGCGAGTCGTAGCCCACCACGGCCCAGGCGTACACGCGGCCGTCGACATTGCGCTCGCGCATCGGCTGACACACCAGGCTGCGCACGCGGCCGTACCGCGACGCCAACCGTAGCACCGCTTCGCGCGGCGCGTCGATGTCCACGTACCCCAGCCACACCGCCGCGGCCTCGGGCATGTGCGGCGCGGGCCACCCTTCCTCCACCAGGTCGGGCCGCGCCGGCCGGGACGGCGGCGGCTTGGTCCGGACGGGCTGCCACGCGGCCGCGCCCAGGTCCAGGTCCGGCGGCAGCGTGTGGCCGTGCCCCAGGTCCAGGTCCAGCTCCGACGCCGGCGGTGAGGGCGACACCGACGTCGGTGGTGAAAACGGCAGGTGCCAGTGCATGGCCGCCACCGCGTGCTCCAGCCACAGCCGCGCGTCCACCACCCGGGCCTCCAGCAGGAACGGCAGCGCCCCATCGGGGCCCGCCGGGCCCGCCGGGTAGCAATCCAGCAGCGAGGCCGCCCAGGAGGCGCTGTCCTCATCGGGGAACAGCAGCAGCGCCCGGCCGGTCTCGCTCTTGGTGTCGAACCACATGAGCGCGCTCAGGGGCTCGATGTGCAGTTCAGCGCACAACTCAAGGGGCCGCATGGCCCAGCCGAGCCCGCGCAGTTCCACACCCCTCATTCTGTAAACGAAAGACTCGGACCCCGGCGCGGTGAAAGTAGAAAATGAAAGAACTCGGCCTCGGCGCGGTGAAATTAGAAAATGAAAGAACTCGGACCTCGGCGCGGTGAAAGAGACCCGGACCTCGGCGCGGTGGGGTGATTGATAAGGCCAGGTCTTTCTACCTTGCGTCGGTTGCGTCGGTCGGGGGTTTTTGCAGGGCGGGGTTCGCAGGGCGGGGTTCGCAGGGCGGGGTCGAAAGTGGAAAGATGACCCCCGCGACCGAGACCATGGTCAGGCGCCTGGCGGGCCAGGCGGGGTGTCATGCCGAGTACTTTTGAATATTGTGCCCTCCAAAACTGCCAACTTGGCCCCGCGATTTTATCTGATCGGTGTAACAATGAATGCGCGGCGCCTCAAGGCCGGACTGAACCGCCACCAAAAGGCAAAGACGGGCCTGAAGGACACCAAAGGTAGGCACATCCACCGCGGCGAGCGCGGGGGCCTGTACGTCGTGGTCAACAACCAGAAGCGGCACCTTCCGCCCACGCACAACGCGCACCGGGAGCTCCTCGCCATGAAAATCAGAGCGTCCAGGTTCTCGGACCCCATCACGATGAACGAGCTGCCCAAGAGGCACGGCATCGTCTTCAACAAGCAGATGTACGACCCGGACGCGTTGCACAAATGGGCCAACGCGCGGGGCACGGTGCCGCACTCGCGTCGTGTCTTGAACGCCGACGAGCGCCACGCGATCAAGCGCGCCAGCCAGCTCAAGCACGGGCACGAGGGCTGGGCGCCGCTGCACTCGATGTTCAACGGCGGAGGTAAAGCAAACACAAGCGAGGACCTACGCAAAGTGGTGGGCTTGGTCAAACAATGCTTGCGATCACCCGGCTTTTACAGGGGCAAAATCAGCAATGCACGCGTAGAGGTGGATGGCGAGATAGAAGACGAGGTGCACCTGAGGTTTGTCCCGTTGTGGTGGGGTTCCGAGGAATGGGCCGAAGCACCCCTAACAATCGTCTTTGAGATCCAAGGCCCTCGCGGCCGCAGAACTCTGAGAATACAGAACATCGACGTGTTGGAACGACGGGAGTTTGAGTCGTGGAACGCAGGCGGCTACGCCAGGTGGGAGCCCATCGTCCCGAAGCTGCGCCGCCTTGCCAACGAAGTTCTGGCGAACTGTCGACATTAAACATTCGCGCGATCTGGGAAAGCTTACAGTTTCGGTTGAGACACACAACACCGCATTACACGGGGCAGTCTGCGCGGCTGCCGGGAAATGCATCAATCGAACAGGCTTGTCACGAACGCCTCGTCGTCCTCCTCCGAGGGCTGCGCGGCGTGCACGGTCACGGTCCAGGTGCGGCGCAGCTTGACGTCGTGCCCGTCACCGTAGGGGCCCAGCACGTGCAGCCGCAGCTTCTCGCGCAGGTCCTCCTCGCTCGCGCCCGACAGGGTCACGCCCTCGCGCCGGGCCGTCCAGGTGTCGTCCTTGCGGCGGATCAGCCACTGCTGGGAGGACACCTGGGCAGACATGGTGGGTTGCCCGGGCCCGTGGACGGCCGCCTTAAGTGCGAGCACCCGGTTTAAGGACGCCACGGGCCCTCGAGCCGCGATGGAATCCGTCGCGCAGGCGGTCGAGGAGTTTCTCGACGTCGACGACCACATCGCCGAGAGGCCCGACGCCTGGGAATACATCTCAATGGTCCTGGAGGTGTGCACCGCGGACCGTACGGTGGTCGTCATGCGCTGCGACCACCGGCCCGCGTCTTACTGGGTCAAGGACGGAGACAAGCTGGGCCCGATCGAGACCCTGGCAGACCTGCAGCCCCACGCGCTCGCCGACAGGATCGCCAGGGACGCGCCCGGCACGATCTGCGCGGTCAAGCTCAGCGCGGGCTATCGCGACAGGATCCGCACGAAAACGTGGACGTTCGTGTCTGGGCCCGGGGCGCCCGAGGGCGACACGATCATCGAGACGTCGCTGGCGCTGCGACCACCGGCCGAGCACTTTCGCTGAGTCGGATGCTCGTGAGCTCAACCAACATTTTAAGTCGAACGACGCGCGTTGAGCCGGCGGCGCGGACCGGCAGCACGCGGCGCTGGATTTAATTTCCGATGCGGACGGGAGATGTCGGCGTCCCTCGACGACTCGGCTGTGGGTGGGCGGGTCACGGGTTGTTTGATGTTGCAGTGCGCGCCCCACAGCCCCCCGGAGGACCAGCCGCCGCGCGCGCACCCGTGCCCGCGCCGGCTGCACACGCACCCGCGGCACCACGATCCCGAGCACGACCCGGCGGTGCACGGCATGCGCGAGGGCTTCTGGGTGGTGTGCATGGTGAGCAACCCGGTGCGGTACAAGAGCCGGTACGCGCTGTACCGGGCCTTCCGGCAGCACGTGCTGCGCGACCTGCGCGCGAATCTGCTGACGGTCGAGGTGGCCTTCGCGGGCCGCGCGCACCAGGTCACGCACAACGACGACGCCGTCGTGCGCGACTACGAGGAGCACGGCCGGCGCGTGATCGAGGTCCGGGCGCATAACCGGTCGCAGCTGTGGCTCAAGGAGGCCGCCTGGAACCTGGGGGCCTCGCACCTGCCGCGCAGCTGCCGGTACGTGCTGTTCGCGGACGCGGACATCACCTTCGCGAACCCGCACCTGGTGACCGAGACGATCCACGCGCTGCAGGTCCACCCGGTGGTGCAGCCGTGGGTCACGTGCGCGGACATGGACCCGCACGGCGACGTGTTCGCGGTGCACCGGTCGTTCGCGTGGTGCCACGCGCAGGGCTGGGAGTGGCGGCCGGTGGTGCGGCGCGCGGCCGACGGCACGGCCCGCGTCGAGCACTACCCCACGGGCGAGTCCGACGGCCCGAAGCCGGGCGGCCGGGGCGCGACCTGGCACCCGGGCTACGCCATCGCCTTCCGGAGGGAAGTGCTCGACGCGTTGCCGATCTTCGACGCGGGCATCCTGGGCGCGGGCGACCACCACGCCATGGCCTGCATCATCGGCAAGGGCCGGCTCTCGGTGCCCGGGGGCCTGCACCCCGCGTACCTGCAGGCCGTCCTGGACTGGGAGGCCCGCGCGGCGCGCGTGCTGCGCGGGGACCTGGGGTACGTGCACGGGACCATCCTGCACGGCTGGCACGGCGCCAAGAAGTCGCGCAAGTACCTGGAGCGGTGGAAGATCCTGCGCGACGAGGGGTACGACCCGACCGCGCACGTCTACCGGAACGCGTCCGGGCTGTGGGAGCTGTCCGACGACGCGCCGCGCGGCCTGCGCGACCGCCTGCGCGAGTACTTCCGCCAGCGCGACGAGGACCTGGGCCTGGTGGCCGACTAATGTACAGGGTGTTGAGGTGGTGGGCGGGGTGTGAGGCACAAGCCTCAACGTTTACACATGTCGGGGGAATTACATCGGGATGAACTCGGGGGCGGCCTCTGGGGCGTGCTCGCGCGCGGCCCCGAAGCGTTCGAGGCGCGCGGCCCTGCGGCGCAGCTCGGCATCGTCGAGCTCCGGCCGCGCCGACAGCTGAACGCGCTCGACCGGCGCCCTGGCCGGCGCCCAGGCCCGCGGCCCCGCGGGCCTGGGCGGCGACCGCAGCTCGTCCAGGCCGTGGGCGTAGCGGCACCGGTCGCCGTTGCGGCACCCGCCGCCGTCCCGCCAGTAGCAGCACAGGCGGGTCTTGTGGAAGCGGTGCGGCGCCTCGCCGGGCGCGAGCAGGCCGTTGCACGCCTGCGGGGCAGGGCCTCGGTTGCCGAACGCTCGGCGCTGTGCTTTTGTCACCGCTCACCGCCCCCGCTCACCAGGTCCTCCTCTTCTGCCCGCGGCATGTTCCGCAGCCTGGCCAGGTGGTCGCGCAGCTGCCGCATTTGCTCCTGCAGGTGCTCTGGCGCCTCGTCGATATGGAACAACAGCTCGCTCGGCGGTTGGCCGGCCGGCAGCCCGCTGGGCGGGCGGGCCGAGGGCGCCGCGGGTGGGGGGAACATTGTTGGGGGGTGAGGCGGAGATCGTGGCGGTTATCATAACCCCGAAGCTCGATCCAGACCCGACGCGCCTGCATCAAGAGGTACCCGCGTTTGTCGGCAAACTTAACACGAGTGTGAAAGCAAAAAACCAGATAACCAAGAGTCAAATGACCGCCAGACTCGTGTCGGTTTCCGCGCCCGTGATCCCCGGCCTGAAGACGGCCGAGGACCTCGTGGCGTACGTTGCGCGCGTCTCGAACCCGCCCAACCAGCTCAACGGGGACACCGCCAAGCTCTTGAACTATTGCCTGAAACACGGCCACTGGTCGGTGTTCGAGACGGCGACGATGACGGTCGAGATCGAGACGACCCGTGCCATCGCCGCGCAGATCGTGCGGCACCGCAGCTTTTGCGTGCAGGAGTTCAGCCAGCGCTACGCCGTGTGTGACACCGACCCCGAGCCGCAGGAGGCGCGTTCGCAGGACCCCAAGAACCGCCAGGCGTCGAACGACGACCTGTCGGAGGACGTCAAGGCCTGGTGGATCGAGGCGCAGCGGCACGCATTCGACACCGCGGCAGACGCGTACAACGGGGCATTGCGGAGGGGCATCGCAAAGGAATGCGCGCGCTTTGTGTTGCCGCTCGCCACGCCGACGCGCATGTACGTCACAGCCAACGTGCGCAGCTGGATCACGTACCTCCAGGTTCGCACCGCCGACGGCGCCCAGAAGGAGCACGCCGACGTGGCCGAGGCGATCAAAAAAGTGTTTGTCGAGCAGTTTCCCGTGATCTCCCGAGCTCTCGGCTGGCTCGTGTAAGCCTCGCCAGGCCTCCTACCTCGACTCGCTCGATCCCCGCGGGCCGGCGGGCTTAAGTCGCCTGGGTAGGCTGGGCCCGCGAGTCAGGTCGAGGGAGTCAGGTCGAGGGAGTCAGGTCCGCCGTCGTCGGAATGGACGCGCTGGTCCTTGAGCGCATCGCCGCGGGACTGGGGCCGTTCGACCGCGAGCGCATGCGCGCGGCGTGCCGGGCCTTCCACTCGGCCATCCCGCCGGCGGCCCCGCCCTCGCCGCTCGAGTGTTTCGAGGCGCTCGTGCCCGAGGTCGCGCGCCCCGACCTGCCGCCCCCCGAGCGGCTCGCCGCGTGCCGCAGCTGGGTCCGGCGCGCCCGCGCCGTGTACGGCATGATCGTCGAGACGCGGACGCGCCGCGCCTACCGGACCGACGACGAGAGGTTCACGTTCGAGCTGCCGCTCCCCGACAGCCGCAGGATGAAGTTGTGCGTCAACTTCGCCGCGGGGGGGGGCGCTGCTGGACGGGATGCGCCTGTCCTACACCACACTCTGGGACACGCGGGAGTACGCGCTGAACCCCGTCCTGGATTTCAAGGACGGCGGGTGGCGCGCGTGGGAAGACGAGCAGCGCGGCCCGTGCTACGACGCCCTGCGCCGCGCGCTGGCCCTGCCCGACAACCACGTCTTCGGCACGAACGGCGAGGACACGGAAGATGACACGGAAGATGACACGGAGGACGAGGACACGGAAGACGAGGACACGGAAGACGACATGCAAGAAGACGACATGCAACCCGTGTAACTGTAATTAACAACGGAAAATGGAAAAATGAAGAAAGGCCGCGAAACAGGGTGTCGCGCTCCGTCGCAAAGAAACTGTGTTTTTAAGTTGTCGGGGCGGGATCCGTCGGCGTAGGGTCGGTTGGCGTAGGGTCAGTTGTCGGTGCGGGGTCGGTTGGTGCAGGATCCGTCGGCGCGGGGTCGGCCGGCGCAGGGTCGGTTGGCGTAGGGTCAGTTGGCGTAGGATCCGTCGGCGTAGGGTCGGTTGTCGGGGCGGGATCAGTCGGCGCGGGGTCGGCCGGCGCAGGGTCTGCGGGTGCAGGATCAGTTGGCGTAGGATCCGTCGGCGTAGGGTCGGTTGTCGGGGCGGGATCAGTCGGCGCGGGGTCGGCCGGCGCAGGGTCTGCGGGAGCGGGATCAGTCGGCGTTGGGTCAGTTGTCGGGGCGGGATCAGCCGGCGCGGGGTCTGCGGGAGCGGGATCTGCTGGCGCAGGGTCTGTGGGAGCGGGATCTGCTGGCGCAGGGTCTGCGGGAGCGGGATCTGTTGGTGCCGGATCAGTCGGCGCAGGATCTGCTGGCGCAGGGTCTGCGGGAGCGGGATCTGTTGGTGCCGGATCAGTCGGCGCAGGATCTGCTGGCGCAGGGTCTGCGGGAGCGGGATCTGTTGGTGCCGGATCAGTCGGCGCGGGATCTGTTGGTGCCGGATCAGTCGGCGCAGGAT